TTAGCGTAGTGCCATCAAGTCGAACAGACAATTGAGCGGCGGTATCCGTAGACTCACTGGCGTTATCGACAGTAAGCATCAACGCGCCATTCACATGAACGTCAATACCAACTTCGTCAGACGGCAACTGCGCAATACCAGCACCAAGGTTAATATCTAGCTGGTTGCCCGTCATTGCTAGGCCAATACCGGCAGCTATGGCACCGCCACCCGTAAATTGAACCCAGTCAGTGCCGTTAAAGTTATACCCAGTTTCGGTAGACTTATCGAATGTAGCCCAGCCATCATCGGGAGCTACGCCGGCACCCCAATCATTTACACCAGTAGCGGTGTAAACCTTGTCATCCGTGGTATTGATGAAACGATCACCAATAGCGCAGGTAGCCGGATTGGTTGCGCCAATGCCACCAACAGGCGGTTGCCAAGATAGGCCAACTACTTTGTTATCTACGTAGTTCTTAGTGGCGGCGTCATCGGGGTTAACTGGCGCGGCTAGGCCTGTAACAGTACCAGTACCGCCAAAGGCCAAGCTACCGGATAGAGTGTCGCCTGTCTTCGATACCTTACCCGCTATGGCTATATCTTGACCATCATCACGCAAGTCTTGCGAGGTCTGGTAGTTACCAAAGTCAGTAGTCAACGTGCCGAGGTTGTCGGTGGTTGTCTTTAGCTGCCCATCCAGAGCAACAAGACCAGCCTTTACCGTAGTAGCCGCGCCTAGGTAGTTTGAGCCAACAGGGGCGGTATACGTACCGTCCGTATTTAGACCAACACCGGCTTCGATGTTATCTACTTCTGTGGATAGGTCATTGACCTGAGTTTGCAGCGAGGACATATCGCCACCAACTGCAAGCTTCGTCCAAGCGGTTGCGCCTGTCTTAGTGTAAGCATCGCCGTTAGTGGTATTACTCCAACGCGATCCGATTGGCGCGTCATCAGCGCGACCGCCAGACGGTGCGCCAGCGCCAGATAGGTAGTGAACGTTGTCGTCAGCAAAGCCAACTTCTACGCGGAATAGGTCTTGTGCCATGATATAAATCCTTTATGGTTAGTTGCAATCGATTTCAAAAATAATCCCAAAGCACAGGTTTCGTTACTACTTTAAGTACCTACGAAGCTCGCATACCGCTGAGTCGTGTTTCTGGCAGCAAGAATTGACGTAATCTATGCGCCATTCTGACACACTTTTCAGCGAAAGGAAAGTGAATACACCCTCATGTACACCCACAAGTTCCGCACCGCTAACCTTTATGTACGCAGCTAGACCTAGCTGTTTAACCTCTATTACGTTCATCTAGTCATACCAAAACGTAGTACCGAAATAGATACAGATACCGGTTCATTATTCTGTACCGATAAGTGCATATCACCAGCAACCGAGGCTACCGTAATGGATACAGCAAGCTTCTGCCCTAGCACAGCATACTTTACGTAGGCAGGCTCTGCTATACCCATATGCGCCGCTACTTCGTATTGGTGTGTCCTACCGTCCACAGACTCCATAGACACTAGCCACTTAACCGCACGTATGGTATTGGCTGGAATAGAGTCTATACTGTACGCTTGACCCGCCGCTAGCAAAGCTGCGCTCTGGCGTACGTGTACGCCAGCCTCTCCGGGGTCTCCCTTGGGGCCGGGAGGCCCTATAGCACCTGCGGAGATTATGTGTGTGGTACCGTTAAATACAACGATATCCGGCCTAATTGATGACATACAAATCCTCTAACGCACTTCGTATAAACATCACTCTAGGCGTAGTGTACTCGAACGACTCACTATTCTCCAGAGTGTAGAAGTATTCTATATCGTCATTTCTATACACTAGTAGCTCAGGGTTACTAATGAAAATAGGCATAGACCTATCTAGGTCAATAGCCCAATAAGGAGGCAACACACCAACTACATTGCTATATAAAGAGATTGCTGCCTGAGCAGTACATACCCTAGCATGCGTAGAGAATGCAATCGATTGCAAAACTAGATTGGCATGTATTAGACCCGATACAGCCATCTCTCCAGAAGCCTGACTACCAAAAGCTAAAGTAGCAGAAGCTGAGCCTGTAGTAGCTACTCTAGCTTGAGATTGAGCGTACAACGATATGTATGCTACTACACCTCCACCTACCGCGCCGGCCCTGCCTATGCCTGCTGCCGCTGACACAAAGCGTATCGTCGGTGCTACTACGCCGGCTATTACCTTACGTCCGCTAGCTACAGCATAGAATGATAGACTACCAACTACCCTAGCGGCCCCTGCTGATCCGCCAACGACTAGCGATACTAGCGATAAAGTACCTGCTACAGTGCCCTTACTAGCTACTTTACCGGCAGAGGTTGCGAAGAAGGATAGGCTACCTAACGAAGAGCCTACTATAGCCGGTCTGGAGCTATGCCCTGCTGCATTAGCGTAGAAAGAAAGGTTAGGCGCAGCGTGGCTTGAGTAGCCATGAGTGGCAGTAACGCTAGCCTGTAGTAGCATACTAGCAGCCACAGCCCCTGCGCGGATGGAGCTACCAGTAGCTTGCGCAGTAAACGCTATACTTGGGTCTGCACTAGCCGCGTATACCTCTGCCCCATAGGCAGTTGCGTACAAAGATACTAGCGAAGATGCTGCGCCTTTATATACTACTTTGCCTAGAGCACTAGAAGATATAGCCAACGCGCAGGATACAGCGCCTCTAGATACAATACGACCAGTAGCGCTAGCTGAAAAATCTATTCCGCCTACTACTTGTGCTGTAGGTGGTAAGTACCCAGTAGCCGTGGCAATAAATTCAAAGGATGCAGTAGCTAAGGCCGTTGTAGTAACTACTCCGGTACCGAAGTTCAATACTAACCCTGCACTATCTGGCACTACATACGGACTAGTGAAATTTAGTACTACATCTGCCACTCTTACTACGCGACCCATAGCTGTAGCTATGAACTCCAGATAGTAGGAAGCTGTACCGAATACATCAAACGAAGCAGGTAGGGATAGCCCCTCCGCGTTAGCGAATAGCAATAGACTAGAGGCTACCTGCCCTACAAGCCCACGATTAGCGTGAGTTGTACCGGATAGACTCAGTGTAGCGCTACTGTAGCCAGTTACTGCGAGCTTGCCCGTAGCCCCGCAAGTAAATTGCAGCGACGCAGCACACATGCCAGATATACCAGACGAAGCATCGTCCGATATTACTAGCTGCACTGAGTCGCTGCTGGGTGCTGTATAGCCCCCGTTGGTTAGTCGTAACGCTACCTCATTAGCTGAGGGAGCGTTATAGGCCATGTTACGCCGCTACGCCAATGGTCATCGCAGATATTTCAATCGGGCCACCCGCTACTATGTCCACAGCGTTTAGCTGCACGGAACCGCCTCCACCGGTAACGGTAACGTCTAGATCGGTATGAGCAACACCCGCGCTATCGAAGCACCGAACCCAAGCCGCTGCTCCGCTTACGTCCGCTGAATCATCACGAGTAATAGGTGAAAATGTAAGCACACCTGAGGCTACGGCTCCGCAGGGATCAGCAAACGTCAACGTGCCTAGCTTAGTCTGGGTACTAACGGCAGTAGCCACAGTGGCTGGCATAGGAGCAGTATAGAACTCCATATAGCCGGGGCCTGTGCCGGCATCAATCAAAGTTGCAATCGATTGCAAAGCAGCGTTTTTTACTGCAACTGAGGTACGCATGATAGCCATGATTATTTCCTTATGTAGTAACTTCTTTACTGAAAGATACGCTGCCTTCGGCCAGCCTGTAGACAAGACCGCCACTTGATATTAACTCTATGTCGTATACACCTTTTTTCTGGGTAACTGCCGCCGTTACGTCGGCGGGTATAGCTAGGGCTATGGACTTGGTGGCATTATCTATGATGATCCTACCGTTAGCCGTAGTTAGTAGTATTATCTCTACTCCATCTAGCTTATCACGTATTGACATCCTAGCAGTGAAACCGGCTAGGTCTACCGGGGTATTAAATTTAATTACGCCGCCAGAGATATACGGGGAGTACTCAAGAGAGTTAATCTCGTTTAGCTCTACCGTATCTGCATCTATTACCGTTACACGAGGCCATGCGTCTAGGTTATTTACATCCTTGGTGTTAGCCTGCACCGTCCCTTTGACAGACTCAATAGCTACTCGCCAACCCTGCAATAAGCCATGTACGGGCGCTGTTATGCGGATAGGCGCAGACTGTAGTATCGCAGTAATAGGACGATACAGATACGGCGGTGCCTCCCACCGTAGGGTATTTGTGTACGTCTCGCCCTTGCGTATCTCTATGTTTGCTTTTTTGGTAGCCATCTCTATGCCTCTATATATACGTGGATGATACAGAACTACATAACACAGATCAAGGCTAGCTATGCCTTTTCGTAACTACCGCACGACATATCGTTACGTACTACAGGAAAAGTGGCTCTATGTACGGAGAATATGCTAGGGCTAAGTGACTGCATACTAGTTACTCGCTGATCGCTAAATATGGCAGGGGGTAACTGTGGAGGGTTCTTTCTACACACGCGTACTACCTCGATAGGAGACTCACGAAACTGTGAGGGTACGGTAGCTATATTCTCCATAGCTGAGTATTTACAAGTGTCGCACGTATCCATTATGCAATCCTTTATAGGGTTATTGGTTGTATGTCAGGTAGCGCCTTTGCTCCGTATCCAGTAGCAGTAACGTCTGGATCGATAACCACTACCATGTACTTATCCTGAGTATTTAACTCTAGGAACGTGTATGCGCCGTATGTGTCCGCTGTTACTACTGCCTCTAACTGTCTATTACGCATACTATATAGCTGCACTACGGCATTAGGCACTGGCGCGGCCTGCTTGGTGACTACCCCACTAATTACTCCATTTACGGGTATTGTTACATCAGGTAGGCCATCCATACCTAATACTATACGCCTACGCAAAGTAGCATCGTGTAGGGGCGTAGCATCGTAGCTGGGTATGTCAGTAGTAACCAATGCAGATATATCTCTAGCTGCGGATACCGGCGGAAACTCTGTATCAAAAAATACCGGCTGCCATATAAAATCTAATATAGGGAATAGCGCGGAGGGCGATACCGCAGCAAAAGGCTCAGTAGCCACCGCCCATGTAGCGGGGTCTGACTCATCTATAGCATTTTCATCTAACGATATGCGTATCTCGTCAATGTACCCTTGGAAGCACGTAGACGTACCCGCTGATCTTGAGTTACCTATACGCAGCTTATAAGGGTCGTATGCGTCAGATACCACCTCGTAGTAGTTAGCACCGGGGCTAAACGCCACTAGGTTGCCGCCAACAGCTACCGATATAGCGCCATCACCCGTACCAAAACTAACTTTTATGGCTGTCCATTCATTAAGGGTTACGTATACCCCGGTGTAAGCTTCGTATCCGCTAGCTATAGCCATTACCTGACCGGCAGGGTCTAGGAATAGTGCCCACCCATCAGCAACAGGGGCGTACCCTAAGTCAATTATAGAAGACCTAGTAGAGGAAAAAGCTATAGGGTATATGCGGCACTCTAGCGTAAGTAGAGTGCCGTCTTGGTGGTATAGATCGTGATCGTTATCCTCACTAGTGTCTACCTCAACATAGTGAGTATGTGTAGGGGTAGGAAAGTAGAAAGACTTTCCACCCGCGAATACAGATTGCGCTGAGGAGCACGTAGTAGCCTCGTCGCGGGTGGATGTTACCGTATGTACCTGCGGCCCATCATCCGCTAGGCTATCGCCATGTAGTAAGACTAGTACCGTCATGTCTATCTACCTATCAGACTGTAGGCCACGTATCGCTATACTCTAGAACTACGCCGCCAACACGCGTAGGCTCATTGGATGACGGGGATAGACGTAGGAAGATAAACCTACGCGCAGGAACTGTCGGTACTCCACCGATACTTTCCCCGAATACAGAGCCGTTAGTTATATCTATGTTAGTTATTGGGTTCCAGAATCCCGGAAGTACACCGCGTATGTTAGTCCATACTCCAGTATCGTTTATGTCATACACAAATACCGGAGCTAGTCGTTGCTTCATCCAGTTACCAGTAACGGGTTCTTGTGGGTATCCACCAGAAGGAAAACCTAAGCTACGCTGGTTATTGGTCTTAGACCAATCACTAATTAGGCCACACTTACCAGTAGCTACAGTCATAGTATTCAGCGCTACTACAACATCTAGGTGCTTTCCTTCACCTAGCGTCTGGTATATATTTTCGTATAGGTCTCCACTGTAGTTATACGTTGCGTCGTTAGGTAAGAAAGCTACGCCATTCCACGCGTTACCAGCAATTATGCAAGGGTGTAGGCCTGTGGAGGGAGTAACTAGTGCATCACCTTTAGTGTACCCAAAAGTATGCAACTTACCGCCTAGTCCGTTAGCGTCACTGTTATAGTTAACCCAGAAATACAGCATCGTATCGCTGGCTACAATCACCCATTCTCTAGCAGTAGCATCTTCCGTAGCTGACTTAATAAAGCCTACTTTGGTAGTGCGCGGAAAATCCATATACGAGCCGTACTGGGTTCCTAGTTCCCTCCAGCCTTTTACATCGGCTACGGTATAGAGGCCCGTACTAACACCGCTATCGTCTACATCCATGTAGGCCCCACCCGCTATACGGAAGTATTCTCTATTAGTGCTATTGGCTATGTTAATCCAACCTGCCGGTGCGCGTTTAGCGGTAATAGCAACGCCAGTAGCCGCCGCAGGTAGCGTATCCACTACAGCATAAGTAAAACTGTGTGTGTTTGGTACGGTAGCTACTACAACAGTACCGTTAAAACCGCTCTGGTCTGCCCCTGCAATAACCGCTACGTCTCCCTCGGAGAACCCATGATCTAGACACTCTACAGTAGCTACGGTAGCGTTACGCGTAATGGATGCTACAGATGTAGACCCATACCCGTTAACTAGGCAAGCTTTTAGCAAGGCTATCAAGCTACCCGCCTGACCCGCTAGAACGGGAGCGTCTTTTTGTGTAGAGCGATATAGATGTACGGTCATGCTATTCTCCTATTGCAATCGATTTCAAATTATAAAAGTAGGTATATCGTAAGGCTCTGCCCTAGCCACAGATATAGACCCATTACGTAAAGTAACAGCTTGCCCTTCCGTGTACTTGCCGCCTGACGCATTCGGCACAGAAACAACACCCCTAGACGTAGCTAGTGATACAGTTGACGCGGTACTACCAACTACCCTACCCTCGCTTACCCTACGGGTGTTAAGTAGCTTTTTAAGCTCTATAAGATGGCTTCCCATTAGAAGTACTCCGCACCTTTTAGAATATCTACTGTGGTAGTAGCCTCTCCGCGACTTATGCGGTGTGACACACTAGTTATCTTGCCACGGTAACTACGTCCTTGTAAAGAATCGTGTACTTCTACTAGCTGACCAAGGCGCACATTAGGACGGTATGTTATGGATAGCGTGACAGGCTGTTGACCATCATCGTACTTATCCAACTCGTACGCTCCCCTAGCTAGAGCAGCCTCTAGTGTAGATAGGAGGGAGTCTACTATATCCTCCCCCGGCTTATCTCCAGCATGGCGGAGTACGATTATGTCTATCACGGAGTAATTACCTTACTGATGACAAATAGAACCATTACTTTACTAACGCCGACAGGTACGCTCTCTAGTCGATACTGTCCGCATACGGAAGCATAGTTCACTTTAGCTACAGCTAGTCTATATTCCGGTATTGGTTTTCCGGTAATAGCGTCTATAGGCCTAGCGGATAGTTGTACAGTATTCTCACTAGTCCTAGAAAGGGTAGTTCCGCTAGGTACGTTACCTATGAAAGAACTAGTGATAGCCAGAGGCATTGGGTAGTTTAACGTAGCCGTATCCTCGTTAGGGAATTCAGGGAAAAGCTCTACGTCTTTCGTGGAAGAACCTAGCGGGGCTATGCTGCCTGCGGTAGTGTAGTATCCAGTAACTGCGTACCCTTCAGGTATGAAAAGCAGCAGGCCTACGTTATCGCCCGGATAGAAAGAAGTCTTACCGCCATTAAGCCCTGCCGGTCGATCATCTACCTCTAAAATGGCATTTGCTGCGGCTGAGGGATCACCAAACTCAACAACAACGTGTGACGTTATGATAGACGGTGTTGCCATAATAGCTGCTCCTAATTACGTTATTGGGCTTGACTCTAATAGGAATTGTACGGGTTTGCCCTCAGAAGAACTAACCCTAAAATCTACACTCTTGGAAGCATAGCGTAGATACACAAGACCATTATACACATCGCCTGTTACAGATACATCAGAAGAGTACTGAGTAAAGGCTAACCCATGCAGATCGGTAGCCTCCCACGTAACACCAAGTAGGTCAAATATGGGGTGCTGGGTACTACCCTTACCCTCATATATCTCCACTAGCTCTGTGTATTCCTCAATAGTTTCTGTTGGCGGGTAGACTATCGATACGCTTATTGCCCCTGTGTGTACAAGGTTGACTTCACGCCAAGGGAAGGGATACGCACGAATTATTCCAGAATAGGTATTACCCTCATCAGGTATCCACTCAAGTATATCGCTGTCAGTATTATCCGCATCACGTATTCTAAATTTGTTATATACCTCAGGTATGGCGAAATCCTCAGAGGCAGTGAATATATCAAACGCCTCACCAAGGACATGCACAGGAGTAGCAGATGCGTAGTCTGGTACGGAAATAGGATACTTCTTACGCACTACTAAGGAGCCATCCGGCTCAGGTACTGGCATACACCCAATGGCGGACGATAGTGTGTCTATAACGTCTATTGGGCTTGTCTTAGAAAAGGCTAACCTAAATTTTGGTATTAGCCAATCAATAGCGTCCCACACTACCGGTACAGGATATCCACCTACTACGTCTGCTACAGCGTCAGTAGCCAGTACATCCTCTTCCCACAAAATATCTACAGTCTTCGCTGAGGGTGCTGCTAGTAATACCGTGGGGCTAGAGCATATCAACCTACAGGAAATAGAGGCTGGCGAGGTTCTAGACATCTCCTTGCCTACTACTACCATTTTGAATGTCTCTGCGTAGAAGACCACAGATATTTCATCAAGCTTCCTAAACTTGGCGTAGTCCTCTACACCGGATAGTACAAAGTTGCCAGACCACGCATACTCGCCTTCGGCTACGGATATATCACCCTCAAGAATATCAACTCTGCTGCCACGAATATCTATATACACGGAGGATGATATAGCTACGCTACCGTTGGCTGGTGCAGACCATATTGCCCTAAACTGCTTGGCTACCTTATTGTGGTCTAGCACTGCGTAGTCTACAGCTATTCCTTGGGCTACATCAGAGGCTAACCGGTAGTTGATAGCTTTGCTAGTGCGTATCTCTGAGGCATAAGAATATGTAGCTGCGTACTGCGCCCCTACATGACTCAAGTACGAGTACGGTGTAGACACAGACTGACGTACTACGATGGCACTATCTACCACCGAGTAAGCCGCAGATATACCAGCGCTAACTGAGTCGCGTAGCGAGTACACTACTCTGGTAGCTGATGATACAGGCTGATTGGTAAGTACGTTATACGGTGTAGAAAAACCTACGCATAGTTGCACAGAATAAACTACGGCAATGCCTCTGCTTATGCTATCCGTAGTAGATACAGAATACACAACTCCAAGCGATCCATAAATACTTCTACGTATATCGTACCTAGTACTAAGGCTCTTTGCTAACGAGAAGGAGTATCTGATAACCCCTTGACCGTAGGCCACCGCCCATATAGTGTACTTGGTACTAAAAGACAGCTTTATGGGTATCAATTGGGTTGGTGCATGTGCAGCTATTACCGTGTCTATTACGGAATCTACGGTATTCGTATGCGCCGTGTACTTGATAGACCTAGCTACCCGCAACAGTATCATGTGCGTAGGGTTATGGGCCTCTACGCTTACTACCGGCGACTCTTTTACAGAGGTTATCTTGCCTGATAGTGTTACCGGGGCTACGGTACCTACTAGTACGCTAGCACTATCCGCCGTATTTGCCTTACGTGTGGTGGCCGGTAATGTGCCTATCAGAACCTCTGCGGGGCCTGATACCGCCAATACCCTACCAGCAAACGGTACCTGCGGCGTTATGGTGACTAGCGCAGCCGGTAACGTGTGCCCTACGACTACCTTAGGTGTCTTGGCACTTATGTATATATTTGGTAAGTCAGAAACGTAGGCTACTACATTTAATCCAGAGTCGGCTAGCTCTACACCAACTGAGCCTCCGTTAGGTGGCGCATATACACCACCCTCTGATACTTCTACGTTTACTGACCCACCAAACGGAACTAGGTAAGGCATGGCCGTTAACTAAACGTAAGTATGCCGGCAGGATTCCACTGTATGCTGTAGTCCGTATTATTAACAACAACATCTGCTGGCGTTGTGTCTAGCAGTATGTACGCTAGTATGGCCCTGTAATCGGATACAGGTGATCCATAGACAGGCTCTGGTCTGTCGTAAGTATCGTCATACAATATTGCCGCCCTAAATGTACCAGTGAGTAGCGGCCATACTAGGTTATCCGCTACTAGCTTAGCGTTAGCCCCAACCCCGATAGTAGATAGTCCAGTAAGGTCTAGGCCACCGGCTGTGTAGCCTGCGCCGGAAGGAAGCTCAAAAGCTTTCGGTGTAGTGTACATAACGTGGTTAGCGTCGAAGACATACGCCGAAGTTACTAGAATTGCCTTTATGCTATCGCTATCTAAATCTACTGCGCCAGAAGCAACTAGCCTACGTGTGTGGTTATACAGGGAAATAGAGGTGGTCATAAGTCTCTCCTTTAGGTTGATAAACTATACAGCAGCATCTGGGTATTTGCAACAAATTGCAATCGATTGCAAACTACAAAGCTGCCCTTCTGGCTAGCTCAGTAGACCTAGTAGCCCGAAATACATCTAACTTACTCTTATTATCTTCAAGTGCCTTAGATTCGTCCGTTTGTGTAGACAGTAGAAGAACTGGCTCACTAGGGTCTGAGGCTCGGCTGTACCATCTATTGTTGTCAGTCATTACCCTGAATACGTATGTTTTTCCATTGGGAAGCTCCCTAACCAATACAGGGCTTCTAAGGCCTGTGGCCTCTATTCCCTCAGGGTACGAAATAACTTTATATCCGACAGGTATTCTACCGCCCACGTTTACCGCTGGAGGCGTAAATGCTACCGATACTTGACCACTACCAACTACCGTACCAACTACGTTAGTGGGCGGATTAGGCACCTCCTCTAGCATTGACTGCTGCATGTAGCTCAGTACTATATCGTTAGTGTACTCACCGTACACAGGAGCGTTAATATCGGCAGGAAGTACTGTCTCTGGTATAGGTATTCCAGTTTTTTGAATGCTAAAAGCCTGTCCTACTTTACTAAATGGGGCCTTTGAATAGCTAACCATAGCTCTAGGTACGTGCCTGCTATAGGTTAGTTTAGGGTACTGAGCAGGTTCGCTATCGGTAGCTGGAATACCTATATCATCCCACGACGTTATACTAAATGCGTCTAGGTACCCATCGTACTTTATGTTAAATATATACTTAGCCTCAGACTCTAGAGTACTCTCTAGTGGGTTTATATACGGAGTTACAGTGCGTACGCATATACCCCAATCCTTCTCCAGTACAGGAGGAACTGCGTCAGGTAATGCTTTTTGCTTAGTAAATATAGGGGTGAACGTTACTGTCTCTCCATCGACAAAACGCTTATACGGAAATCTTTTATAGTTAAGCAATCCGCAAGCAGGAGCGTATGTTTTTTGTGCATTGTGAAGGTTAGCTATATTATCCTCCCTGCTACGTACCCTCTCGTCAGTAGGTCTAGGCCAGTAAAACGTATCCTTACGTAATCCTAATACGTACGCCACCATTCCTGACTTATATACTAAGGTAGCACTATCGTATTCGTTCTTTTTGGTATCATTCCACGCCACTATTAGGTTATCTGACTTAATGACCTCCTCACTAAGTTTATTAGCGAACTCGCTACCTACCATAGACGAATGCTCGCTCATAGCACTCAGTAACCTATCGTACTGTTCTAGTAGTTTAGCGTACAGGTCTACGATGTAGGTAGCTCTAGCTAACCTGCTAAGTGTTTTTACCTGCTTATTGCGTTGCTCGTGGAGCCTATACCTACCCACTAGCGAGTCTGCTACTTTTCCTGCTAGCGTATCTATTAGTACTCCAGCTTCGGCAAATATGTTGTCTAGTAGCGTAGCCGCAAATACACTAGTCTCTTTGTAGGCTATAAACTTATTCTTAACAGCGTCTCTTGCTACATTTTCACTAGAGTATGCAGACAATATACTAGCCTCACTAGTCACCAAACTTTCTGCTACGCTAGCACTGGTTGTAGCAAGAGAAGATTTAAGTGCAGTAGCCGTAGCTTGGCTAGCAGATACAAAAGACTTAGCATCACGTATTTCTTGTTCTAGCTCTTGGTAGTTGGTAGCCATTCTATACCCCTAAAAACGTAGCTAAGCTAGCTCTAGACGCAAGTAGCTCAGGCAATTTAGCTTTGGCAGAGGCAATAGCCTGAGGTACGAAGTACGTGTAGTAGCAAGCACTTTCTGTCCAGTAGGCAGCGCTCTTCTTGAAGTATCCGTACTCGTACGGCCTAACCAGCATATAGTAAAAGTAGTTAGCTGAATCCCCGTAGTGGTAGACGTACGGTGTGCCGAATCCAACCCACCTATACCCCCACCATGTAGGGCAAGGGTACGCATCGCCAGCCCTAGAGAAAGCAAAGTAGCAGTCAGGATCATTAGCTGTGTACGAGTTTACTCCGAGTACCGCTACACAATCTACGGTATACCATAATACTAATGGGTAGTATGGGCTACTTGGGTCTATAGTAGGTATGCCTGTCATAATCTCATCACCCTCCTCAGACACAGTTATGGTGCCAGTAGGTAGGCTAGTATGAAGTAGCGTGTATGGGTCTATCCCTAATAAAGCATACGCGTCCAGTAGCGTAGTCAGCCTACCTTTAACTAAGGAGGTCGCACCTGCCACTGCCTCTAGCATGGACGATATATTAAAAAACTCAAGATACCTAGGTACGCCACTTTTAGTACCAATGTCCCCCATAGGGTTCCATGCAGCCACGGCCTCTGGAGGAAACCGCTCAACCAAGGCACGTACCATATTACCGTGTGCTACAGCCTCCTCCATAGCAGCATCGTTACAGAAAATAGCAGAGGCTAGGGTAGAGGCGAAGGTAGCGTATATGTTTATGTACTTGTTAAGCCCGTCTGTTCCCGGCCTATGCTGTCGTAGCACTGGATATAGCTCTGGGTCTAGCATAGCTGCCTTTAGCCCCTCTACCGATGCTATAACCTTGGCTGTGTCTGCTATACAGTCAGTACATACGGCAATATCGCCTTGTGCTAACTGCCCGTATAACGCGTAGTCAATTGGGTTATATAGACCACTAGTGGGCAATACTGAGTAGGTCTTACATTCCAACACAGTACCTAACGCGTTGTGCATAATGTACTCTGGGCTATCAAGGGTAAGAGTATTCCTGATCTTAATCCACTCATAAGTTAAAAGCTGCCTATGCGCCGCGTCCAAAGCCTCTATAGGGTTGGCTTCTTCCGTAATGTCTAGTATATCTCGCACAGTTTCGTAATACTGCGGGGCGGCATACAGCGCAGAGAAGTTCTCTATAGCTATAAGATAGTCGTACTCCAACATCGTACCCCTAGCCGGTATATCCCGCACATTCATAAGGTATTTACTAAACATATTAGCAAATATGTACGGAAACTCGTAAAAAACGAGTAGTCTAGTGGATGTAGGTATATCCCAGTAAGGGTAATTACCGGTAGTCAGTGGGCCTACAATATAAGGGCCTGAGCCGATATTCCTAGCTACATTAAGAGCGTATGTGGTAGCGTCAAGCGCAGCAAACTCCGTAGCTAGTACAGATAGGTGAGTATGCGTCCTATCCACCGTAGATAGGGCAGCTATTATCTCTTCGTTAGTTATACCTGAGGTAGACGGTTCTGCAAATACGTTATCCGCATGGTACTTATCTACTATATCAATAAGCCCCTGCCATACCGATAGGAATGCGGGTGAATTAGTTAGCGCATCAGATGCTGCTATCAGACTACCAATAGCCTGACTTGAGTTCTGCATAGCCACAAGCAACTCATTAGACACCCCTCCATATATCACATGGTCTGCGTAGAAAGATACACTAGTATCTTGGTTCTGCACGGCTAATATCGACCTATCTAGAGATGCTTTATACGGCAATAGTGTATTGCGAGCCATCCACAAAAGGCCTCTAGCCTCAAGACCGTCGTAATAATTCCTTCCGGCTGAATCTATAGTAAGCCTCTCGTAGATACCAGTGTCTTCGTTAAACGTGTCGTACCGCCAATCCCTAAACGAAGTGTAGCCAGTAGACGGTGGGTAAGGCAGAGATGGAGGGGTAGTTATGCTAGTATTACCGGCAGTGACAATACCAACGTTATACGCAATGGAGTATCGGCTAAACCCTATGGTTACTCCAGTCTCAAGGTACGAGGAGTCTAGCGCCACCCAGATACTTTTAACGGGGTAACTGCCAGAAGGTAAAGGTATAAGTCGCGTACTGTCACCAGCTACCCAAGTAACGCCTGCATCGATAGTGTAAAACCACTTCTCGTCAGGTAGAGTTCCTACTCTAGGCACATTAAGATGTTCATTGCAGCTTACTGTACCTAAGGTATTGCTTAGAACCATAACCTCTAGTACATTTGAGTAGCCGCTCACATAAGCTACCGTAGGGTAGGCAATCATAAAATCTACGGCATCCCTGAAATCGGTATATTTGTCTAGCTCCCAGTGTGTTCCGGGCGTAGACGGCATGTAGCCGGTAGGGCCTACATTAGGCACGAGTGCTATATTACGATATCCTAACCTGCTGTATTTCGATATAACCGTGCCGTTTGGGTGTATCCGTCTATACTTACCCGTAGGTACATCAAATACAATTTGCTCCCCTACCTTCCTTTTGTAAACGTTACCTACTATACCGCTCAGCCTATTTACTAACTGGCGCGTAACTGTAGTAGTGCCCTCGTCTAAGCCAGTGTACTCACTACTTATTGGTAGTACCTTCTTAAAAAAGTCACCTACACAAGATAAGGCAAACATCTTTATAGATACGGTGTGCATGGCTACTTGTACACACGTAGCTGGTAAAGCAGGCCAACCCTGATCTAAAACCGCTACAAAATCGTCGTATACGCTAGGCAAGTCATACACATTGGCTACCTTACGCTCGTATATTAGCTGGTTGTATGGCCCGAATACTATTTGAGCGCCAGTATTGTATTCAAAATATCGTCTATTCCTTACCCACCAATATATAGTCTTGCTACTTCTAGCTCCGCTATACGAGTAGTACTCATTGCTATGCCAGTAGCTACCATCCTTGTAGTACGATGTAACGTAACCGCTATTGTAGGCTACAAACGAAATACCCTCTAGCGTATATGATCGTTGCGTATAGCTAACATAGGCGTACCGGATAGGGCCAACCTGTAGTTTGTACCGCTCATACGCTCTTTTAGCAGCTATAGCTTTATTTAGCAGGCTACTAGGGTACCCTCCACTAAGGTATATGGATAAAAAAGCATACTGCAAATCTTTAATATGTGTGGTTATAGCTTCAGGCTTCTCTGCATAGTAGCAAAAGTTAGCAAACATATATAAGTTTGCCGCCCACGTACCAGTAAAAATAGACGGAACACTTCTGTACCTACTCTCTATTACGGCATGCTGTATAGAGTAAGAAGTATCACCATCCAAGAGTCCATGTAGAGTTACTGTGGAGTACCCAGTAATCTCAGATAAAGTTTCGTACACCTGTGCTTTCAGGGCAGGTAGATCGATATCCTCAACGATGGAGTTGCGTAGTCTAGCTATAGTTGCGTCTAGAGAGGCTAGCATACCCAACAACTCATCCCTAGACAGGCTACTAAGCGCTGATATCCTAGGACTAAGACTAAATATCATACTGACTCCTCTCCACCAGCGGTACCCTATCTAAAAACTCACGTATGGCAGGAAACTTAGATGCGCGTAAGTAGGTAGCTTTCACTACGCCCTTTGCGTTCTGGGATTCTATAGCCTTAGCTATCAGTACCTCTACGTCTGTCTTATGCGCAGCCGCCGTGTCCCTAGCCTCATTGGCGGCAGCTATCCTATCATTATCTGTACCTTTAGCCGCCTCTACGGCTAGCCTAGCCTTAAGCTCTAGGTCTCTACTAGCTACGTCAAGATACTTACCTAAAGCAAGCGTTAACTGCACTGTAGTATGCGGCGTAGTTGTATCTACGAATCTGGCACTCATTAGCGAGTAGTCCATACCAGCGCGACCATTAAGTATGCAGCCCTCGTAGCTTGCATCCTCTACTTTATTTAATGACCGCTCAAACTTATATGAAACTAGCAGCTTATCCCTAGCCACTACGTCTAGTGCGTCAGGGAGTTTAGATACTACGGTAGAGTGCACATCTATGGCTTTATCTAGCGCAGTCTGGGCTAGAGTAGCGGCAGCTTGCGCCGTAGCTATTTCAGATGGGTTCTGTGGCACTCTAGCGTTAGCTACCTCTAGCGCATTATCGGCAATAGCCTTTTCCTCAGTAAGCGTAGCCTTGGCTTTACTAGCCATGTCCAGAATATACAATAGGTTGGTAGGCACTACAGTTACGCTATTGAGTTCGTACATTAAGTCGACTATATAAGCCATATCCCCGAAGTACGGAAACATGCCGTCTTCGTCAATGGCAGGCCAATTATCGAAGAGGTAAGACGTACGCATCGCATTACGCTGGTCAGAATAAGTAAAATACTGCTCAATAGATAAATAGCCTTCATAGCTATACGATCTATCGACTACTATATCCTCGCCAGTGTCTTCGTTTACCCCGTCTACGTAAGAAAAAGCAATAGTTACTGTACGTTTTATCTTCGCCATAACTACAAGCTCGGAACTTAGCTTTTCCCTAGCTCCGGTAGACCAGTTATACCCGGACGTACCCGGCGTTATGTATTTAACTATGGTGGGTCTGGTATAGAAATAAGGCCTAGCTGGGTGATTAAGCGCAGGGTTAGGATTACCCGTAACCGCTGGATCATTTTCTACAGATAGCTCGCTTACCGTTATAGTTAGCTTTCTAGACGGCTCGCCCTCGAAAAAGAATGGCTTAGTGTCGTATATGGAATTAACCACTTCCATAGGCAACATGCCGGCCTGCATAGCAGCTACTACCCTATCGGAGTTAAGTAAAGCAATCTCGCGCTCTCGCTCCGTAGCCGCTGCCCTACCAGCAATCCATATGCTCTTATAGTTAGCAGCATCCACTGGGCTACCGACGAAGTAAAAAGGAGGAATCTCTTGCGGAATATCACTATCGTTAGGGTACCGCTTAGGCACTAAGTAATTGGTTAGCGAAGACTCAAGTATGGTATTCATACCGGCAGCGCCCATATAAAATATGCCGGAATATACAACCGTCTGGTACTGCGCGGTGCTAGAGCGGTACATCCTAGCCGGAACTTTATTACCGCCCGATATATCACCAAACAATGCCACCATACCCTCTCTGGCTGGTGGTGATATTAGATTATATTCAGCTACGGTAAGCCAAGGATGTATAGCTAGGTATATAGCCTGAGTAAGGTTATCACCTCCCGTTTCTGATAGTGACGTAGGGTTAGGATCGTCTACGGTAACTAATACGTTGGCTACAGATGGGTGATTAACTACACTACCCGTAGGCTCCCCAATAACTACTTTAGTGTGTACGCCTAGCGCGTCTCCACCTGTACCGTTTTCGTCATTAGGTTTACTTACCCAAGGTACAGGCTTTTTTGGTATTACTGGATACTTGGCGTATGCAGTAATATACATTCTTGAGTACCTAAACCCTTTATCGTCATCGTAGAACTCTAACGATATGTAGGTAGAGTTAGTGTAGTCAAACACTATTGGGTACGCAGCCCCGTACATCTGCACATCTAGCTTAGCTGAATAATATACTTTACTTCCTAAAGTAGCCTTATTGACCTTCTCCATAGGGAGGCCAAATAGAAGAGCATTTTGCATTATTTGTAATTGATTTCAAAATTAGGAAGTAGGGGCATTAGACGTAGGCATACTAGTGTCAAAAGTGACTTCGTATACGTCAGGATCATATCTGCTAACTATCTGCTTTTTGATAGTATCCCAATCTATAGCATCCCACATTCTTCTGAATACCGCATTTATATATGCGGCTTGAAAATCATAAGTAGTGTCAGGCATTCCGGTAACTGGGTCTATCTTTGCATTACGCTCAAGAGTTGACTGTGCAGGGGTTGGCATAGAGCCAGCTTTTACTACGAGCTTTATCTTATACTTAGTCCATACGGTATGCGATAGTGCCTGTTTAGTTACGTCGCCGTTAGGAAGTGTAACTAAAGCCTTAATCCAAGCTTTCTCTTCGTATTGTTTTGGCGGGTAGCCGTCATACGGCATAGCCACAGGTACTATGTAGCGTACAGTACGCATCGTGGTTAGAGGAAAATTCTTTACGTTCCTCAAGTAGCTGTCTGCTACCTTAGCATTATTGCTTTTCTTCTCTTCGTAAGAAAAATTAGTCGGTAGTGCTTCTAGCTTCACAGAGGCAGTAGACTCGTTACTGCGCTGGCGATTAACCATAGACACAGTAGCTATTTCATGTACCCTAGAGGTCTCAAGATACGAGCTAGCAGTGTCTAGTATCTTGTCCGGTATGTCTCCATACACACCATCGTTAGGCCAAGCCTTAGGCTTTTCCCATACACCCTTCTCATTTACTATAGCTACCGACTCTACCCTGTATAGTTCAAAGTCAGCCCCTATGGCCGGCGGCATCTGTACTTGGAATACCACAGTACCGTTCTTCATACCGTCTACCGTAGTAGTAGGTGGGTAGCCTATCAAGCTGCCGTAGTCTGAGTCATTCGGTATGTAGTAGGCTAGCATATCGCTATACTGGTACGGAACATAGTCTGCAATTACGTACTCAGTTCTGAATCTATAGTGAACCTCTCCGTACACATGGTCACTAGCTAATAGCTTTTGTTTATCTGCATCAAACTGTAAAACTAAGCTAGCTGTTATATCGTCTCCGTTGCCGTTAAAGTACTGCCCTACCCTAATAAGCTCTATAGAGTCAGCAATACTCGGAGCGTATCCTAGGGTGGGTGCTGGGCCAGCTACTACAGGATATGGAAGGTCAAACTCGCGCCCTCCAGTAAACACAAGCGTACCCTCTACATACCTATAGCGAATCTCTGTAGTTTTGGTTAGCGTTCCCTGTGTTACCCTAAACGAATACCCACAATGCTCAAACGGGTGCACAAATACAGTTTCCACTATGCCGACTTGTGGCAGGCCCATACCAGAAGCCTGATGGATAACCGTAGTACCGTCAGATAGGTACTCTATGAAATTGTAAGGGTCTTTATACGGTGCGGCAGGGTATAGGCGAATCCGCATAGTACCGTGCATAGTCTGGTCTGGATGTTTTCTATCATCCATCTCAATCACTAGCTTGATGGGGGAGTAACCGCTACCTCCCCCATCCGCAGGCGTAAACTCTACTGAAGTTTGCGCCGTTAGTACAGACTTATCGACCATGTTTACGCAGTCTCGCCCGTTATACCAAAGACAGCACGGTTGCCTGTTATAGCCCCGGCATTAGGCGGTATTACACGCTTAGCCCATAGTGGTATAGAAGCCGGCGTAGTTCTGAAAGCTAGCGTGTTGCCAGTAGCCCAAGAGCCAGTAAAGCCTAGTGCCTTGATAGTAAAGAACGGAGTACTAGTGGCTGGATTGACAGGCGAGAAGTCAGATAGCGTGGAGCCTGACCCGACAGCCCCCTCTCTAGCCCCTACTACGGAAAACGTAGTGGCAGACGTAAATGATACTGTCCAATCCTCGTACACACCCGCGACGTTAGGCACCGTAATAGGTTGTGCAGTGTTATCGTACGTTCCGCCGCCTGCCGATGTAGCTACTAGGTTAGATACCGTTCCGGCCAAATCGCCAAAAGCCAGTATGTTTGCTACGCGTGTAGCTGCGGCAGCAAAACCATACGTAAGGGGAGCGTTAAGCGTTATGGTGGCAATACTACCAGCATACCCCGGAGCGCCAGAGATTGTGCGGAACTCTTCATTACCAGCCGCATCTACAGATACTTTATCGGATATACGGATACTGTCTCCAGCTTTGAAGAACTGCACCGACGCAGACTCTAGCAAAACAGTAATAACAGTAGCGCCCACAGATACGCTAGCGTCTAGCTTGCTAGCGCCATATACCTTCTCGGTGCCGGTAAGTTCGCTTTCCATTCCGGCAGGCGTTCCCTCAAGCATATACACGGCATCGTCACCGGGGGTGTAGTTCTCGATGAAAACTTTTGAGTTATACAATGCCAGATTAGCGTTATTGGCATTTTTGAAAAAGAACTTACGTAACGTAGTGGAGCCGGCAAGACGCTCGGCCTGCGGTACATCAGGGAATAGGTTATTAGCAACGGAGCTAATAATCTCAGTGGCGGATATCCTACCGCCGTTAGCAGCAGGAGACGCGCTAACTCCCTGACTTTTGTATAGCTTTAGTTCGGAAGCTGTGATAGCCATGTTGTTACTCCTTATATGGTAAAAAATTTAGCCGTGCCAGTGAAGTAGTCCGTCTGTTCCGCTAACGCTTTAGGTGTTAGAGGCACAAATGATACAGCAGGCGGATCGTCATGTCTAAACATAACAGTAGCCGTGAAGTCATGTATGGTCAATACATATGAAGCGCCCGGAGCGGAGGCTCTACTCATCAAAGCCTCCACCATCTCTAGAGTGAGCCAGCCAGTATCCTCCGTAGCTATTAGAGTTATGGGCCTTCCCGCGATAAGAGGTGCATGGAACACTACCAAAGAGCCGCCTAGAGTCCTCTTAACCGACTGCTCTACCGGCGCATGCTCGTAGCGATCAGCCCACTGCATAGAGCCACTAAGCACAACCCCATCAAGTACGATACTCATAGTACGCTCCTGCCTATGTTATGCAACGCTTTAACTAGACTCTTGGCTGTATCTCGCTCAGTGGTTAACTGATACCTACTGTCACCAACGCCTAGGTCTACTCTAACAGAGTCCAACTCCTTACCAGAACCGGATACCGTAGCTGGGTCGAATTGCGATACCATACCTACATATCCTCCAGTAGCAAACGCCGGTATCCTAGGCCCTCCACCAAAAGAGGCTACTAAGTTTGACATGGCTGATCTACCGCCGTGTGCAATCGATTTCAAAAGTGAGAAAAATGCTGGGCCAAAGAAGCTAGTGGTTTTTGCATCATTTACAAACTCACCATTAGATAGCCATGCCAATATCGAATCGCTAGTGCCAGTACCGGGGCCTTGTATATGACCGCCTGTGGCGTAGCCCTTGGCGCTAGCAGTTCCTGTAGATGAGACCTCAACCTTGGCCTTAAGCGGTGGGCCATTGTCTAACGACTGTTGAAGAGAGTCCCTAGCCCCCGGAAACTCCACTTTACCGGTCATAGGAGCGGCGCTTGCCACTGACTTACGCATCGCATCAGCCGCTGCCGCTGCGTCAGCCTTAGCTAGCTGATCTGTGGTTATTTGATACATCTCCCTAAGTGCTGCCGGTAGCTCCTTAGCCTTAGTAGCTATCTCTGCCAAGTTACCAGCCGCACCTTGCGCCATATTGTGTATAGACTGCTCTATCTCCTTGAACGCTGGAGCCTGCGCAGATACTTGACCGAACTCTGTCAGACCACGGAAATCCTGAGTTGCAATCGATTGCAAACTGGAAGACACCGCATCGATACCCGATACTTGCTTAAGTAAAGCCTCGCCTACTAAGCCCTGTACCCTAGCCAACTCTGGCACTAGTTGAATTACTGAGGCTATACGTTGCTGCGCCTGCTCTACCTTAGTATTCATAGCGGCCATAACTGCATTTTCACGCTGTAGGCCATCAGAAGCTGATTGGTATGCTTGCTCTAGTGCATTTGATACTGCTTTAGCCGCAGTTACCCTAGCTTCCGCTGCTTTCTGTGTAAGGTCTGTAATCTCTTGATCTGCCACTAAGAACTTGGCCCCACCAAGTATATTCACAGGCTTAGCTGCCTCAGCCTTAAACTCTTTTACCTTAGCAGTAAGCTCTTCCGTAGCGCCCTTAGCTTTCTCTGCTTCGATAGCAGCCTGTTCACCTAGGCTTATAGCTTGGTCTTTATTGCCAGCCGTTGCCGCTGCCTTAGCTTCCTTAGCTAACTGAGTAGCTTTCTCTTGTGCAGTAACTGAATCCCTGTAGCTGCTATTTATCTGCGCCCGGATATCGTTAAGGATTAGAGTCTGTCTTTGCTCATCTTGGGCAGACTGACGCATCTTTGTAGCCCATTCGTACATCTGCTCAAGGGCACGAGTCTGATCCTTAAGTTCCTGAGACGATAGGCCAAGAGTCTCAAGACGCTTCTTCTCAGCGGCTAGCTGGTCTTGCTGTATATCGTTAAAGAACTTGTTAGCCTGCTCATAGTTTGAATCAAACGCAGCAAGCTTTAGCGTTAGCTTACGTCCAGCAAAGTACGACACAAGGCTCTGCATGTCAGTGGCTACTTGCTCTACAGACTTAGCTACTTCCTTGGTGGCAGCTTCGTACGCGTCCTTTACCTGTTTAGCGTGGAATGTAGCTCCGTCCACTATCCGCTTCTGTGCCTCAAGTTGCTTATTAACGAAGGTAACAGTGGCGGTATCCGACAGGAAAGAAGACATTAGCGCGGCGCTTTGCTGCTTCGCCTTTGCTACAGCGGTGCCTCCCCTATCGTATGCTGCTGCAAGAGATTTTGCGGAAGCTAGCTCACGTTCCGTATTAGACTTTATAGCTAGTTGAGCCTGAAGCTTAGCCCGTATAGCCGCCGCCTGCGCATTAAACTCCGCAGTTATGGCCTGCTCTGCTATTTTTATATTATCAGCATTAGGGTCTGGTACCGCAGCCTTCAGGTTGTTTATACGCTGTGTCCTAGCTAGTTCCAGACTAGATAGCGCTTTCTGGCTAGTATTTGCTTCTTTGGTAACGTCCGCTAGACGCTGTTCTATACCACGTATTGTAGTACCTGATATGCCACCAAAAATAGAGATAACATTATTCAGTTTCTCGATAGATGCAGTAGTCTCGTCAATTCCTAAAGAACGGGTAAAGGCTAGCGCCGCTAGGGAAGCTTCCCCTTTCATATTGGCGTACGCTGCATCAAGAGTATCTACCTCGGCCTTAAGCGTACGTACCTTAGACGCAGCTATGGTGTAGGCGGTAATCTGGTCATTGCTAGCCCCAGTAGCCTCTGAGGCCCTTCTAGCATCTGCCTCCTCTTTCTCTGCATCAGCCAACTCTTTGCGCTTAGTCACTACTAGCTGTAGCGCCTTAACCATAGAGTAGCCCTCAGCATCGTACGCGTTTGCTAACTGAGCGATAACCTCCTGCTCCTGCTTAGCCAAAGTGGTATTTACGCCAGAGACTTTGCTTAGCTCAGTAGTGTAGTACTGCTGTGCTTTCTTAGCCAAGTCTAGCGAGGTAGCCAGCTTATCGACTTCTTGCCGCGCTTTTTCTATTTCACGGTTAGCTTTATCGGAAGATATGTCGCTAAACAAGGCAGGTAGAACAGTCTCCTTAACCACACCGACTGCTTGGGTGGTCTCTCTACTCTTCTGTAGCTCCGCGTACTTACGTTTAGCCTGCTCTAGTTGCGCCGTAAGGGTCTGTACTGCTGACGCAGAGTAAGCGATACCTGCCGTAAACTCGCCGGCAGAGAAAGCCATATCAGCCATCTTGCCTGTGATTATCTCTAGCTTAGCTGCCGTTGCTGCTAGTCCAGTACTTCTATCGTTAGGGAGCGCTTTACCCCACGTTACCGCTACTTTATCGTACTCCGCAGCTAGTTCCTTGGCCCTATTACGCTCATCCACCAAAGCCTTATCCCTAGCAGCCGCTGCCCTAGTAGCTGCGGCCTCTTCCTCCGTGCGAATTCCTAGGATATACCTGAGGCCTTTCAGTACTGGGTCTAGTAGACCAAGTATGTCTAGTAGAAACTGTACTATAAATACTACGCCAAGAATACGGGAAGCTACTGCTAAGAAAGACTCGCCTATGGCAAATACGGCCACTGCCGCTGCCCTAGCTCCCGCCGCTATTCTGGCGAGCATACCGCCTATAGTGCCAGACATAGCAACTGCACTAGCGGCTGCTCTCTGGTGCGCGGCACCTAATCTGTTTATGGAAGTCTCGTAGCTGTTAAATAGATTAGCTCCACGAACGTCTAGGCTATCGTATTCCTTCTTAAGCGCTACAGATACATCTCTCTTTATAGTATTAGCAGCTTTCTTGCTAGACCCCGCCGCTATAGCATCATCGTACGCCTGCTGGGCCAGAGCCTTAGTAGTACTCTGAATCTCCTGCATGCGAGTAGTTATACCCTTCAGGATAGTATCGCGCTGTGCTATACGATCATTCAGTAGTTTCTCTGTCTTCAATGACTCGGCTTGAGCATCCCAATAGGGCTTAAATAGAGCGGATAGCCCAGTAGCTGCTTGGCCCAGTACGCTTACCTTAGTATCTGGTGTCTTTCCTGACGCAGCTATCTCTGCATTGGTTTTACGGGCCTGTGCTGCGGCCTCGGCCATAGTAAGAATGGCCTGCTTATTTACTGTTATTAGGTTTAGCCAACCAGTAGTAGCAGCGGCTGTAGCCTGTGCTGTGGCGTATAGCGACTTACCCCAGCCCATTAGCGTCTCTAGAACCTTGAGACCCAGCCATACTCTCAGTATCTGTAGTACAGGCCCCATTACGGCACTCATGGAGGATAGCGATTTAGCGAACTCTAGGAAGCCAGCTATGGACGCGCCTATTGAATTACCTAGGTCAACAAACCACGCTATAACTGTAGGGTCTTTACCGAATGCCTGTATCTGCTCCGCTAACTTAGTAAGGTACGGAAGGGCCTGCTTACCTACTGTCTCAGCAATACCAAGAAAGACGTTCTTTACAATCTCTACCTGCGCCCATAGTCCAGACAATACTCGTGCCTGCTCGTTTATAGCGGAGGTTCCTGTACGCCAGCCGTCATTAGTCTTGGCTAGCTCTTTATCCAACAACGTAAACCCTGTAGAGGCATCGTTAAGTGTAGCTGTAACAAACGCAGCAATACGCCCACCGCCAGTAATCTGCTCAGACAATGTACTACGGGTTATGTTGTCCATCTTCTCAAGAGCGTTGATGTATAGCTTGAATGCAGCTACCCCATCTGTCTTGACTAGATCAGCAAACTCTCTTACTGGTAGGCCTACTAGCGGGGCCACCTGAGCGGCTTTAGTCTGTAGGTCTAGGAAAATCTTGTTTAGCGTTGTGCCTACGGTTTCTGACGTTAGGCCCAAATCCTTACCGTATGCAGCTAGCGCGGCAGATTGCTGTAGAGTAAGTGTTCCACCGGCTGTACCTATACGCTGGATAATGTCTAATAGCTCCGCGCCACTAGCGGTAGAGTTGTTTGATATCTCGTTGATGGTCGATGAGATACGCTCAGCATCGCGTATAGAAATACCGAATAGGTTACTGAGCTTACCTATCGCGGTGCCGGCCTCTTCCACACTTACGTTAAGTACAGAAGAGAAACGAGAGGTAGCCTCTGTGTATAGCAGAAGCCCCTCTACGCCTTCTTTACCTAGACCTAACTGACCACCGGCTGCTGCTACTTTTGCTAAGTCCACCGCCGATACATTAAGACGGTAAGACATTTGCTTCAGCCCTTCGGCAAGCTTATCCAACTTCTCCGTAGAGAATTCAGTTGTCTTACCTACGTCCAGCAATTCCTTCTGGAAGTCGGCAGCTTGCTTTATGGGGAATAGTACTACGCTAATGGAGGCTAGCGTAGCCGATACTGCGCCCACAAACCTGATGATACTAGACTCAATACCTTTCAGTACGTGAGTAGTTTGGTCTTTAGCCTCTACGGTAATCTGTAGACTGGTCGCGGGATCAGCCATCTTTAACTCCTAAATCGTTTACGTACTTGTCAAAACCCTTACCAGAAAGAGCAACGCCTATAGCGTTTACAAGGTCGGCAAAAGCCTCTTGTCGTCTATAGGCGTTATATCTAGTCACTCCATCTAAGTACAGCGTAACTTTGTCTAGCGGCATGTCTAGGGCCTCTTGCTCATTAAATCCTCCAGCTACTAGACCCAATATCGAATCAACTATTTCATCCCCACTTAAAGAGCCGTCCCGCCTGCTGCTTGCACTACCGGAAGGACTCTCTGAGTAAAAAAATTCTTGTTCACCTCTACAACCCGTAGACATACCTTAGCTAGGTCATCCAAAGGTAAATCTTCAACTGCGTCAACTTTACCTAAGCTAGTAAGGTCTGCCACTATGCAAAAGATATCGTCTGTGTATTTTGAAATCAATTGCAAAATAAAACCAATGTTATCTACCTTATCCAGTAGCTTTTCTTTAACACCCTCGGCATCGCTAATCGATAGACCAAGATCAGTAGATACCGTAGATACAAAGCGTAGTATCTTAGGAAGTACGCGGCCACTACATACTCGTACAGATACTTCACTACCGTTCGACAACGTAACAATACTGCCACGCTCTGCCATTGTGTCGAGCGCGTCTACCACTGGATTCGTATTCATTATTTCACCTTTTCTGTTTGAAAAATTTGTTACCAGAAGACGAGTGTTTACTTTCCACCTTGGTACTTTGTATCTCGCTACGGCATGAGCCTAGCATTACTAGCTCTACGTGCTGCTCTGGCGTTACCTCTACATCAGTACCAGACTCGTAGAATACACCATTGATCGTAGTATTGACAAGGAGCGTTACTTTCATTATAGCCTCCACAAGTAAAAAGAGGCCCCTCGAAAGGAGCCTCTTGGTTTGGTTTCTACAGCCTAGCTTACGCAGCCACGTTGCGCTGGCGGAAGAACTGGCTACCAGAGGTAACTAGCGAATCGGCAAGCAACGAACCAGCCATATCCACAGCCGCAAGTTCTTCGTTAATCAGACCGTAGTTGGTCAGAGGATCGAAAGAGGCGCGGTACATATCGATAATAACAGTACTGTTATCGACAGTGTTAAGGCCTTCAAAGCGCAGGAAGCGCTCAGGCGAAGCGGCGGACGTAAAGGCTTCCAGATTGGTGTAGGCAGCATGTGAGTATGCAACATGCAGTACATCCAACTCTACGATAGCTGAAGTAGCTAGAACGGTAATGGTACCGTTCTTGGCATCAACAGTGTAGTCAGTATCGAGTACGTACGTGGTGATGTCGCCATCATCCTTAACAACTATGGAGGAAACATCAGGATGCGCTAGGGCTAGCTTCTTACCCTTGTACGCAATGACGTTTTCGCCAGTAACGTTACCCAAAGCCACGGTAGCCTTCTCGCCGTACAGGCCAAGAGCTAGGTTATCCAGAGTTAGGTTCTCAAGCTTGAACTTGAATTTACCTTTTTTCTCTTTGACGATGGAAAGGTCAAGCAGGCGGTTGCCGCTCTCCGATTCCTTATGTTCAAACTTGGTGATTTCGATATCGATGCTAAGTTCGGGCACGTTACCGACCGGGATAAAACCTTTCGGCTTACCAGTAGTAGCATCACGCTCAGCGATGTACAGGCTACCTTGGCCGGAATAGTAATAGTTAGCCATTCTTAAAACTCCTTAAGGGTTATTGAGAGAACCTACAACTGGAACAGCCGTCTGCCATACCTGTGTGTAAAACACTAGACCATCATCAGATGCTGATAAATCCGGTCTTTCACCTACGTACCTCCACGGCCTTGCATTTACACCTTTGTAACCTAATACCAGTTTACGTACATCGTCAAGTAAATTCAATGCCTGTGGTTTGGTATCGTCCTGACTTGCGTAATGATACTGTACAGCTATCACTATTGTAAACTGAAAATTGACTAATACAGTAGAGCCTGATCCGGTAGCTACTGCATTAGCCGCGTTACCCTTACTATTGTCTACGGGTTCGCACCCATCGTACCCCACCCCTACCAAAGGGAAAGGTTGTAGCTCTGTCTTACTTGCGAAGTCCACTAGGTCGAATACACTGAATCCGCTATCAGTGAACGCCGGAACCTGCCGCACTAGGCTACTAAGTTCATCCTGTAATTCAACAATAGTCGGCATATTACGCCTCTGCAATCGATTTCAAATTTCGGTTTAGGAAATCGCGCACAGACCGTACGTCTAGCGCACCCAAACCTATAAACTGCCGCTTCTCTTGACCACCCAGACCGTAGTTATGCAACCTACCGTAACTAGCTGCCTTAGCGTCTCGTATGCCTATACGAAAACCTAAACCTGTAGCAGAGGCTAATATACCAATATTAGACTGTGTTACGCCTATAGACTTACGCAGTCTTCCGGTAGCCTGTAATGGTGCTTGCGGCTTGCCATAGTGTGAGCGCCGCTTACGCTTAATAGTCTCTTCCATGAGTCCGGGCCAAGGACTTCCGTCAGGAGCAACCCCTGCATCGAATCTGGCACGTACGCGAGCTACTAGTAAATCCTGCAACTGCGATGAGGTTACTACCCCTAAGGCAGCTTGATTTACTCGCTGTAGCTTTTTTACAAGCTCCCGCGTACCTACTACTGTGGTCACAGTGCTATAGACCGTACTGGAAACTCTACCGTCAACCTAGGCCTACGATAGGCATTAAGTAGCTTACTAGCTAGAGACAGTAAAGCCTCCGCTACATTAGCTACCGTCTTGTCCTTACGGTTAGCGGGAGACGATGGGTGAGTGTTAAGTACTAGTATAGCCATGCTAACAGCCGTCTCTTGCAGCCAGTAAGGGGCCTCAAGGATACCGTTAGTTTCTGGCAACCCGTAATCGTACATGGCGGATAGCACATGATCCCCTAGTACGATAGGCTTGCGTAGAACTAGCACACCAGTATTAGTATTTATGAAGTAGTCAGTCTCTGGGACTATCGTGCCTTCGGTCTCATCCATGAGAGGATCGCCTGTGGCGGACAGTCGTATAACTAGAGAGTCTGTATCTACAAAAGTATTGGATAGGCGAAACTGAGTAGCCTTACCAACATCACTGAAGAAGTCTACCACTGAGCCTGCTACTAGCTTAGTCTCTAGGGTATTCTCAATGATAGGAAACGAAAGGTCTAACGCACGACTAGCCCCTTCAAGGGAACCGGCATTGCTACCAATACCCATTGCTAGTAGTACGTTATCGGGAGTGGCTAAGCGCATGCTAGACCTTTCAGTACGTCAATTACTCTTCGGTATCGCTATCTTCAGACTTCTTGCCGCCCTTGGTGCGAGCTACGCGAGCCGCAGCTTTAGGCTTCATGTCTTCATCAGTAGCTTCAACCCACAAAGGATGCTCGTTGTTCAAAGCATCCTTCCAGTTTTCTTGTAGCATCTCTTCCGCGTTAGCGTCAGTGACTTCTACAACATTGCCTTTCTCGACAAGGTTATGATCTGTCATCGGGGAGATATAGCGCTCAGCACCTACTAGCTTTAGTTTCATTTACTGCTCCTTTACCGTTTGAAATCGATTGCAATTAAACCAAAAAGGGAGGAGCAGTTAAGCCCCTCCCCTTACCGACCAACTTTAGATGTTGGTGTACTTCACAGTTGCAGCTTCATCTTCGATCTGTAGCGCCACACGAGCGGTCAGAACGATGATGTACTCACGGCTGCGAATGTCTTTGTCGGTTTCGACGCGGATATCACGCTGGATGCCGAAGAGCAGGTTTTGCGGGAAGGTCAGGAAGCCTTGCTTACCGCTATCCAGAATTGCCAACATCGGAGCCGCCTCAACCGAAACACCAGCCGCGTAGATCGGGATGTTTTGGGTCAAAGCGCTATCGCCGTAGCCGGTAGCACGAGCCGAAACGTTCTGGCGGTACTTGATGGTATTGGCGATGGTGACAAAGTGCTTAAGCTGGTTTAGGTTACGCAGGTACTTCTGCGGCATAGCCAGCAGGCCATTGGTGAAGAGCGCGGGGTTGCAACCAGCGGCAGCGTTAGCCACGATATGCGAAGTCATACGCTTCATGTAGCCGTCTTGCAAGGCAAGGTACGGATCAAGAGAAGCAGTATCGCCGGCCAGAGCCAGTTCTTCCAAGTCGATAGCAGCACGTTCCGCGATAAGACGCATGATGTGCGACTCAAGGGATTGGCCTTCGATGTTGTCTTCCAGAGCTTCGTACGGCAGACGAACTTCAGCAATGACTTCCTTGGTGTTCAAGGTAATCTGCATGGTTGTCGGCTTGGAACGGTCAGCCTTGGCAAGGTAACGATCATTGGTACCATCATCGTTAGCGCCGCCAACTTGCGTAGCAGCCTTCAGGATGCGGGCAGCGAAGCCGATCTTGTTGATCTTCTTCTCCGGTGCGCCCATACGGACTTGACGAACTTGCTTCAGAATCGTGGGTTGATCCAGAATCATGTCGATAAAAGCACTGGACTGTTCCGGTTGTAGCAAACCGCCGTTAGCTGACAGATCAGCAAGGGCTAGGTCGGTACGTTGAATGAGGTCTTTATTGGTAGTAGGCATGGTGTTTATTTCTCCTGAAGAATTTAAGTGGTTACTGCTAGTTACTTACGACCGTGGGAAAAAATCCCAACAAACGGGTCTTTCGGCTGGGACGTTGCGCTATCCACTCCATCGGAGCGAACAGTGGTGGCCCCTTCGATTGCTGTCAAACGATCACCAATCGTCTTAACTGCATCAGCAAGCCCACCGACAGAACGAGTAACTACTTCCTCGACAGCCTTCAGGGTATTGCTTTCACCATCAGCCTTGTCACCTTCCTTGCTGTCTTTTACTTCCTCATCGCTACGCTTCGTTTCCTCAGCCTTAGCGGGGGTAGCTTGGGCAGCGAGAGCAGCGGACACGGCCTCACCAATAATGCTCTTCAATTCCGAGCGGGTAACTGGCGTGTTGTCATCTTGCGTAGCTTCGGTCTTAACTTCCGGCGTAGCCGTAGCATCGTCCTTACGCTCAGCAATTTGACCTTCCGCCCCGGTAACTTCGGTCTTCTGGGTCATACTATGCTCCTTGAGTTTTTCCAAATTGGAACGGTTGAGTAAAACTACTTTCGCGGGGAGTGCATCGAGCAAAGAGCCGACGTACGCCGAGAATTGAGACGCAGCCCGAATTACCAGTTCTTTCCGTACCGAAACAGGCAACTGACTGTAAAACAAAATATCTTCCACCACGCGACGCAGAGTAGATGTTGCCTCTTCCGCCGACTCACAGAACTCTACATCCGCCATACGAGCGCCGAAATCTAGTTGACCCCAACCCCACTGACCGTATGCTGACTCCGATACTACTTCAATAAACGGAATAGCGTCTACTATATCAGATATTTCAGCACGAGTAACTACCGCAACTACGCCAGTTTCTACCTCTACACGGCGAAGCTCTGCGTCTTCCGCGTACTCGCTACGGGTAACACGAATACATGAGTCGGTATTTTCGACTCCTTTTTCTAGGAAGTCAATATCGTGGCGCGTCAAATATGCCATGACGGCCTCAGTTGTTGCGAATACCTCATTTTTGAATTCGATTGCAACAACCGAAATATTCGGCATAGTGTCTTGCATTTCAGCTACTGGTACCTCTGAACGAAGTATGCCAGCTTTACGTCCCTCGCCAATCTGCACGGTAATAGCGTTAGCTGGGATTTCGGCAAGATCGCTACGCTTGCACTTTACTTTATCGCCATCCTGCACAAGCTCATAATCCTCAAGGCCATACTCCTCCATAGCCGCCTTAGCTTCATCAGCGGTAGTGCCCTCTGGAAACTCAATGTACAGAAGAGATGAGCGTTTCGTGGAGCGGATACGGTGGCGACGACCTTCCGTAGCCACGGCACTTGTCTTGGTCATATTAGGTTCCTCACCCTTGTCATCACGAACAACCTTGAACGCTACCTGATTTGCTGGCTTTTCAGTAAGCGTCAAGAACTTTGGTTGCACAAGTTTACTCACTTCAACTTGTTTTGTCACTATTTCGTCAACGCCATCCAGCCTTTTTGTACTCTTACTCATTTTCCATCCTTTCCGGTAACTAGGTTATATCGATGTACATGACCAGCCGCCTCGTCAGTAATAGTGTGCGTACTGATCGTGTGCGCATGTCCATTTTCCTCGGAGGTTCCGCCATCTATGGGTCTATTGTTTACGTCAACCATCACCATAAATATGTGACTGTGGCCGTCTATAGGGTCTTCTTCGGTGATGCCTTGCCGTATACCGTCGTCCAGTACTTGCAGTGTAGCAGACATAAACGATACCAAAGCCTCGTAAGAGTAGCCGTTAATTTTTCCATCTAGGATATCTTGCCATATAACGTCATCAGCTATATACATGCCGATAACCCATGACCCCTCTATAAAATCAGGATCACCAGAACGGGCAATGAAGGACTCCACTACGTGCACCGCCCCCGTAACATCAACGTTATCATGCTCTATATCAATGCCAAAGCCGCGCTGCATGAAAGCATACGCGGCTTGTTTGATATTCTCTTTAGTCCAGTAATCGTTGAATACGTTTGGCGTATCAGGCACCAATACCTCGGCCATTACGATACGCTCCCATTCAGGGGCTGAGCGAGTGTGCAGCCTTACATCCTTTGCAATCGATTTCATTGCTGACCATTCTCCGGTGATTGAGGCTCTACGGAACCAGACGCTTCAAGAGCCTTAGTAGCTGCATCTTTTTGCGCCTGAGTTTCATGAGTATTACCCGCTCCGCTAGGGTCAATGCCCGTATTACCAGATTGTCCTTTACTGGAGAAAATAATAGGTTTATCCATCCACGCATCATAGCCCTCCTCACCTTTTTCTGGATACTGCGGGAGTTCTACCTGTAGGATTTTGTTAGCAGCACCCAAAGCTGACCGTGGTGTTACCGCGCCCATTACATTAAGTGCAGTTAGGCTCTTTATAAGGGTTTCTGGATTAGTAATAGCAGGTGCCCTGCTACGTAGTAGTACTGTCTTTAAGGCCAAACCATCAGCGTGATTAACAAACTTCTTGTTATACACTTCATCAAAGGTAGCCCTTGCCGGTGCAAACACTTGTGTTTCCGCTATAAACGCAGAAACGTTTGCCGTAGCGAATGTAACATCCTGAGATAAGCCAACAGCTACAGGCGGAAGCCTAAATGAGGATCGTACTTTCGCTTGGTTAGCCTCATCGTAATCCTTAAATAGACCATCGCTAGGCCTAGAGTCAGTTAGCTTATCTACCTTAAGCTGTACGTTACCCTTATCCTCTAGACTATCGCGCTCAGGTACAGCCTCTATAAGCATTATCTGGTTTTGCCGCTCTTTGCCTATGCCTTGGTTATTCAGTAGCTTCTTAAGGTCACGGAAAGACTCACCAGTTAGCCTACCTCCAGCTACTGACAGAATCATCGGAGGTACAGTGTTATCCTCAAAGTAGCGTAGGTTAACTTCCTCCGCTTCCCGACTACCTAGGATAGAAGGAAGCTGGTTGATCCAACGTGGAACACCATATACATCCTCAGAATTTTGCCTAAAGTGGATAAGCTCAGTAGCTTCCTTGTCATTGGGTACTGGATTATCTTTAGTGGAGAATGTACCAGTTTCGTAGTTAAGCACCCTAGGGTCGCCAAACTCCTTGAAATACGTTCTCTTGCCTCCACAAATCTGCACATATAGACGAAACGTCTTTAACTCAGTAACAAAGGACGCTCGCTTACCGCGCATTACATCGTAGCGTATTGGTACTGGTTCTGGGTTCTTGGGGCATACCCCTATTACTGTAGCCCTAGCGTGTCTCAGCAAGGATACTCTACCTGCCTTGTCGCGTATTATTTCCAGAAAGGCGTAGCCGACCTTCTCATAGTCCTCTACTACCTTAGCGTGTAGTGTCATCAACGATTCATCAGAGTTGGCATTGTCTATAAACGACTGCAACTCCAAACGCTCGTCTTCATCAATAGGGGTATCCTGCGAGGCCGCAACTATCTCCCACCCGTACATAGCAATATTCGTTACGTATGCTGCTACACACTGCCGTAGCATATTACTCTGGTCATACGTACCTACTAGACTGAGCGTGTCATACGGTGGGGTTATTGGGGCAGTAGACCCCATAGCGCTGCTGGAGTAATCAACGTCTACTTGCCTAGTAACATCAGCCCTGCGCCTAGTCGACGTAAGGGAGGTCACTCGTGCTTCTACTTTAGGCATGCGTACACGCCGAATATGCTTAGTTGTCATGCGGCCACTTCCTGATTTTGTTTTGACGGACTGTATACATAGCCACGATCACGCAAAATATTGTTTAGGCACATAGGCTGGTTGTCATCATCGAATACCGTCATGGTAACTATCCAGCCGCCCTTACCTTCTGACACCAAATCAATTAGGCATCTACTACCGATTAGCTTTTTAACCTCATCGCGTACCCTACCAGCCTCTGTTTCTGGCTTAGCTTTGTAGGCGTTAGGCGCATCTACTCCATGCAACCGTACGCGGGTGCGCTTAAACAAACCGTCGACTCCTATATTGACTAGGAGGATAAAGTCATCGCCAGAGTGTACTTCCTCTACTTTGGCTTCAAATAGTCTACCATTTTTCACTTAGTATATCCCTCAAAGGATGTTCCGTTGTGAATATAGCTACTTTAACACAAAAAGGCAAACACAAAAAGCAATAGGCAATAAAAAAGCCCGGAAAACCGGGCTTTGTAATCGATTTCAAAAATCTAGTACGGTAATTCAACTACTCTAGATAGAAACTGCTCTATCGATGAATCGTTATCGAGGGTTACGTCTACATACTTATCCGGTATACCATCTTCTGACTTATGCTCACGAACAGACTCTACATCTTCTCTGGTTATGCGTACTATTGTGCCTCCCATAGACTTAACCATGATAGCTTCATTCTCAAACCTAACGTCAGGGATTACTACATTGCGTCCGCGCAGCCTGTGCGCACCTATTCTATCCCTAGCGACTATCACCCATAAGTCGGGGTGTATTAGCTCCCTTCCCCATTCCGTACCAAGTGTTTGCATACACTCACGAAGAGACTTTCCTATACGCGGTATAGGTGCCTCTTTATCGTCAATGGCACGGTGGTCTATACGAAGGGCCTGCAACATATCGCGTATAGGGTCTGCAAAACCGTACCGTACGTAGTCACAAGTCTTTCGTAGAACATCAGCCGCAGTATCTTTGCCCGTACGAGCCTTGCCAGTAAATGCAATAACCGGAACCATACTACCCTCTCTTTTGAAATGGGTTACGACCAAAGCGAAATGGGAATAGCACACATTTTGGTGCAGTACATTTTGCTACCTCTCTAGGATAACACCCTACGCAAATAACGCAAAAGGCGCGGATAGCCTTTAACGGTGACTTGGCGCGTTTCCTATACTTATCCTCAATACGATCTGCCGCCTCAAACTCTGTTTCACCTTCCCTAGGCGCATCAGGGGTGTCTGACATATCCAACCCTTCGTCATCTTCCTCAGATTCTACTAGGTCTAGTTCCTGCTGCTCTTCTACCATCACCCTACTCCTTACTCTACGTTGTCTTGTGGGTGGCTCTTCTACTACTTCCCTAGTCCTGCGTACTCGCACCATTATTATCTCCTTACTCGTTTAACCCATACCGGTTTTTCTATCGACTCCCATAATAATACTTTTTTATCCCCAGACAAATACTCAGCGTATACCCTCCATACTTCACGTTCCTTCCTGTGAACTACACGTAGGTAACAAGGATGCTCAGGGCCTACACCGTAAGGCATCGACATTCCTACAGCTTCTACTAGGCTGTCGCTAAACTTCACGTAGCAGTACCCCTTACCTTCCTCGTCTACCAAACTAACCACGCCAGATACCCATAATCCTGACTGTGGAAAATACGAGGACGCTAGCCCATACGATTTTCTCTCTCTGTTATAAAAGGCTTTCACGCTTTTGGCCTATTGCTAGCATGACTTGCCCTACCCGATACTCTACCTGTAGTAGTTCCCTCGCGCTGTATAGGCTTTCCTATGATACGAGCGGTGCCCGTAGTGTTATCAACCCCTACCGAAACCACATGAGGTAGTCCTTGTGCTGCGGTGGCTATGTCATTTGCCGATAAGTAGCTTGGAGGTTTGAAATCAATTGCAAAATTATCCTTCCAGCTAAAAAGCGGGTAGTCGTTAAATCTGAATGACTCAAAACCGCGAACAATACTAAGCTTAGGTACGTCTAGTTTCTCTAGCAGGGAATCATAGGTTGCTCCTGCCTGCCTAAACTGCTCAGCAAAGCGTTGTAGGTCTGGTACATTCGCAACCCCCTCACGTATTGCGTACGTTGAATATAGAAAGTCGGATACAACGCTATAGCGCGATACACGATTATGGTGTAGTTGCCGTATCCCTCCCCCATGATAGGTAGGATAACCCGCCCCTTTCCAGTCAAATTCAAGTACAAGCGTCTCAGCTTCTTTAGCTTTGACCTTGCTACTGTTAGATTTCCTAATGTATTGAGGCTTCGCGCCCTTTTTCCCACAATACCTATTTTCATAAAACGCCTTCCTTGGGGAGCTACCTTCAGAAATTTGTGTTGCTAGGCATATAAACGGACTCTCAGAGTACGTAATCATCCTAGAATAGTCTAGTGTCTGGTCTATTTCGTGCGCTAAAAATATGGGTGCCTTGCGTTTAACCCACGCATGGACGCATAAATCCGCTGCCGCTCCTTTATCCCACCTATGGTATGACGGCATATCTGGGTCTTGGTACGTCACTATTTGCTTACTCAAGGCTGGCGATATGTACCCATACGAAACGGAGGCGGGGCCATAGGTGCTTAGTATGGGTTCAAGTAGCGTGGCGCATAGATGTGTACCTTCAGCTAGCTTGCCATCGTCACCATCCCATATATTTTTTAGGCCTTTAGTGTACACAGAATTACAACCCATGAAATCACTAAGTAGAAAATGCTCAGATAGTCGAATAGTGGTAGGATCAATCTGCGTCTTGCGTACTCTGCCGGCCATTAGTGCAACACCGGCTTGACTGTTGTAGCCTTGGCCTCTTTGGGTGATTCTTCTTGCTGACTCAGAGCCGTTATTACTTGAGCCATCACTGCTGCGCCCATAAGAGCCGCAGTTGCGCGTTGTTGGTCTGCTTCCTCGCCTACATATACAGTAGCTCCGGTAAGGTCAGTGCGCATAACCATTATTTCGTTCATCTTTCTGGCTATTACTGCTATGTCGCCCTCGTCAGGTAGCTGTTCTAGGGCAAGCATGAATGACATAAAGGCCAGAATGGTTAAATCTGCCGTTTCTTTCGTAGGATCATCCATATAACCACGCCCCATATTGCGCAGTTCATCGTACATATCCTGCCAGCTAGCAATTTTAGCCGCCGTTCTGGCGTTTAATTCCTCTACATACGCTAGTTTTGTGGCTATTTTTGGGTCATTTTTATCGTATTTTTCGTTAAAATCAGTCATTTTTACGCTCCTTTTGTAGAAAATATGCTGTATTTTACGTCCTATAGGCCCAAAAATGTAGCTACAGAGAGGCCAAAATGGGGTCTTTTCTGGCGTAAAATACGTGATTTCCTCTACGAAATACTAGTTTTAGGCGAGATTTCCACCCCGGATCGACGTATTTTGCGTGAAAAAACTCTATATTTTGCATGTTTTGCGTACTCAGTAGCACCTCTTGGGCTACAGCCATAGATGATCCCCACTCTTTTTTCGTTATAGGTAGAGACTCGACTCGTATAACGTGAGTAGTTTTGCCCTTCTTATCCCGTATAGTACGAATATACTTGTGTGGTTTCCACGAAAACTGCCCCTTCTCCATAAGTACTTCGCACTCAGTCATATTACGAATCTCTGCTCTATTGCGAACTACGTGTGCTACAGCCTCTTGCCCAGCTTTAGGCTCCCCTCGCGCTTCCATGAATATAGTTAGGGCTATACATAATAATGATGCGGCCATTTGTATCTCCTTCAGTACGATACTGCGGTTCCTACTTCTCGTATGCGCACAACTACTACAACGTACGCGGCTTTGATCCCGATAGGTACACCGAAGTCCAATATATCCGGTTCACGATGGCGAAAATATTTAACGGCTATAAGTCTGTTGCCTTCCTTTAGTCCATACCACAAATTATTACTCCTTTGAAATCGATTGCAAATTTTCTTTTTCTAAAGCAGCTACCATATCATCCTCTGTACGGAATTCTCTGGGGTCGCCGTCTATGTAATACCTAGACCGTGGCCTACCCATCTTCATGCCCCGCTTTGGCGTTATAACCTCTTTCTGTACGTGCAGAAACGCATCTCTATATACGGTATGCTCCCTGCTTATGGCGTTTATAGCGCCCTGTATGGCCCAATACACTTTCATGTCGGCACCTTTAAGGTTGTACTTATTTACTACCGGCTGACGCGCCTAATATAGCCTTATTACGCCCATTAGGGATGGTGATTATACACCATACGAGAGGTACGCCGCCCACACTTTTCAAGTTGTCGGTATGACCTTTCCCAATCAATACCAACTGTCCACTGTTGCTCTGGCCCTGTGCCTTTCTTTGCTAAGTTAAACTACGGGGAAGTGTAGGCAGCGTATTAGATACTAGGATTTAGCTAGCCGCATAGCGTTAGCTAGCGTCTCATCATCCACTTTACCGCTAACATGCAGGGCTACTAATGCACGTAGAGGAGCGTCCATCTCTCGCCCACTCTCGTAGCGTGAGCCTCCGCTCTGGGTTACCCCGTACTGTTTCCAGAAAGTAAGCTGGTTCTGCTGCACAGAGGTACGATGCGCCTTCAGCCCGTCGAATACCTTACGAATTTTCTTAGCTTCACTTGCAGTAATTGACATGATGTTCTCCCTATAAAGTTCTTGGTGCCCTGCGCACCCGTACAATTTCCTCAGCTACCCTAGACCTACGAACTCTACCTACTGGCTCTACAGGCCTACTCCTAGTGACGCGCTTAGGTACAGGCTTATCTTCGTCGCCTCGTAGCTCCAAGTGGTAAAACCAGTACCTAACCGCGTTATAGACAACCTCTTTAGCCTCTTTAACACTACCATAATGGCCCTGTTCGCAAGGTATTCCCGGCAGGGATATATAGGCAACGTGCCTAAGACCACGAGTGGCTAAAGAAGTCCAATCGTACCCTACGAAACCTACGTCCCACTTACCTATTCGTAGAGTAGGCTGGGTATCGGGCATAGGTGTTCGCCTACGCTCATACCACTCAAGTTGCACTATCGACTTCCTGAGCTAACTCTTCCGCCTTCTCTGGGTTACAGGTCTCGCAACCATCTCCAACTAGCTTAGTTGCGATAGTGCATTCACAGGCTTTCTCTGCCTGATACTTGTCCATAGCTTTTTGCTCTTCCTCAGAGAAGAGGGTACCAATATCAGTAACTGGGCAAGTGTCTGGGTACGGAACAGCGATGCTCAAAGGAGCGTTAGGGTCTTCTGCCAGACCGCGCCATTTATCCCCCGGTTCACCGAAGATACTAGGGAACCAATGAGCCTTTTTACGACCCATAGCAGGCTTACAGAACATCCACTGACGGCCTGTCCACATATAGCGTTTTACCTTAGTAGGTTCGCCCTTGATATGGCCCTCAAACTCGCCATGCTTCTTAGGGTTAGTACTGCAATCTACCCACTTGGCCCTTTTGAGGCCGTCTTCACCAACTGTGTTTCCGTCCATGACGTTCTCCTTTACCTGAGTTAACTTAACCGCGAAACCGTATCATAGCAATTCAAACGGCATGAGCGCAAGTACCACGTAACTATTGCCCTAATAGGTACGCTAGGCTCTCCATTTCACTCCTCTGAGCCTTAGTTTCCGATACTATAAACTCTGAGAAATGGCTAGGCACATCCTCTATGCAATATCGTGCAAGCATATGCTCTGAATAGATAATAATCTTGTAGGTACTCACCCCTAGTTCGTGCAATTTCACCATGCGATGATGCCCATCTACGGTAAGACATGAACCATCATCCATCCACACGCCAACTATAGGTAAAGACAGATAAGGTTCACATAGCCTATCCAGCTTAGCTTGCTCAACACCCCGCTTAGCGCGTATGTACTCCACAAACTCACTATCTATTGGGCAACATACTAGCTCCGCATCGCCTTGAATCATAGCCCTAGACGATTCTCGGAACATAGCTGACGCATTGATGTGCCTCACCAAGCCATCATCCTCTACGTGAGTAAATATCTCATCACGAGGCCTACATTCGTCCATTTTCATTTCTACACTCCTTTATCCCTCGGTAAATAAGTACAGGTAACATAACTACACAGTAGATAACCCACCGCAATAGCTCTACTTTCACTTCTTGCCCTCCAAGTAATCGTGCACTACATGGGATATACGCTCACGTAACGATTGGTGGTCATAATAGAACTCGGCCATAAGTCGTAATTCATTCACCATGTCACGTACTTTGTGTGGTTTAAGCCCACCTATCAAAGTCTCCTGCCTGCCAAGCATACGCTCTTCGATCAGTTTCCAAACTACATCGAACTCAGGCCAATCCTGCTCGACTACTACAGCATTGAAAATAGGCTTACCGGCCAATCTACGCCTGTACGCAATATCCCCACCTATCTGCCGCAAGATATCAAGATCACGTTCCTCCCCAAACTCAAGAATATCCTTGATTTTGAAGACCACATAGCGAACCTGCCGCTCAAAGACAACCTCTTGATTGCTCATTGCAACCTCCCTACAGCCTTTAGCGCAGCGAACGCCTCATAACACGGATCATCCGTCTGCTTATTTTTGATACGAACAAGGGCAGCTACCATAAGCTCAAAATGCCGTTTCTTTTGTAGCTCAATATCCTCGTGGCAACTACAACCAGCATCGTCGCATTCAAACTCCCACCCTTCATCCTCTACTTGTACCATGTGTAGAACCCCTTTCCTGTCTGTAACTGCATGCCCTGATGATACCCACCATAGGGCGCATAATAATCTTTAGCCATTGCTTGCGGTGCGCTAGTGGAACCAACCACTCCATGACCACTTGTGCCATAGGCAAGACGGCTTTCGCTACGAATAGAACTAACTACAGCCCGACGTTCCTCAACGTTGTCGCATTCTACCCGCTTGTGCCCTTCAACTATGACCGACACCCGACATTCGGCATGGGCATTACTAACCAGCCAAACGCCCACCGATAACCATAACAATAAGGCTAGCGCTCGCATCACCCTATCCCCGCCAATATAGAAATTTGTTTCTGTAACCGATCATTCTCCTCCACCAACTTCTCAGCGCTATCTTTCATAGCCTCGTAGCAAGTCCGATCAATACCGCCAATAAGTAACTCCAACCTATTGTGGGTATTAAGCACTAGCTCTGCCATCTCTGGCTCATCCATACTCACCAAGAAATCCGCCACATCGTCCATATCCATATCATTTCTCCTTTGGTTTAACCAGTATCCATAGTAGTTTCATCGTGTCCTCCCTCCGCGCTCCATCATGTCCTTAACCTGAATCACCGAAAGCTCCAACATATACTCGGTAGCCAACGCATCCACTTTGCGCACATGCTCCTCCAACTCCCGAACTCTATCCAGCAACTGCTCCCGACTGAATCTCTCCAGAGAGCCGTCCATCCTTGTTCTTCGCACTCTTTTTACAGCCATCAACCTTCCCCTTAATTAGTGTCGGTTTAGTAGGCAACCCTTTCCATAATCTAGGTAGGAAAGCTACTGACGATCCTCCCCATCGCCCACGCATAAACGACCAACGCCCCAGAGCGTATCCCGCAGGCCAATTAACCACCATCATCTCACCGCCTTTATCTACCGCCAAGAAATCTGCCCCATCCCTCGGCGCACTCCCCATCGGTCTCCACCCTCCGCTATGTCTCGGCATCTTCTCTCCTTTTTGTAATCAATTACAAATTCTCCGGGGCAGTAAATGTGCATCTCTGATGCAATTAAAGTAACCATAAACTAATCGAGATTATACAAAGAATTGAATGTATCTGCAATAGCCACAAATACTAGTAGGAAAAGCATATTGTTTTAGTCCTCCCGCATGCCTAGATTGCCCAAAAATTCTATATGTCTGGAATTGTGCGGACTCTAGGTGGACTAAAAAGAATTCTATATGGCTGAAATAAAAAATCGGTATCCATCATTTCCTTACAGCACCAGAGGATATAAAAAAGACCGATATTACACGGTCGATTTTTTTATAATGAAATAGGTTAATGTGGCATGCGATTTGCTAGCGTTATGATCGTGGGGATAAGTGAAACTAATGTATAGATATGATAAGCGATATACCCAATAACCGCATAAATAGAAATGTTTTTCATTATTGATCTACCTTATATAGGATTAGATAGGGGCGCTTATGTTAGCGCCCCTTTTGCTTATCTTACTTTGCCCAAAGACCGGCAAATGCCTGCCGCATGATACCGCTTGCGAAACTTCCCCAATAAAGCATATTAGGGAATTGCGCTCCATCGCATGCTTGCGTTATAGGTTGCCCATTCCATTCTTTCGGGCATTCTCCTTTGCCGTTTATAAAGCTTGCGATTTCTTGAAACTTTGCCGGATCATTATTAACCCTATCTTTTGCCCAAAGCATAGCGCCCTGCTCGGTGAGCGCTAAACCGCTTTCCGTGCGGTTTAGGTTGCCTTTTGATACATGATAAGCAACCGCTTGTTTCATGCCTTTGTGGTCGATTTTACGAACCATACCGGCAACCAATGCAAAAACGTGAGCTTTCTTTTCTGCCGCTTTGGTGGTTGCCTTTACTGGTGTGTTGCCTGCCGCTTTGGTGGTTGCTTTGGTTGCTTTGGTGGTTGCTTTGGTGGTTGCTTTGGTGGTTGCCATTTTGACGCCCCTGTATGGGTTGCCGCGAATCGGTCGCGTTACCGTGTTGCCGTGTTGCTGATTAGAATTATAGGGGCGCGTTTCTGCATTGCAAGCCTTTTTTGTAATCAATTGCAAAAATAAATTTCTTTCGTTTTTCGCTTTCGGGCATGCCCCTTGCATTGTCAAAAGTCATACCATACCAGACGCGTCGGAAATACCCGATAGGGGTTGCCTATCGATCAGCCCCCGGCGATAGCCCCAGACCACCCACATACCCAGACCATGTATCCGACAGCACTAGGCCCAGTATTGTAGGGACAGTGGCACCAGACCCTCAGCAGCACTCAGTAGGAACAGCGCTACCAGTACCCTACAGTCAGCAGGCGTCAGGGTATAACCGATAGCGTGGCAGCACATGCAGGGGTATCAACTACTGGATGGCAGCACCTGAATAGTAGATAAATAAAAAGGGAGGTTTTACCTCCCGATTTATTAAACGCTCAAATGTAGAAACGCGTTGTTTATGGTTTCCTCTGGAGTAGGTAGGAATACCCTATCGCCGGGATACTGAATAGCATTCTCTTCCTGCGATAAATCGGATTCGTCAAACCAAAGGAAACCTATAGAATCGTCGGTACCGAAACAACCCTCTGGGTATTCAACAATGAGGATACGACCCAAGGAATTCTGGAGGGTAACAACGCTATGGATTTTGATGTTAGGCATTTCGTTTGTCCTATATGGAATTGAGGAAACCCATTGTACCCCGCCCCAGAAATCGCGTGTGCCTCAGGGGCCTACCCCTCACCAGTAGACAGTAGCACCACTATGTAGAGGGTAAAAGAAAAGAGGCCGAAGCCTCTTATCCTTACCCTCTGAAGTATGCAAGCATATCGACAAATGCTTCCTGCTCGGAATTGAATGGCCCCATTACTGCTTCGATTGACCAATAAAATTCTCCCGCTTCGGCGTATATACGGCCCTCAATCATGTTGTCGTCAATATCGCGGAACGAAACGACGATATCTGAGGTGTTAGATTTGATTTGCATGGTTGTTGCCTTTCCTCGTGGTGTGGTTGGAAGAGACCCATTGTACCTCCCCCACAAATCGCTCAGAAATGCCACATTTGCAATCGATTTCAGAAATGACACTTCACCACCAGACACCACCACCCAGACACCACCGCCATAAATACAACATATGCGTGGCACCACCGGACTTATTCGACAGCAGCATAGTACAGCAGGATATGACAGCAGGCACCACCCACGACACCAGAATAAAAAGTAAATTTTATGGCGTGGCAGCAGCCACTTATCAGTACTGGCATGGCACTTGCTCAGCAGGAAGTGTGCCAATAAAAAATCAGGGAGGTGTCACCCTCCCCGATAGTCTCACTCTATTACTTGGCCCAGAGCGCAGAGAACGCTTGACGCATAATCCCAGTGGTGAAGCTACCCCAGTAGAGCATGTTCGGGAACTTCACGCCATCGGCCACAGTGGTAGTCGGCTGGCCCTTCCACTCCTTCGGGCACTCTCCCGTACCCTTCACGAAAGCAGCTATCTCTTGGAACTTGGCAGGGTCTTTTGCTACCCGCTCAGCGTCCCACAAGGTCTTACCCTGCGCCGTAAGCTCTACACCCGCCGTGGTGAGCTTCAGGGAGCCTTTCGATACGTGGTACTTGACGGCCTGCTTCAGGGCCTTGTGTTCGACCTTCACGGCGAGGCCGGCTACCAGAGCAAACACTGTCGGCTTGACTTCAGCCTTGACGGCAGTCTTCTTGACGGGAGTGTTCTTCACGGCCTTAGGTGCAGCGGCCTTGACGGTTTTCACGGACTTCGTTTTCAGGGTGGCGTTTGTCATCTCAGAACTCCTATATGGAATGTACTACGTTGATGGAGTACCTATTATATCGAAACAGTGGCGCTTGTGTGCATCACGCACAAAATATTTTTGAAATCGATTTCAAACACCAGAGGCATATTCAGCAGCAGACAGCAGCACTAAACGCCAGACAGCACCATACTAGTAATAGAAGCCGCATGGCACCACCAGAAACGTGATAATTAAGGGCACTTAACAGCACTAGGTTGCGTTAAAAGAACAGGGGTAAGGCATAGCCCTACCCCAGATTAGGCCCTATTCTCACATTCCGGGCAGTACTCCTAGCCCGTTGTCCGCAGCGTAGTGGGTATTGTTACCCAGATCAGTAGAGTGATCCTGCCCGAAGTACGACACTTCCGATTCGATGAAGCCCAGATTGATACCCATGACCTCAGCGTAGTCGGCGTTAGGGGCACGGACGTAGGTCTTAGTAAGCACGCGCTTCTCTTCACCGCCTTCGAGGATTTTCACAATGGTACCGAGGATTTTGAACACTGCCATGATATTCTCCAGATATGGAATGAATGGGATGTACTACGAAACGAACTATACTACGTCAGAGAGGAGTTCTTCGTTCCACTGACGCTTCCACGTTGCTGCCTTTGCCTTCCGCGCACGGCGGTTCTCGATACTCAACACAACACGCTTGCTACCCGTTGCCACTTTACTCATCACTGATTCGTTATTCTCACGACGGCGACTCTTGGACATTTCAGTTACTCCTTTTTGTAATTGATTTCAAAACGAGACCCCATGTTGAAGCAACACAGGGCCATCGTCAATACTCAGTCGTAGGCCACAACGATCTGATTGTCGGTCAAAGGCTCTTGATCGCAGTACGCCGTTGCCGCCCCATCCAGAAACGCTGACTCGATCAGGGCGGACTCGACTAGATCAATGTAGTGCTCATTGCCAGTATTGTTGTACAGGTACTCAATGACTTCCGGCAATGCGTCAGGCAAACCGGCTCCCGTCTCACGAGCGACCTCGCCTGCCAAGTATCCTGCGCGGTACGCAGTAACAACAGGTGCGGGGCGAATAGCATCGCAATACGCAAGGAACTCAGGGGAGGGCGTCTGTACTTGATTGTGGAACATTTCAGAACTCCTATGTGGAATGAACTAATGGAGAACGAATTATGCCCTGTCCCACGAATCGCGGGTAGGTCACCACGTACCCACATGCGGGGCGCTCACCACTACACCACTCAGCAGCACCCACCACTCACCACCACTATACAGTAGTATCAGTAATAGGTGGCAGCACGTAGTTAGTATCAGTACCCCGTGGCAGCACCCATAGTTATAAGGCTGCCGTGGCAGCACATGACAGCATGACACAATAACACCATACCACGAATCATATAGGGCACGATTTGAAAATTTTGTTCAGATGGGAAACACGCAGTAAGACGGGAAAAAATATAACACAAGTAGATCGGGAAAAAATATAACACAAAGTAAATCAGTAATAGGATGCACTCTATGTCTATATGCAGTCCTATATGTCTTATATGGTGTATTCACTATCTATTTACCTCCCCGCCCACAAATTAGGTACTTGCAGCGTTGATCCACAGTTGCTTATGGTGGTCTGCTTGTCGCATTAACAGGTCTGCTGTTTTGTAGTGTGGCGCTTTAACCTTGTCAGGTACTGGTTTGTTATCCCATACCTTATAGATGAGCAGGGCCTGTTCCCGCAGTCTAGTGTATTCCTCATAGTGGTATTTCTCAGTAGCTGTCATTCCTTTACTCACCATAGCCTCCCTCACTCAAAATCCTCACGCTTAACAGGACGATACCGTTTAGTAACCAAGGCATCAGCGGCTACCACTAATTCATTAACAGGCCATAGCTGTATTGCGCCATGATCCAGTGCAAAGTTATCACAGTAGTAGTCGTGATACCTGACTAGCTTCAGTCCTCTCCTAAGCCACACTAACGCAACGTAGTCAGCGTGGCCTTTGTGGCTCTTACCAGTAAATAGATTATCTGGTTGCCACACCCCGCCCGACGCAGCATCGTACATGATGTCTATATCACCGGGTTCTTTTTTACCTTGCGCAGTAGAGCCGAATAACCATACCACGTTAAACCTGAATTGACTCCATGCACAGTCCGGCGTATCTACTACCCCATCACATGCAGCTAACCTTTCCGCAATCTTGAAGGCAGAGCGTATAGCCACCTCTTGTCTCATGCCATTCTCCCCAGATACGTATTCTCCAGCCGCTCCCGCATTTGCTGTACAGGCGCTTCCGGCATCTTGCTCAGGGCGTGTGCTAGGAACATGACCACTCTCTTAGCCTCTACACTGTTTAGGTGTAGTACCGCCCCGCGCACTTCTAGCTCCAATCGATCAGAGCCTTCCTCCATGACTACACTAACCATCGCATTGACTCCCACGGAATAGTTGAGTAAAGGTAGCAGTGTCGATAAATGCCTTCCCCGCTTTTATCACGCTGTCTGCCGTCGCAGGATCGAATGCCCTACGAAGATCATTCTCCGTTATCACGACATGCGCTCCCGTAGGCCACACGCCTTCCTGAATCTCAGGGCGATCCTTAATAGGTCGAGTCTGGGCCTCCATCAGGACTATCCCTAACGAGAACTTATCCCTACAGTCTGCGCACGGCTCATAGTTCATTACTGAGTGCATTGGTGCCTCAGCGCCCTTTGGGTAGGATGCACCAAACATCACTATCTCTCCTGTACCCTCCCCGCACCAAAAACAAGTTACCAGCGACGGGTTCAATCCATGCTTTGCACTAACTCTCATTTCACACCCCCAGTGACGTAACTGTGTCGAGAAACCCACGGATGGCAAATAGCCACAGTAGAGTACGTCCTACCCACCAATCCGCATCCTTTACCACTACTATTGCCTCAGGCATTCGCATGATCCCTCCAGTATTTCCACGTTTTAGGTTGTTGAGCATTCCACTTGTTTATCAAGTCATCGGCAGCTTTATCCAGTGAGCGTTGCGCTACATAGCCTTCCTCACCGAATATGGAGTGCTGCACTGGCTTGAACTGGGAGACTCCAGAGCCTCCCGTTTCCAGATTCTTCCAGTGGTAGTCCATGTTAGTTACACGGCCCTGCGCGGTAGCCGATACAGGTAAGCCGATACATTCCCGGCACGCAACCTGCCGCAGTACCTTGTGCCGGAACCCCAGTTACGAATTCAATAGCCTGCATGTACAGGTTAGCCAGATGGTAGGGAACCATGCAGTCAATTGGCTTCTTCCAGTCATCCTCTTCGCACACTTGCTTGAATGCCTCGCGGTACAGGTCGGCTGTCTGGTACTGATTCACTTCACGCATCATCTTCTCCTCTATGGATTGAACATGGTGCTACTTTACCGCCCCACTAAACCTTCCGCAAGCCTCAGTTTGCAATCGATTACAAATTCCCACGCTATGCGAAAACCACGAGAAATTCTCGTAAATTCCCGCAATAGCACGAAACTATCGACTTTCACAGTTTAATAGGGATTTCTTATCAGGACGCAAAGTAGTCTGATTGCACTGTTACCGTGTGCCGTCTAAACTTCAGTATGTACTGCGTATCCCAACAATGAACCGTCATCAGGTACGCTGCCTGCCCGTATTGCAGTTGGCAAACTACGATAGCACGACGAATAACACCCGTAGCAAGCGACCAGTCGGTGCCGGCATCCCATGTAATACTGATTGGATCACCGCGCCCGTACTTCGCATTCAGCGATAGTAATTCGCTATGGAATTCGTCACCACTGTAGATCGGCTCTATCAAGTCAGATCGTTCCATTTTGCTTCTCCTTCCACAACATCTTGAATACGGAATACAGGTGAGTATCGTCGGCGTAGGTGTATATCTCTCGCACAACATCGTTCAAGTGCGGATCACATTTACATGCCGACCAGAACGCATCCCATAGATACCTACGCGTAGTCATCCCAGCGTCTTTGTATAGCTGCTCAGTATCCTCATTCAGAAATACGTCCATTACCTCACGAAGTCTGTCTATATGAGCAGGTTTGATTTTCAGTGTCATGGCTTACCCCGTCACACAAAAACCGAGATGTGCGATACCGCCAGCCATCCACATCTGCTGCTGCGATAGGATAAAGCACACTGCGTACCTACCACCTTGGGCCGGCATTAGCACATAACGTAACCTAGCCTCAGTAACTTGATCTACTAGCTTATCGGCAGCTTTCTCCGCATTAGCCTCAGTGGCATAAGACTTGATACCATCAGTATCCTTGTATAGTCTCACGATTAGCCTCCCATGATAGTCAAACGCTGCACACCCGCAACCTTCTGAAACAGGTATGTGAGCTTTCCGGCCACGAAGGCATATCCTTTTCCAGCCTCGTCCTCAAACTCATACACATCCGACCCATTCATCTTCGCAGTTGCAGCGAATAGCGTACTAGCAGAATCTCCGCTAATCTCCAGTTGCCCGAAGGCCTCGTTATACACTACGTCCATCACGTACTCCTTGGTTAGATGTAATTACACTTGGCAGACAACTGCTTGCGCACTTTGTCAAATCCATACAAGTCAATCAGTCTGGATGCCTCTTCTTCAGCTTGCGGATCGGCAAACGTCAGGAGCCGGTCTGCGTCTAGCACTAACTCAATCAGTTCTTCGTTATCCTCGCAGAACTCTGCGGCATCGCAGTATATCGCACTCACTACGGTATGCACCGCGTCGATCAGGTGCGGGGAAAACTCTATCGGCATGCGTTTTTTAGCAGTCACATCTATCTCCTTTATGGAATGAACATGGGAGAATCTTACGCCCCCAGTTACGAGGGCGCAATCCTCACTACTACTTTTCTACTACGGTAGAGCAAAGCCCCAGTTTGTTGTTCGTGACATAGGCCGCAGCGCTAGCTGCCGTAGCGAACACGCCGTACATCGTGCCGCGTTTGCAGTCGCGCCCTTCCTTGATAGCACGAGCCATGACATGAGACACAACGTAGAACATCGTAGGTACAGGTTTCATTTTCATTCTCCGGTATGGATTGATGGAATCCGAACTATACCCCTACAGGGGCTTACTTCTTGCCCCACGTAAGGCCGTAGCGTGAGGCACATACTGGGCCATACCCCACTTCTGTACTGCGCTCATCCGATAGCCCCCTACTACAGAAACAACAGTTACCTGTGAGCTTCCCATGCTCCGCAGCTACCCCCTCTGGGTCGCTAGCCAACCTGTTAAGCAGCGCCTCTACCTCGTCCATTCCAGACGATGCGGTACCCTGCTCCCACTTACCATCCTGATAGACTCTACCGTACCAGCCGTCGTTGCAGGTATCAACTACATTGACGGTATCAGGAACCCTGCTACGCTCTCCAGAAAGGTACAACTTCACCCCACGACCTGAAGGAGTAGCCAGATTGAACTTCGGGTATTTCAGGTGTTCCTTCGCTTTCTGAAACATCACATACACGCGCTCGAAGTTAGCCACAGTAGCGGGTTGCGGATCACCAACCAACTTACTAGCCAGTTTGGCTACCCAATACCACTGCTTGTCCGACAAGCCACGAGTAGCGCTCTGGGCTACCAGCGATTCCACGAAACCGCGATCCTTGTCCGACACAGTACCGGACTCCAGACCAACCTTGAGTGCATCCAGAGCAACAGTGCGATCCATGATTAATCCTCCACGAATTTGAGCTTAAAGACACCGGGAAAGTAAGAGCAGTCGCAGGTAGCCAACTCTACTTCGCGCACATATACCCGTCCGGTAGAACCAGCGTGGCGCGGCTCATCCCAGCCAGTTACTGTGGCCTCGGTACCACGAAAGCTAGTAACCTTGTCACCCTTCTGTACTGCTGCGCCACTCTCCGTATAGATCAGTTTCATTTCAGTTCTCCTGTATGGATTGAATTAGCCTACGAAACGAATGGTACTCCTACAGCTACTCTTCCGATACATCCACGAAAGACTCTTCGTACCACACATACTCCAAGCATTGAGACAGTTCATTCTCCACTATCTCCATGTAGGCATCCCGTACTACCGGTAGCACGTTCTCGTACTCCCCCACGGCTACAATATCAACATCGTCCGGCTCAGAATACGCGCCATAGGACATAACCGCTTTCTCAAGCAGAAAGCCCTGTACCTTGACCACTTCATCGCCCAAGATACTAGACCGCACAACCTCAATCTCTGCCTCAGAAATAGATACCCAACCATCCAGCGTTACGATCAATGGACGATCACTCGCAGGGTGAATCTCTACTCTCATGTTAGGCCGAAGCTTGCGCAGCGCCTCTACGCCCTTCAATACAGCATCTGCTCTACTTTTCACGGTATTCTCCTCTATGGAATGAATCAATAGATGAATGGTACTACCTCAGGGCCTCCCGCGAAAGGCCCAGTTTGCAATCGATTGCAATCAGCAACACCCAGCAGCACTCTGTACTGTAGTACAGCACCTATAGTAGATACTGCCGCATGGCAGCACCGTACTACGGGCGAAAAAAATCAGGGTGAGATTCCACCCTGATAAACTGGCGCTATGCGCCAGAGGAGGGATCAGCGAAGCTGCATACCTACGGGGATCAGGTGATTATCCTTGATACCGCACTCGACGTTGGTCTTGCCTTTGGAGATAGCGGCCAGATACGCGGCTGACAGCTTACCATCAACCTTGCCGCCCTCCACGCGCCCCTTGAATACTCCGTACCCTTGAGTAGTCAGAGCGACGTTACCACCCTTCTCCTCCATGTTTCCACGCTCAATGTGGTACTTGATAGCACGGTTACCCATGACAGCGATAGCTGCGCCCTTGCGCACCGACTTTTGCTCTGCCAAACCAAGGAACCGCAGAGCGGCATCGGTATGTGCAGAAAGCCGAATGCCTGATACAGGTCGTGCGCCTTCGATAAACACGAAAAACTTAGTTGCTGCAACAGCAACCTCCTTCATCAGCGAGGGCTTCGCCTCTGCCTTCAGCGATACTGCCTTACGGGCAGGCTTCGCCTCAACCTTGGCAGCGGGTTTGCGTGGGGAAATTTTCTTTGCAACAGTGGTCGTGGTCTGGGTCATTTGCAGTACCTCCTTATGAGATGAACAGAAAAACAATGTAGGCTATATAAACTTGCCATGTATGAACTTTACCCTATCAGGTAACCGTGCGATATAGCCACTTAACGCCTCGTCCTACGCACATGAGTAGGTGTCACTACCTCCTCTTCCTCTACGGGTGCAGGACGCGTACGCACGATATGTTTTGCGACTACCTTCTCAGGTGTGGTGCGCCATAGATCACTACCAAACTTCGATACGTTACCCATGCCGCCATCACCATACTGCCTCTTGATAGGTAGTAGGAACTCTTCTACAGGATGCTTCTTAGGCTTACCCATAACTACCGCAGTAGCCGGTGACCTATCACCATCCGCATCGGTGAATTCAAGCACGTTGTTGTACAGAATGTCGCCCTTCTTCAGCGTCTGGGCTACCTCGTATGTCAGTCGTTGGCTCATGCTACCTCCCAGTCGTGGAAGTTACCCAAATCAAAATTGTCGATATAGCCACAGGTCTTCAGCCCATACTTTACCGGCAGCTTGAAGTCGAGAGGCCGACGCGCCCATGTCTGGCACTTGCCATTAACACGAACCCGCATGGGTGTCTTGTCAGCGTTCTTGGTGGTCTTGCTATGCAGAATCTGACCATGCTTCAGCGTCAGTGCAATCTCTTTAGTAATCACGGTGTAACCTCCTGTATGGAATGAACGAGTAAGTATTCTAGGGAAGCAGAGGCCTCCCTGCAATACTCACGAGTGAGTGTCTCACTCGATCCCTTATCCTCTAATGCGCGTCCGCACCGAGACCCTGTTGTTGGCGTGGTCGTCAGGGCTACCACGATTCAATGGCGAAGCATACTCAGTCTCCTTTCAATTACCTCCCGCAGTTCGCGGCCAACGAACCGCAGTTGAGGGTGGGCGGACAGGGTGCGTGGCCCTACATTGCGCACGTTATCTGTCATTTCGCTGGCATCACAGCCAATCTCACACGCCCCTAATCGTTAATCAGCTTTACGGTAGATGTTCAGGCCGATAACTGCCCCCTGCCCACCATCAATCGGGGTATTGCCATCGGATGAAGCCACGATGTTGCTCTTGCCGGATTTGGACGGCCCCAGATCAAGATTCAAATCCACCTTGATGGTCATAATACCTTTGCTGTCGATCACGTAAGAAGCGTTACGACCGATCTTACCTTCAGCATCCTTGAATGTACGTTTTGTAGCCATATTGCACCGCCTTTCTTTTAGTTTGTAATTGATTGCAAATCCACTTACCTTACTTGCCTCACTTCATGTTCGCCCCTCCTGTATGGAATCAATCGATGGTTGAACTTTAGCGCCCCAGAGACCGGGGCGCAAGCCCCACATTAACTACCCATAATCAGTTCAATCTGTGTAATACCTTCCTCAGGCTGAGACTTAGGCACATAAAACTGTTCAAGGTATATATGGTGGCGATCCCCAGTAGCTTCGATCATCTTGCCAGCTTCCGTCAATAGCCTAGCCCACGTAGGGTTAGTAAGTACCGCACCAACGTAAGGCTCCCCAGAGCCGAAGAAGTCATCGCCAGAACTAACAACCCTGCACGTACCGGTAAATGCTCGCTCACGCTGGGAAATAAAATCACATCCATTACGTTGCACTAATCGGCACCCTGCGATAGGGCTAACAGAAAATACAGCATTTGGTCTAGCGCCCATCACTACCTCCTGTCTATATGAAATAAGGAAGTCAAACTTTACTGCTACAGCGCCCATCCCGCAATACCCACAACTACCCTACTCAGGGTGTAGCGGCCAGTAGCATACAGCGGTATCCAGCTACAGAGAGCTACAGTATTGTGAGAGTCGTGGCACCACCTACATCGTGCCTCTATTGAATCTAATCACTACTTTCTTTTTCTGTTTAGACACCCGCATCCTGACTAGGCTATCGACAGTGGGGCGTACTACCCGTACCCCACCGTCTTCTGTCCTAACCTTGCGGGAACCACGACTGCCTAACGGCTCCACTAGCTTTCGTCTATCTACCATACTATCCATCATCAGCTACTATTACCTGCGGAACATCTATACCGCCAGTAGCCCCAATACCCACCCAACCGTTACGCCAGCGATGGTACGAATGTACAGCTTCGCTTACCCAAGCAGCAAAGTCTTTCTCCGATACCGAACCTCGCACAATCTCTGCCGATACAACCAGAGTTACTGCTACTTTACCGTCCGGTAGCAGTGTCCTAGGTGGTCGCCTTACCCTAGTAGGCTCAGCTTCTACTACCTGCACCCTCCGCACTCTACGCATGGCATCCTTCTCCATGCAGCCAAGAGACATACCCCGCACCGCGAGTACGTTTCTGGTACGCTTTAGATAAGCCAGTAGTCTCTGCGTATTCCTCAGCTACCTTGTAGGAAGTAAAGTCCAGAGGGCTTAGACTACCATCACAAGCTACCCTAGACCACGAGAAGAATAGGAAGTAGATAACAGTAACTCTGATACGCCATACACCGCCTCGTGGTTCATAGTAAATTTCGTAGATCATCAGCATCCTCCTTTATGAAATGGATCAATCTAGCGCACGAATATCGTCTATGTCAGCTTGCGCATCCCATACACGTAAAGCTTCCTGTAGTTCGTTAAACGCCTCATTGCACTTAGTAGCCTCATCTGCACTTGGTCGCTCTACAGAAAACTCTTCTTCCTCCAGCAACTCATACATATCAATATCCAAGTACATGCAGACTAGCAGCATAGACTTCATCACACGAGTAGTATCCTTCATGGTTACTCGCGCCACCTTAGCTACAAGGTCATTAACTCGCAGGCCGCTCAAGTGTTCATGTTCAGTTCCTAGTTTATGGGTCATATGTATCCTTTACTCAGATCGTCCGGTTGCTTGATGCACGTTGCGGCTACCTACGGAAGCCTCAGGGTTGCGGTGGTTGCGATAGATACGACCGCCGTACAGTTGGTCTAGCTTGCTGCGTGTCAGACCGTACTTGTCTATGTCCTCAGAGGTGTAACCAACAGAGGAACCATCATCCGCATGTACCACGAATTCGCATTTTTCCACATTGAAGAGAATAAACCTAGACAATACAGGCAGTATTTCATAGAACAGCATGATGCTGGCTACGGCAGGTTTTTCGCCTACCCGCGTATTCCAGTTAGCGCTAAACTGTACCTGCGGATTCAACACAATCTGCATACCAAAAGCCTCACGGATACGCTCTACTCCATCCTCATTCAGATCGCAGAGTAGCCTCATGGAGTAGGCACAGGCCTCCCCTGTCAGGGCGTTGATACCATATTTCTGAAGATCGTTCCAGTTATTTATGTGAGCAGCCATATGTGTCTCCTTTATGGAATGAATTAACGAAACCGAAATATACTACGTCAGCGGGTACGACGCAACCTAGCAGGTTTATCAGATGGTGGCTCTATCGCTACCTCATCTGCGCGTAATGGATGATTCTTCAGAAAGGCTCTGATGCCGGCTAGCAGCCATTCCTCCCCTTCAGGTGTGAGTATGTAATACTCAATACCCTTGCGCTCAGCGCGTGTGAGTCGAGCGTTACGCTCCATCACTCTAGGTACGTTTAGCCCAATCTCAGAGTGGGCCTGTACTACCTGTACCGAAACGAAACCAGAACGCGCCCTAAAGCAATTCCAGATTTCTACCTTGGTGCAGGGTGCATCCTTACTGAATACTCTCACCTCAGGTTTCATAGCAAATCCTTCTTTTGCACGATTCTATCGCCAGTAAATAACTCTACGCACTTAGGGCATCTGGCTAGCCAACCATGAAATTCACCATCCGTATGCTCATGCAGCGGCTGGTCATCAAATAGGTGGCATACCGGCGCAGTACCAAAGTGCTTGGTGAATAGGAACATGCAGAACACACCCGGTTCGCTAGCACAGGTGGTATCTCCATGCTCAAAAGCCAGAGCATTTCTCATTTCAGTCCTCCCCCATCTAGTACCATAGTCACTTCCCCGCGCTTATTGAATTCCTCAGCGCAACATCTAATCTGATACCAACTGTCATACACTATGTATGCTCCTGTTTTACGCTCACGTATGTAGTGCATGTAATCATCCACTAGATTACCGTCTTTCCACGCCAGCTTTTTAATGCAATCATTGCCACGTTTCTGTAGCTCCTTCTTCAGGTGATACAGAAAATGACTCTCGTTTTTGTAGCGTACTTTATCACCCAAGTCGCGCTGCACTACAATCTTTGTAGGGTATATAGTCAGTTGCATACATCCTCCCCGAACCTATCATTCACGCAACACCAAAGAGCCTCGCCATGCGTGGTGCAGAAGTCCATCTGCTCCTCAGTATATTTCTCAAAGTATTCCCTGTCCGTATCACCCGGTTTTAGGCAGAGAAAGCTCATCAACACAGCTACCGCTTCGTCGCTGTCCCACGCGTTACATGGGCTACAGCCATAATCCTCGCCCTGAAACAGCATCTTACCATTCATACGAAAACGATACCCCAGCCTCTGCTGACCAGTATTCATATGCCCCGGCACGTAATACAGTACCAAAGAGAATACCGGATGCTCACGGCCTTTGGTGTAGGGATGGAATACGCACTTACGAAGTATGTCCAGCATGTGTCTCTCCTTTATGGATTGAAATCGATTACAAATTATATCCTAACCACATCCGCAATGCCTGCCTCACGTAACTGCCAAGCAGTGCACATATTGTTACTGCCGGTATTAGCATTCTTCACGAAGGCCTTGCGCGGCAACAGCTTTGCTGACTCCATAATTTGGAGCACTAGCTGAAGCTCACCAACGAACTGATCGGAGCCGCTAGCCACAAACACCGGAGTATTCTTCTTGATCTGGTAGATTTTCACAGACTTGGTAGTGTGGCCGTTACGCGGAGTATGCTCAGAGTAGGCGTAGATAAAATGCAGCATTGGTTTCTCCTTTATGGATTGGAATCGAACAAGCCCATTATGTCGTACCAGACTACCTTGCGCAATCATCAGCTTTGTGCTTCTTCCTGCGATACTCCCGCCGCAGAACATAGGACGTATAGGCTATCGAATACAGCCTTCTGCGTGTCCTCACCGCTCAATGCGCTATACAATGCCTGAGCCGCCTCCACGGCCTCTTCATGGCTAGCCATCTCCTGCTTAACCACTTCCCACTCTGAGGCTACGATATTGGCGAAAAAGCAGAAAGCCCCTTGGTACTCCACTTCCTTGCTGGCTTTCGCAGTGGTGAAGTCTTGCTCACACATACGAACGTATTTGTACAGCTTCTCTACCTCTGCATCTGTCCAGCTATTCCATACATTACCTTTACGCAGAGTATTGTACTCCACATGCTCATACCCATCAGGGCGTACTTGGCACATGATTTCATCGTGTAGGTCACGACCATCCATACCAGTAAAATTGCGACCCTCAAACTCAGCAATGACTAGGTGCTTTCCACTACGACCACGAAGCTGCAATTCTACAGATACTGGCGTACCGTCCCACAATTGCCTAAAAGTATCGTCATCAGAAATAGACCTAGCAGCGTCTTCCTGCCCCCAAGCCCACATATACTCTTCATGTGACTTGTGCAGTCTCTTAGCTAGATTGTAGTACGCAGCCATTAAGTCTGGTGTGCAGAAACACTCCGCAGGAGTATGCTCACTAGAATACTTGTCCCAGATGTTATCAAAGCTGAAGTCTGTATCGTAACAGGCTACAGTAAATTCAATAGGCCACTTGCCGTCAAGATACCGACTGTACCCACCAATGCCTTCTAGGTACTCTGCACGAGCCTTGCGAGACTTATGCGGAAAAGTGTAAGGACACTTGATCTTTGCCATGTCAGCCTCCTTTGGTGGATACGTGCGACACGCCCCACCCGATGATAGTTACCGCCTCGTTATCCAGCGGAGTCAGGTACCCCTCGGCGTTGGCTAGGTGTAAGCCGTTATTCACAGCATCCCGCAGAGGGCCTACCTCCACGGAACCATCCGGTGAATCGGCTTCCACGAGTACGCGCATTTCGACTATTACTTTCATGTCAGTCATCCCCCGAAAAATATTCAGTGGTCAAGAATGCCATACCACGGTACTGCTCCGTGACAATAGCCTCCACGCTATACTCGGTAGTGGATTCCACTTCCTGACCCTCACAGAAACCATCAAGCTCATCCTGCGCTTGTTGCAGGGTGCCTGCGGATAGAACTACAAACTCAGTGGTACCTGAATTGAAATTGATTGCAAAACCAAACAGAGCCATATATTTCTCCTTTATGGAATGGATGCGACAATTGAATGATACGGCTACAGGGTGCCTACCGCAAGCTACACGCGATATGCCCATCCCGGCAGATCACGGTATATCCATAGATCAATATGCTCATCAGTAGGCAGTAGCATACCAAAGTACCATACACTATCTGCTTCGTCTAGGTAGAACGACACATGGCTTCTGCGTAGTTCTTCCACAGATAAACCGCACACATTCTGCAAATACGGGAATAGATCAGAGGGTGCTTTTATATACACCTCGTACTCCCGCTTACGTGCAGGGCTAACTACTACAGTATTGTTTATAACACCGCAATAGACTCTAGCTTCAGAGTCTTTTGCTACGCGCCATTCTTCACGATCAAACACGATATCACCTATCTTAGAAAACTACCAATACCTGTAGCATAACACATAGCATCTACTACGATAAGTGCAATAAGCACTAGAATAAATTTAGCCATGAAACCTCCCTGTCTCAGAGAAGGTTTCCTGTATGGAATAACCATCTGCTTCAGCATGTTAGTGTTGCAGATTGAGTAACGGCAGCATGAACGCATCGTACTCTGCCCGTCTAAACCAGTGATAGGTTGCCCTAGCCGACTTATCGCCTCCAGAAGCCCAGTTCACTCTCTTATCCTCAGACAAGGTTGGGTAGAGTTTTCTTACTCCACTAGCCCTGCCTTTATACCCCTCATGCTCCACGGTAATCCCGATATACCAAGGCACTTGCTCAATCTTTATATTCACCTTTCCGTACCGGCCATCAAACAGCTTGATGAAGAAAATCATCTCAGCTATGTGGTAATGGTTATCGATGTTTTGCAGTTCGATATACGGCGTACCGTCCTCTATAGGCAGTAGTACATCTACCTTATCCTCATTCAGTAATGGAATGGGTTTTATGTAAGAGAAGCAGCCGTCATTGGCATACGCATACTCCTCACGAGTGAAGGTATCTGCTAGATCATAGGCCTCCCTCAGCGTCTTTACCTTATAAGCTATCCAAGGACACTTAGTATCCCCTGACGATACAGTATCTGGTGGTATCTCTAACGATGCCTCCACTGCATTGTTGGCTAACAGGTAAGCCATTTCCTTCTCATGCTTGGCCTTCAGTTCTTCTACAGTTTTCATACAATTCTCCTTTCTGGAATGAACCTATATTCTACGTCCGCTGCACGGCTCAACGTAAGAGCTAGCACGAGTCCACGATAGTACCTTTCCCGCCTCTTCACGTACCCCTATACTGCCTATATTACGCAGTTCAGGATACTCTACTAAGTCCCACGGTACTACCTTCCATATAGCCCACGAAAGACCATCTGGTGTCTTATCGTAGATCACTCTCTTAGCCTTTACCGTCTTGTCCCAGAAGTGCGGCACGAAGATACGCTCCTTGTAGAAACGCCCACGAGTAGTGATATAGCCATCACCATCCACCTTGTAGGTGTCTAGCGTCATAGCACGAGTAAGCATTACCGCCCCCACAACCGTTTGAGTATTGCATTGACACGCCTACCTTGCCGCGCAGTCAGAGAGTGTATGTTCATGGTGCGTATCTTCTCCACACCCTGCTCAAAGAACTCACGATCTTCTGGTGGTGAATCGGCAGAGAACCATGTAGGGCTATCATCGTCCGTCCTCGGACAGATACCGTAGGTATTCACCGCCCGACGCAATACGGCTAGCAGGGTATCAGTATCGCTTTCCTCAATCTCAGGAGGGCCATCGAAATCACCCATCTCCGCAGATTCAGGGGTAATCCTTTGCGTATATATTGTGTATGTAACTTGCACTGTTTTCTCCTTTATGGAATTTGAAACTGATTGCAATATACCGCCCCAGAACCTGAGGCGCAATAGGCAGTATAGGTGGTGTGCTGTCTCAGGTTAGGCCCTCCGCAGCAAGGAGGAAACGGAAACAGGCTTTAGAAACAACACACCCCTATACTGCCTATGGTGCGAGCGAGAGGACTTGAACCTCCACGCCTTGCGGCGGCAGAACCTAAATCTGCTGCGTCTGCCAATTTCGCCACGCTCGCATTACTTGGTACAGGTACGGGGAATCGAACCCCGCTTCCCACCGTGAAAGGATGGTGTCCTAAACCGATAGACGATACCTGCACTGGTGCCCCCGACAGGGCTTGAACCTGTGACCCACCGATTATGAGTCGGTTGCTCTAACCAACTGAGCTACAGGGGCTAACTACTCAATCGTCAGCCTTGCGGGATTTCGCAGTATAACCGTTCCACCAAGTCTTACGCTTCTTACTATACTTGGGTGACACGTTAAACTTCTGGTTATGCGGCGCACCGGGATGCGCCCTAGCAGAACCAATTTCACTTTCCTTACGACGAACCATACAGAACCCCCTTCCGTTTCGTTTTGCGATGACTGAATTTTAGCTATCCAGAGCGCCTGACGCTACGCCCACATGATGACTACAGAAATCTAAGTCAGGATTCACTTGCGGCCAGATTGTAGTAGCTTGCAGTCCATTACCATGCTCAGTCTGCACAGGTACTAGAAACGGTTTAGGGGAATCAAAACGGCAGATGGTGGCACTTTGATGCTGCTCAGGGAGGGTAGAACAAAAAGCACAACTACTGCATGTGTTAGACATGATATACCTTTCACTTTGAAATTGATTTCAACCATTACCTGTGACGCGAGCGCAAATTATCTACCTACACAAACCCGTAGTCAAGCCCCAGCAGATACCAGCTACTACCACGTACAGAGCGTATAGCAACCTAGCAAACCGTCGTGTACAGAGACAGAGAGCTAGGTGCTATAGTTTCTGTGGCAGCACCAGATTACGGATTACGAAGATTCAGTGGCAGCACTAGGGTTCTGTCTAGGTAGTAGCCTACGCTCCGGTAAGGGACAACCGGAAGTGTACTTGTACGGGCAAAGAGGCCTAGCAGATATAGAGCATACCGCAACACAACTACACTTATCGGGGTCTTTCGGTTTAACAGTACATACTAAACAACAGGCTTTCTGTACGCCACTAGGTAACATGATAGCTCAATACATTCTAGGTAAGACTACGCCATACTGCCCTTGGTATTTTCCGCCACGATCCTTGTAGGAAGTCTCGCATATCTCGTCTGCCTCAAAGAACAGTACTTGAGCGCAACCTTCCTCCGCATATATCTTTGCAGGTAAGGGAGTGGTATTGGAGAACTCTAGAGTTACGTACCCTTCCCACTCTGGCTCAAACGGAGTTACGTTAACGATAATCCCACAACGTGCGTAGGTACTCTTACCTAAGCATACTGTCAGCACGTTTCTCGGTATCTTGAAGTACTCCACCGTCCTAGCCAAAGCAAAAGAGTTTGGCGGTATTACACAGTATCCCTTACCTGATACTTCTACGAACGAGGCAGGATCAAAATTCTTAGGGTCTACAACAGTAGAGTTGATATTGGTAAATACCTTGAATTCATCCGCGCAGCGAATATCATAACCATAGCTAGAGGTACCATACGACACTACTTTAGTACCGTCTACCTCCTTTACTTGGTTAGGCTCAAATGGTGAAATCATGTCGTACTGTTGTACCATGCGCCTAATCCAGCTATCGCATTTGATGCTCATGTTGTGCCTCTCTTCAGGTACGGTAATAGGTTTGAACTGGTGGTGTCGAATAGTTTATCGGGTCTATGGCAAATAGTTTCTTTAGACCAGAACCTAGTTTTACAGCCAGAGCATTCTCTTTCCCTATACTGCTTTCTGGTCTGTAAAACTTTGGTACTAGAACCGCAGTGTGGGCACTTCAGACAACACCCCAATCTTCAGCTAGCATGTCTGTCTGCGAACATAGCCAAGGAACTATATCGCCTTGTGCCGTTTTCATATCAACATGCGCGTGGTAGCTAACAACAGTACCAGCCGGATAGATACCAAGTAGGGGAGGCCTATTCACCTCAAAAGAACTACCCGGAACAAGGAATAGAAACATATCTTTACCATTCCACCCATCACGGCTTACCTTAAGCCCACTCTTCATTGCCTCTAATGCTTTACCAAAATTCATTTTAGGATTCCCCTTATCTGTGTGTGCTTCCATATCATCGTTTATTAGCTCAGCTAGTTTTTCCCACCTAGCGTACTGCCACTTCATCTCGACAGTAACGAACATATCAGACTCTCTGGCTAACTCAATTAAACGCTCGGCATCCATAACTAGGCTCCAGTACTACCAAAGCCGCCAGCGCCACGCTCAGTTTCCCCAAGCGCGTCCACTACTTCAAACTCAACACGATCAATAGGCACTACCATAGCCTGCGCTACACGATCCTCATGCTTGATAGTCAGTGAACCATTATCGCAGGTAAGCTTAACCATAATCTCTCCACGGTAATCTGCGTCGATGATGCCTACGCAATTAGCTAGACGGGTATCGTCTTTGAACCCATGACCGCTACGAGAAAACACCAACATTACATGCCCCTCTGGAATCTCCACCATAACCCCAGTAGGGAATACTTGAGGGTTGCCGGGAGTCACTACTACAGTATCAGTGATCGACCTGTCAAAAAACCTAGCGTGTAGGTCAAAGCATGCAGCGCCTGCCGACTTGTATTGCGGGATAATAGAATCTGCATGTGTCTTAGCTATCTTCACTTTCATGGCTCTATACCTCTCCTTGTTATTACTGTTGATTGGTGTTTAATCTTCGTTACATGCTTCAACAATACTTTCACACCCTTAACTACCTTAGAGAACTTTAGCTCTCTGCAAGGTTCTTTCTTCAGGTGTGTGAATACTGTATTCGCCGTATCGTAATCGTTCGTGTCAGAGCGTACGCTAATGACCCTGTTGTACTGCGTCATTTCCACTAAATATAGCCCCATGATGCGTTACTCTACACGGTCTATACCATCGGCGGGATGGCTATGCTCTGCCTCTATAAACTCACCGAATAGCACAGGCCAACGCTCTGCCATCGCCCAGCCAAGAGGAACCATAACCTGACGTATCTGAGGGTGTGCATCACGGTTAGTGCGTAAGGCAAGTATGTGTCTCCACTCCCGTACGTTAGCAGTGATTTGAAGCTCTGTCTTGAGGCTGTTTGGCAGCACAGACCTAGCCTCTTGCGCACTGCGCTTCATAACCTGCGTAAGTGTGTTGTATCCCCACTCTGCCCATAAGCAGGTAATCATCCATACGTCAAAAGAGTTAACGTAAATATCTATGTGGTCTGTTAAGCCAGTTAGCTTTGTAGAACTTGCTGTGCCGGAACCCATAGACTGCTGATACAGTAGCGAGGTAGGCATCTTTACCACAGACAATTCCTCGGTGGGGTCAAAGAAAAACGGCTCTACTACAGTAATCTCATTGCCGTATTTATTCTTTGAATAATTGCAGTACCTAGTAGACTCCTGAGAGAAGGCAGCAATACGGTGCCTGACCTCCTCATGCGATACGCCACGATCATTTACAATGGTGACCGTAATTACCCCATGCTCTAGCACAGACTCATGCTTAATTCCGTGCTTGGGAGTAAGAATCTTACTTATAATCTCTGCGTCACTGCCGGGGCATATCTTGTCTTCTGACTTGTAGCATATACGCGCCCCTCGCTCTATGTTGCGCATTACCTTGTTGCAGTCCTCTATTACGAAGGACGGTTGCACTATCCTCATAGTGTTCTCCCTTTTTGAAATTGATTTCAAATACCAGACAAGATATCGCGTATTACTTTTCTATCTGCGTAGACTAAGAAAAAACGAAAGCCCTCAGTACGTAATGCGTACGGTACGCGGAAGAACGCCACTACCGTAGTCAATAGTACTGCTACTACAAAGTAGAAAGTGCGTGAATGCGTACCTAGTTTTCTATGCAGAACCCCTGTGGCGACGTTAACGTTACCTAAGCATAGGATAATTTTTACAATAGCTAAGGCTAGGTATGCCATAGCCGCAAGCTCAATAGCCGAATAGTTTTGCAGAAGTTCATTCATGGGTCGCCCTTTCTCGTTAATAATTATGAGGTTGCATCTTACTCCTAAACCAGTTTATAGGTCAAACTCCAGACTACGAACGCTCTCTAGTCTCATACCTCTCGTCGTACTCCACCCTACCGCCACTAGCAGCAAGCGTTTCATCATCCATCTGTGCAGAAGTCCATGACGCTCTACGCATAAGCATGGAATAGTAGGCCCCGCATACAGCGTCGGCTACGTCCTTCGATCCATTAGGCGGGTGGTCTATCTTGTCTTTAACCTCATCATACTCCAACTCAAAGAACTCGTTAATCAACACATCTTGGCTGTGCATACGCAGCCTACCGTCATTGAACGTGTCTCGTAGCTGCTTATACGGCACTGAGGTTTTATCCACCGATATATGCCCTGTCTTCATCCCCTGCTTACGCCATTGCTGGATAGACTCAATACTGAATACACCGTCGTAAGTTACAGACTTGATAGGGTACCCATACATATCGCGTAGTTGCTTTACCCACATCCGTACTTCGGCAAACTGTAGCTCATTGTTAGCGTCTGGTGCGATAGAGCAAGCAAGCTCTACGGTAGCTATAGGAAGCTTCTCAATGATCCCACCATTACGCTCTACATCTACCATGCCGTCGAATCGCACCATCGCTATACCGCATCTATCCCCCGTTGTTGATAGGTCGATATGTACGTACCTTGGCCTTGATGGATTGGGGCAGTAGTGACCGAACTTGACTCTTGGCATATCATCTACGCCCAGTATCACATTGTCCTTATCTAGGAAAGACTCTACCCCATGCTCTGTACCAAGATCGACAGCTTCGTATATCTTGAAGCGTCTGCGGAAGAACGGACTGATTGAGCTATTGGATATACCACATACGTCACGCAAAGCAGAATGAGGGTTAGCCTGAAAATCAGATAGATACTCTACTGGTATGTCTAGCACCATAGAGCCTTCCGGTACTTTCTCGCCATCAGATAATACGCGAGTATCACTAACTACATCATTACCTACTAACAATCTAAACTTATCGCCACAATACCGCTCTGCCGGCCATACCTCATACTGTGGCCTATCGTATATGTATACACCCTTCTCTTTATGCTGTATTACCTGCTGTTTACGCTTGTCAGTGAAGTCGCCTTTATAACGGGTAGATGAAGAGGTACATATAACTCCTATCACTGGGCCTTGGCTGATAAACCGGCCTTTCTTACGGCGCGTCATTGCACTATGGATAGTCTCGGCCTGATCGTATACACCAGCCCTTCCTGTGGTTACTTCAGCCCTCTTAGACTTTAGTACCACATTCATAAAGTTAATTTCATCTATGATTCCGCCGATGATAGCTTCACCTAAGATGGCATCAGCATCAGAGCCACCCGGAACTACACGTATGTTCTTCTCGTCAAAGATCATCTCAGACTCTACCAGCTTGTTAGGCCGTAGATGCTTCTGGAAGTAGGGTATTCCCTCCACCAATTTACGAAGCGGTGCGTACAGAACTTTCTTGGTTACGTGTGGTTTAGCCGCCATGATGGCGAAGACTATTGAGGTAGTCTTAGGTAGGCCGTACAGCGCCTGCGGTACATCCACACAGGACAGAAGGTACAGATGATATAGAGTGGTAATCTTGGCTATCTCTGATTTGCCAGACGAGGTAGACCCCATCAATACAGCCTCTGCGTAAGACTCTCCCGGCCCCATCCACCAATTCTCATTGATAGCGATGATCGCCTTACGAACCTCAGGCCATAGTGTTATATCAGTAGCCCCAAGAAACTCAGGGCTATCTAGAAACTCCTCTATGCCTACAGGTGCGTGTGTTAGGTGCTTTAGGAAATTGAACAGGTGCGGATCATTGCTATACACCTTACGCTCTAGCGAGTAGGCATACATCCTACCGAATAGTTTATTATCACAGGTTTCTATAGCCTCGTAAGCCTGCTTAACTACCCTAGCCGCTTGCTCACTAACTCCACTAGCTACCCCCGGAGTTGGTCTTCTACCACGCCTAACTCTAGCTGCTGTCACAGTTCAAGCTCCTCGTGGCTACCTGAATCTATAACCTCTTTAGCCACATTACTAAACTCAAGAGACTCGCCCTGCAATAGACGTTCTGTATTTTCCATAAGTCTCTTAACGTCAGACATACCGGTACCGTCTTGTGCTAGCTTGAAGCGTAACACATCGTACACTCCCGCTGTCTGGAAGAACCTGTGCATGTCATTCTTAGCGGCTAGCGCAGTACGTATAGCAGCAAGCCGCATGGGCATGGGTATATTTGAGTTGGACGCGGCTCGCATAGCCATAGCCGCAGCTTCGTCATAGTACCCTTTACTATCACCAATTATCTCTTCAATGTCTAAGGCACGAGCATCTTGGCGTAGCCTACGCTTAAGCTCTTCCCTATCACGATATACCTGCGATACAGATATACCTAGCTGGTCTGCAATCTCATCGATAGGGATACGGCGCATCATAAGACGATGCAGTAACCCTAGCCTATATTCCTTCTCGTACTCTCCAGCCCTACGCCGTACCTGACCAAGCCTGTCTCTGGGATTAAACTCCTCAGACGGATTACCCGCTACGGTAGCTGCCGGAACTAAGGCCTCAGGCCGTGGCTGTACTACTGCCGTAGGCTCGCTAGCCATAGCCTCCACTTCCTCGTTAATATCGGCTACATCACCTACGCCCTCACCGCTAGTAGAGTCAGCTAGAGACGATCTAGTAAAAGCAAATCCAGCCCTGTTCCTACGGGATATACGGCGACCTTGCCCTTGCGACCCAGTATCATCGTCCATGACGGCTCCTTACTTGGTACACATACTTGTGGAAAACTGTAGCCACCGCGTAGTCTCAACGTAATCCTTGAACTTAGCGCCGTAGCACATACTCTCTAACCACGCCGGGGATGAAGGCCACATCGAGTTACGCAAGGCTACTGTCTTAGCCTCTATCTCTTCGTCTGAATAACCATTAGCCCTGCGGAAATCATAATACTCAGAGGCAAACTGTTTAGAGTAGGTATCTGTAGGCTCGTCTTTCTGACCAAGTATAAGTACGCCACCCTCCCGCAATGACTCATAAGCCCAGTCAAGCAACTTAGCCTTATCCTTATCTTCCTGTAAGAATTGCAAGATGTAGAACATGCAGATTACATCCGCCTGCGCTGGCATAGTTACTAGGTTCTTCGCGTCTGCCTCTAGCGTATGTACCCAAGGCATCTCAATAGATAGCCTGTTTAGCATAAACGGTGACATATCTATAGCAGTGAAATTAAAGCTACTGCTACCTGTCTCTATAGGTATTTGTAATTGATTGCAAATCTCTTTGAAGAAGTGCCCACGAGAGGCCCCCACATCATAGACTATTACATGATCCTTAGATAGCGTATCCTTAAGCAAAGATACGTGCAGCCTATGCGCCTCCTCATACATAGGAATACTGCGCTTAGCCATATCAGGGAATATGTCGCTAACCTCTGCGTCAAACTCAAACACGTTACGCCGCTTAGGGTAGTGAACTACGTTGCCAGCAATCTTTTCTATGCTCATGGTGTTTCCGCCTTAGTGAACGATCAGGGTACCACAATTCTTAGTCGTTTGGCAAAGGCATCCTTGGCATATTCGACCAGCCCCATAGAGGTTCCATCTGAGTAAGGTAGATCAAACTCAATCTCTAGCGCCTTACCAAGCACCTTGGCATTAACCCCCTTGGGCGATGATAGCTTCCAGTAGAACACGTTACCTCCGGGGTGAAACTCCCGCTTGTTCCACAGGCGAGAAAACATAGTCTCAGCCTCTTCTGTTGTGTGGAACTTCTGCACCTTAGGGTTACGCATTACATCACCTATACGCACCCCCGGTTCCGAATCAAACACAAAGTAGTTTGCGTTGCGTATACCACCATACTCATAATTGAAATCGCTTATATCCCTACAAGTACCGTATATACAGGTATCCTTATCCGATAGGGCATGTACGATAGCTAGTACAGCCATGCGGTCTTGCGGAAACGGTACGCTGTTCATTACTGAGGCTAGGAAGATAGACGTAAAGTGCCTACCGTCAGCAATCTCGTCTAGGAACACCTTAGCCATTTTCTTTGAAAAGTCAGGGCTAGGCACACCATTCTCTGCTGAAGGGTCTATACGGTAAGGCTCAAACTCACTACAGTTCATGCCACGCTCTTCCAAGAAAGGCTTTACTTTGCACAAACCAGCACCGAAATCTAGCAAACCGTTACCGTGCAGATCGCGGAACTTACGCCAGTAGTCTGTACTGTATGAATCACGGTCAAGTAGAGTGCGCCCACCATTAGCCCAGTAGCGATACGCTTTAGGTACATTGCCTCGATTATTCTGTGGGCGACGATACGCAGAGTAACGCATCATCTTGGCAAAATCATCATCCACATGAAAGTCCATGCTTAGGTAATTGAGGAAGTTCAAAGCTACCTTGGCAAGCTCATCAGGTACTACGATGATAGGCCATGTCTTCTCCCCTGCTTCCTTGGCGGCAAATAGCCTATATACGCCGTTAACTACCTGCCCCGACTCCGATACTACAACCGGTATGCGGATGCCCATTCGCATTACGCTGTCAGCCAGAACGACCGCCTTTTTATCGTACTGGTCTCCGGTATCTTTTCCGAAATCTACTACAGGTTTTTCCTCACAGGCTAAGGCTAGCCAATCCTCACCCTCAAAATCAGGAAGGTTCTCTGCGGCAGCGATAACATCGTCAAGGCTTAACCTTCCTTGTATGTTGCTGCCGGTATCAAACGCATTGAAATCATTTGTAGCACGATTGAATAAGATGTTGATACCCTTAACATCCTTATCCTGTATATCAACAGTAACTACAGGAAGCTTCTTGATACCCATATCCAAGGCTACGGTTCTACGTTGATGCCCAGATAGAAGCATGCCTGTAGGTGTGGAATATACGGGCATGATGAACCCCAGTTTAGCTAAGGATAGGCGAAGTAACCCTAGCCTAGCCTGATCCGCCTTACGTGGGTTTGTATGGTCTGGCGTCACCTTACCAATCGGCCTATTATTTACCATGATTTTACCTTTGCAATCGATTTCAATTTTGATGCTGCGTGATACCTAGCCTACGCTTTAGATCAGCAATGATAGCCTGCTCGTCGTAGTCGTGTAGGGTGCGCACACCATTTACCCATTCCCTGTAGTCTGCCGCTTGAATAAAAAATACAAGCTCTCCTAAAACAAACCTAGCAGTAGCTGGTGCCCTGCGCTCTGACCTACGAATACGGTCTTGCGCCGCAGCGTCTACCAAGTTAGATGAGTTAAGGCAATCATCAGCAACTACGTCTGTAAGGCAATCAATCTCCTCACGAGTCCATCCGAAGTCAGTAAGCATAAGCCCTGACCCTTGCAGCTTGGATATTTCGCCAGATAGTAGATCAAAGTCCCACTTGGCAAGTTCTGCTACCTTGTTGTCAATAACGCGGAAAGCATTTATTTCAGCTTCGCTTAAGTGATCTACTTGGACAACCGGAACCTCGTGCATGCCCAGTTGTTTAGCCGCCGCAACTCGTGTATGACCCGCAACAAGAACATTACTGGAATCAACAACAACAGGAATGAGGAAGCCAAAAGTACGAATAGAGGCAGCAACAGAATCAATAGCAGGGCCATTGTCTCTTGGGTTGAACTCGTAGTTCTGTAGTTCATGTATATCCCTATACTCAAGTTGAACACGCGTATGTAGCTTATTTGTAGTAGCCTCAGGACTTGTAGTACTGGGCCTCGTCCTAGATCGTCTTGCAGCAACCATTATGAACTCCTAAAGACAAAAGGGGCAAGACCCATAACAGGCCCTGCCCCTTCATTAGCGGAACTACCAGATTAAGCGCTTGCCTTGACCTTGCCGGTAGCCTTGGCCGGGGCAGCTTTCGCTGTGGCCTTAGCCGGTGCCTTCTTAGTCAAAGGATGCTCAGCCGCCCATTCCATAACGATATGCTCGAAAGCATCGCTAAGGTCTTTGAAGCCCATCTGCTCAGCAACGCCATTGATGGTCTCTTCAACAGCCGCCGCTTGGTCTTCCCAAAGGCGGAACTTGAACATCAGCTTACGCCGCTTTTCGCCCTTCTCGCCGCCGACTTCCTTGTACGATTCCTTGATGGTATCGGACAACTCAGCAACCGAAGACTTCTCGGCAAGCTCGACAAGCTCTTCAGCGTTCTCGGAAGTCATAACCGCAGCAATCTTGCTGCACTTAGTCCAACCAAGTTCTGCCACTTTCTCTGCATCGATACCGTTGAGGCAGAAATTGTAGTAAATCTGGATCAGGTGCATTGCCTTGCGATAGCCAAGTCCGGGGAGCTTGTCATCGATGTACTGCTGCCATCCGCCCTTTTCCTTGTAAGCAGGATCGACTTCTTGGTAAGACTTGCCAAGACGAATGTGGTAAAGAACGCCACCAAGCTTGTAGTCCAGAGCCGCGCTGTCTTCAACCAACTCGTTAGCCAGTTCAAGAATATCCTCAGCATCGTTAACCAGAGCAAGGACTTCCTCGTTCTCGTTTTCAAGTTCGGGGAACGGATCGACTTCTTCAGCCTCTTCCTTCTTGGGCTTAGCAACAGCCTTAGCCTTCGGTTTAGCTACTGCCTTAGCCTTTGCTGCCGGCTTAGCTGCCACCTTAGCGGCTGGCTTAGCCTTAGCTTTAGCCTTGGGAGCCTCTTCTTCAGCTTCTTCAGCTTCGTCATCAGCCTCGTCAGCTTCCTCAACCTTGGCCTTAGCCTTAGCTGGTGCAGCCTTCACGGTACGACCACGAGCGGGTTTCTCTTCCACTTCCTCTTCCGCTTCTTCAGCCTCGTCAGCCGCAAGATCAACCTCGTCGAAGAAAACATCGACAAGAATAGTCTTGGGATTGGCTTCAGATTCTTTTTTCTTGGCGTTGAAGTCGGGGTTATCGATCTGCACGGCAATAGATTTCTCCTTGTCGTTGACCTCAGCTACTTCGTAGCTCTCACCTTCAACAAGCAATTGCTCGTCTTCCGGTACGTTATCAGAGTAACCCTTGAATGTAACGTTATTACCAACTGCAAACTTGGACTTAGCCATAATTCCACCTTCCTTTCATGTTTACCGAAAAACGTGCAAGAACCTTTCTTGCATGACCGTATGCTACTTAAACCAAAAAACTAACGCAACCAACAGACTACTTTTGCAACCGATTTCAATTTGCTTCTAACAACGTGCTTGCAGCTAATGCTCGTTGCCTGTGGGCGATAGGTTTACGCCCTCTCCTAGATGGCGCATTACTACTATAGTACATCTCGCCCATCAACAGCAACCCTGCTGCATCATACTGGTCGCTTGTAGAGAATGATACGCCTAACTCTTCTCTTAACGCTACCGACACTTGCTCTTTATCTGCATTGCCTTTGCCCGTTGCAAACAATTTCAAACTCGTTGGCGGGATAAGCAATATATCAATACCGCGCTCTAAAATCAATAGTTTTAGAACTCCACCTAATTCCCCTAGGTCAAAAATAATATTGCTCTTACCCCTGAAACCTAGCGCATACCCCTCGTAAGCCACGAGTGTAGGTTCGTACATATCCAAGGCTTGAGCTACAGAGTCTCGTATGTACTTTATCCTATCGATACCCCTGCGCTCTTTACCGCCGATACAAAAAGCTAAGACCTTATCATTGACGCGGTAGGACAGACCAAGACTAGTCAGGCTAGGGTCGATACCCAACACTGTAGAACTCATGCTTTGGCTTCCTTAGCCATGCGCCTACGATACTCATCACCGATAATACGGCAGGCGTGGAATACAGCTATAAAAATAATAGTTCTGGTTGTCTTAAGTGGTTTCATAGTTTCCTCAGTGTTGAAAGCACACTACTGCTACATGACACTCTTTAGCATCCTTGCACGACAGGGAGGTGCATAACTTTCTGTCGGGCAACATGCCGCCTTCTTTCCTAGACTCCTTCAACTGCCTAGCTTCCTCTATGTAATCATCTAGCCGCCCAATCGACTCCTCAGGCCTAAAGGTAAACTCTTTATACGGAGACTTAAATATAAAGCCCTTAGTGACGTAGAGAATACTTACCTGATCCGGTACTGAATACCCCAGCTTCTTCATAAGGTACCAGTAAAACAATACCTGCAATACATGATCTGGCTTTGGTCTGGCTATCTCTTTCCAATCATCAGGATTGATAGATTTTATTTCTATGGTGTAGTACGCCTCAAACTCTTCCATATACAGGGTTATGTCTGGGGAACCCACTACCATAAGGTCATCGTCAAAAAGCTCTAGCTCATGGTAGGTGTCAGGAACCTTGCCGCATTCTGCACACGGTCTGTTAGGTATTGAGTTACGAACCATAGGCTCGGTTACTGTTTTACCACATACGCAAGACCACCTACCAAACATTTTTTCTGGGTGGCCTTTGCTAAATTTATCCTTAACGTAATCGTGTATGGCGTTACCCTGCGCGAAGGTAAGGCCCATAGAATCAGATAAGTGCCCTGCCGGCATAGACAAGCCTAGCTTCTCTGACAGCGCCATCTTTCGTACGCACTTGCCTAGTAGGTCTGATATGTGCAGGTACTTATGGCTTCTGAAAGTATTGATACCTGCCGGTGCAAACCGCAATAGCTTCAGTACCAAGTCCTCCCCGTTGTGCATCTCTACTACCTTACCCTCCATACCTCGCTCAGGTGCTGCTTTACCTGTACGCCTACGCCTTAGTACCGTAGTGGCTGCTGCCGATCTACCGCTCTCAACTATTCGCTTACGTGTTGTCATCGTGCGCCCTTATTAAATCCAGTACGTACATAGGAACTACGGCCACTTCTTTAAGCTTCTTACCACGACCGTCGTTGAATTCGATTGCAATAATCGGCATCTCGTCAGCGGATAGCGCTGCATCCTCAATCTGCCTAATCATGTCTAGCGTAACAGAAAAGCTTTTATTCTTGGTAGTCTTGGCCTCTATGCGAACTACACGCTTAAGCCTAACATCCCCCTTCTCGTCCTTGCTGCCAGAGGCAACCGTTCTCTTACCGCCAAGCTTCTCTGCAAGCTCTTTCTCTTGCTTCCTAGACCGGCGATAAGAGGGGTTTCCGCGCTCTACATCACGGTTCATAAAGGCCCGTAGGCTCATTACTCAGTGACTCCGTAAGGCTCGGTAAAGCGTGATAGAAAATTCTCTGGCATACGTAGGCTACGCGCATTCTCCCAAATAAGATAGTCTCGCAGTTTTTGGTATAGCTCACCATTCTGGTATAGCTGTCCTGTAGCATCTCCTGTGCCACGGTACTTATGCTCCTCATCCCAGAAGTGTAGCGTCCATGAACTGCCAGCCCCTTCGTACGCGCCGAACTTCTTAGCGAATACAAGCATGGTGCCAGCATCATCGATAGCGCCTTCGTCTAGGCCTGTCTCTTCATCGAAGGAACGAATGAAACGAAACTCACCAGTACGAGTACCGCCGTTACACTTATTCTTGTCTATCTTAAAGTTATGCTCATTGACAGACATGATATCAACGCCTTGGTCATTCTTACCGGCAGTCTCTTTGTTACGGATGATAATCTCTACCGTGTTGGCAAACCCAAGTGCATGCCCTCCCGGCACGGATAGAGGCTCACCAAAGCCTGCAAAGCCACCTATCTTGGCTCGGTATTGGTTGATGTATATCGGGGTAACAAAATGACCACGGCGGCGTTCTGCAATCATACCTGCCGTTGTCTTGCGTAGTAGTGCACCCATCATGCGAGCCTGTAGCCCTACATGCGCATCCTCTGCACTGCCCTCCATCTCCTTCATTGGGGCTAGCGCAGCTACGCTATCTATGATTACTACAGATACCTCCTTGGTGCGTATCATGGCATCAGTAATATCGCATGCTGCCTCCCCTGACTCAGGGTGAACAACTATCAACTCTGCTATATCTACACCAAGCTTAGAGGCCCACACGGAATCAAACGTACCTTCAACATCCACAAGCACTACCTTCTGGTCTGGGAACTGCCTCTGCGCATTACCAGCAATCATGTTCGATAGAGTGGTCTTGCCTGAGTGCTTCTTACCTATCACCATAGTACCCCTGCTGGTAGGTATCCCGCCAAGTAGGCAAAAGTCCAGCAAGAATACTCCAGTGCTTATGCGCTCTGGTTGCTCTATCTCTATGCCCTTATGTACCACGCCCTTACCATACCGCTTGTCCATCTCTTTAAGTAGTGGGCCTAGCTCTGAGGCATTCTCACTCTTACCACTAGCCGTCCGTCCTCTGCGTTGTGCCATTATTATTCCTTCCCTAGATACTCTTCTACTTCAGCGTCTAGCATAGCCGCCACCATCTCTGCCGTCTTCTTTTGTACTTTCTCAATCTCTTCCACGTAGCAAGGTACAGTAAGAGAAACATCTACGCGTAGCGACTCATAGTTGCCTAGGTTCTTCGTCACACCCGCATTCACACGGACATAGGCCGGTTCTGTCTCAAATTTACGCACCTCTATAACCTTGCGCTTCTCTTCCTCTACCCCAACACCTGAAGCGGTAACTGATACTACTGCATCCTGCGTTGTAGCCACTCTACTTCTAGTCCTCGTGCGCTCCATGTCTTTCTCCTATACCTTAGTAGCCCTATACGCTTGCATGCTCTGCCACATAACATGAATCGTGGTGCTATGCTTCACCGTTAAATACTTGAACTCATCCTCGTGCGACCTCAGTACCCTAGCAATGGTAGAAAGCTCACCTACGCTATAGTGGCTGTACTTCCTTACCGTGTCCTTTAGTATAGGCGAAGGCACGATTCCCTCCGCTATCCACCTCTTCAAACACAATTCTGATCTACCCAAAGCTTTAGCCGCTTGCGGTACCGTGAAAGCTTCAACGTACACAGGATGCTCCATCTCATCAGTAAATAACTCTCGTATCTCGCCCTTATACAGTAATCCGCTAATCAGCTTACTAGCCTCTAGCGGATGGTCTTTGCGGTACGTATCCCTTGAGGCTTTCTTAGCTCTGTCGGCGTAGCCGGGGTCACTAGCGTATAGTTTCCGTCTACGCAGGTTGTTATATTCAGGGCCTTTAATTCCGCCACGCTCTCCCGCACTGACCTCCGTAATTCCTTTACGTCCATCAAACGTACGCCTTTGCTTGGTTTCCATTTATAAATCTCCGCAGAACTGGATACATACTCATCGATCCGTTGTAAGAACTGATGCTCTAATTTATAGGAATTAACATCACGAATGGTTACCCATATCGGTATGTGCTTCCCATCTAGTTTTCGCAGTATCCGCCCATGAACCTGCTGTGCTTTGCTCCTAGGCGTACAGTCTATCCCGCCAGACAATCTAGGAACATCAACACCCTTTGCAAACATACCAAACGTGGCAAATATAATTTTTGCTCTCTGTTTAATCTCTTCTAGCTCTTTCTTAGGTATCCGCTTACGCTGGCTACCAAATACTACTGGCGTATATTCCGTACCCTTCTCGTAACCTACAGGCTTTCTCTTAGGCTTAGTATCCTTCATGTAGCCCCAAACATTCCTAAAGCCACAATACAACCCTAGGTCTGCGGTTGGCACACCTTCGTAGTAGCACATGGATAGAAGATTCTCTAACTGCTCTATGCGGTCACTGATTACTAGTACGTCCCTTCCAGATTCATACAACCACATAATAGCTTCTACTATCTTGGTGTTACGCACAGGGTCTTCGGCTACCTCTGTAAGCATGCGCCCCACTTTAGGGGATATATTAGCGTACCAAGAATACACAGTATCCGACTCGATATAGTACAGGTAGGACTTATCGTGCTTATCTTCAAGCAAAACCTCTACTTCACCAAGGTTCCAGTGAAGTATTCTCTGCAAGGCATCTCGCCTATCCACGGTAGCGGATACGCCAAACCTAACCTCCGCAGAAAACATAAGCAGTGCTTGAGAGAATGTGGGTGCGCCAGCCGTATGTACCTCATCTACCACTAATACCCCAAAGTGATCGTATAACTCCTCTGAGTATTCTCTCTGAGTCAGAGACTGAATCATTGCGATAGTGACTGCTTTTCCTTCGTAGTCACATACCTTGCCCTGTACGGTGCCTATCTCCTCGTCCGCTAAGCCAAGTACATCCTTACACTGCTTGCGCCATTGCAGCATTAAGTTCTCTTGATCCACAATAACTATAGCGTTACGTCCAAGCTTCTGTATGACAGAAAGCGAACATACCGTTTTACCTTTACCGGTAGCCGCCTGTACTATGAAATCGTTATGCCTATCACAACACGATAGAATGTCTTTAACGAAATCGTTTTGGTAGGCATATTCGCCAGTGTGCGTTACTTTCTTTTTGAATGGAAATGTAACCCCTGCCGCTATCGCGTACTCGGCGGGTACATTATTATTTGCAATCAATTTCAAACCGTAAGCCCTAGGCACTACTAGGTACTCTTTGGTCTCTGAGTACGCAGGTACGTGGGTAGCCTCTTGCTCCCCCATCTGCCAGTACTTAACGGTAAGGGCGTGTTTCACCTTGGCAACGTCTATCGCCTTCTTAGGTATATACACCGCGCCCGATACTATAGCTTTCATACCAATACCCTAAGCAAGGGGTGTTACCCCCTTGCAATACAGTTATTACCGACGACCTCTGGCCTGTACTCTACGACCTACACCCGGAGCCTTCTTATCCTCATCGTCATCCTCATCAGGATCAAATGGAGGATCGTCATCTACCTTACGACCACGGCTAGGCCGGCGTGGAGTTTCCTCTTCGGCATCATCCACCTTGGAGCGAGCTACGGAACGACGAGCAGGCTTTTCTTCCTCTTCGTCATCCTCTCTTGGCTTACCCCTACCAACACTACGACGAACGGGTTTTTCCTCTTCCTCATCGTCTTCGTCTTTCGCCTTACGACTAGCAGACATACGACCTTTACGCTCGGCAGGTTCGTACTCCTCATCGTCCTCGTCATCTGCTACTTTACGACCACGAGACGGCCTACGCCCAAGCTCTTTCTCTTCATGGGCACGGCTGCCGGGGGCAGGGGAAGCGCCAACTATCGCACGTAGATTGTCGGAATCAGGCTCTTCAAACATCTTCTCGTACTCGTACGATACGGAACAGTCCTCGGTGTGCTTCTTGCCTTCCTTATCCTTCCAAGAACGCGTGTAGGTCACAAGCTCGTCCTCTTCCATCCAGTCGACAAGCTCAATGTCGTTACCGATAGAAGAATCCTTCTCGCCATCACGAGTTACCTCAAAGACAGCGCCGCGTAGCGTACGACCATCCTTCTCGGCCTTGGAGAAAGCACGTTGAAATTTCTTTTGCTGTGCTGGCTTGACTACCAACAGCTTACGGGAAAACTCATGCTTCTGTCCGTCCTTGGTCTTAAACTCAGTAAAGTCCAATACGGTGAAGTAGAGAGCGTAGTAGGAATCACGATCAACCGCCGCGCATACTGGGCAGTTATCCCATTCCTTAACGCAACCAGTAAAGGTATCCCAGAATCCGGTTTGTGGATTCTTCAGGTTATGTTCAAATCGGAAAAAATCTGGAGCATCGTCAAGAATAACGAACTGCGTGGTGCCACCTACCGGTACCCGAAAACGGAACGGTTGTAGCCCTTGCTCCTTACGCGCCTCAGCGCGAGCCTTCTGTCGTGCTAGTTCTTCTTCACCTTTAGCCCGACCAGCATTTCCGCGATAGAACGCGGATTTACGTGCACCTGTAGCCATACTACTCTCCTTTAGTAAACACTAGGTTTAGCTCAGCGGCTAATGATATAGCCAACTTAGTACCAATACCCATACGATAAAAAACCATAGGTTTTATTTCCTGTGCTGTATCAACTACTTCACAACCATGCGTCTGTAGTGCAACCACTAACTTACTAGATACTCTTCCGAATACAGCTATGGGCGTTATAAACAGTAGAGGCTTGTCTACTCGTTTACGCTTAGGTAAACGTGGATCGTCCACAACTAAAGCTACAGGTTTTCCTACTCTCAAGGGTGCTAATAAATGACCAGCTAGGTTCCGTTTAGATTGACGCTCGTTCAATCTGTTGCCTATATTACCTGCCGGCACATCATCAGTCAAGACTACACAAGTCTCGCCTTCGCTACCATTCTGTCCACCTCTTCCTTTGTGCAACTTGCTGGGTCTTTTAGACATTCCACCTTACCCCCTTTACCCTCCCTTTTAGGGTATTTAACCGAAGACAACGGAATGTGTTTACCCAGAGCGGTAATAGCTATCTCTGTTGCTCTATCCCCCGCACTATCGTTGTCGTACATCAATACTACTGGCTTACCCAGATCAATAAGTAACTTTGTCTGATCCTCTGTTAGTCCCGCGTGTAGTGCAGCTACTACCGGATAGTCGTACTGCACCAACATGGCATAGTCGAATAGCCCCTCTACAACTACTACGTAAGGATCATCCTCCCTAATCAGATGTAAGCCAAGCAACACCTTAGCTTTCGGTAGGCCATGATAATCCCTAACCTTAAGCTTAGCCTGTTCATACACAGCCCTGCCAGTAAAGCCGTATAACTCGCCGTGCCTACTAAATACAGGGAACAAAATACGCTCGTCGCCAGTACTGTCTGCTGGGTCTACCTGTAGCTGTAGCGTACGGATAGTGTCGTTATCTAGCTCAGTCTCGTTTCTGTTGTACGCCCGTACTTCAAAATACCAATGATCCTCTGCGCTCTCGTACAGGTCTAGATACTGCGCCTTATCTAAGAACTTAGTAGGTGTGGCTTCCACTTTCTTTACTCCCCACTCTGGCAAGGCACCACCAAGGAACTCACCATTCTCTATATTCTTACGTAGTTTTCCGTAGGAATCGCCTGTGTACTTTTCCATCTGCTGAAGAAACCACGGTATCGTACCCTTACCGCAAACATAGCAGTTATAGATACTGGTGCTGCCGTCATCCTTCACGGATACCCCTGCGCTTGGGGAAGTATCCGCTCCATGCTCGTGCGTCCAAGGGGCTAATGGGCACCGTAGACCAACCCACTTAGGGTGATCTACTAGCTCTACGTTAGGCCCAAGCACCTCACGCAGCATCTCCTTGATAGCCTGACGATCCATTACTTTTCATCATCCTTAGTGATTTTCAGCTTCTTATCTCCCACCTTTCCGGGGATATGCGTGGTGATTGACTCAAGTTCTTTACCAGAAAGAAACTCTTTTGTTTTGGTGACCGATACGCTAACACAAGCGTAGTAGTCGGCATCGTTCTTAAGCAACCCGCGCAACCCCTTAGGGTCGATCAGGTTTGTGGCTTTGCCAGCCGACTGTGTAATGTCAGCCCAGCAATCTCCGTCTGCCCCATTCAGATGAATCACATCAAACCGAATCATATCTGCGAACAGGTCTGCTTCCGCCTCGGCCATATTCTTACGAAGCTGCTCCGCTTCACGTTGCCATTGTGCAATCGATTTCAAATTCTCTTGCATGACTTTTGTCTGAGCCACTGTTGGCCCTTTTTTTGTTTCTGGTATTGCGGTACGTACCCGCCTAATGCGATCAGCCATAGCTGTCTCCTTTCGTATATGCGACGATATAAACTAAGAACATCTTACGCCCTATAGCTTTCTTTGTCAAGCTTTATGCCTAAACAGGTAGCCCATACGGGTCTGTCTTGCGTAAGCCCCTATTGGGTGGTGTTCTCTGCTTAGGTACCTCTACACCGGTCTGCTGCTCAACATCATAGAACCTGCCGAAGTCATAAGGCTCATCCAGAGATAACCCCTCCATCTCGTTAGTGTCACCAAAGTTAAGACCAAAGCTAACATCAGCAATGATGGGGCATTTCATGCGTAGGTTAAACCACTCTTCTAGGGGGTTACTCTCCATGTATCGCTTCAACGTCTTGGCTCCCCACTCAAGGTACTTAGCTGGTACGTAGCAGTAGATAGCGTCATGTACGAACGCTATGGGTGCTAGGTACTCAGGGTCTATCTCGTCATGCAGCCTACCGATAGCCATGATGCCTAGCGATGAAGCAAACTCCTGCACAGGGCTATTGATAGCCTGCCGGCCTGCTTCCGACTCTACGCCTTGATCCTCAGAATGAATCATAGGTAGGTGACGTATCCGCCCAGAGTAGGAACGAACCATACCGTCCCTGTGTGCCGCCTCTCTAGTTGAATCGTGCCATGCAGGCAATCCGTGGTACTTCTCAAAGAACGCAGTGCGTATCCGTTGCGCCTCTAGCTCCGTAAACTCCACGCCATACTGCGTCTTAGCATAGCCGATAAACTTTCTCCAGCCCATGCCGTAAATGAAACCAAAGTTAACAGCCTTGGCCTTCTGTCTCGCAGATTTTTGCTCAGCCTTGGGCAACAACTTAAAATGCTCCATATCAGTACCCATCGTAATCAATGCCGTGGCTGTATGGATATCGCCCTTTTGCTGGTAGATACCAAGCATAGTCCTATCACTAGCCATATCCGCCGCAATACGTAGCTCTGCTTGAGACAAGTCCGCCTCCAGTACGTAATAACCCGGAGGTGGTACGAAGATTCTCCGGTATGCAGTAGCGTTAGGGCCTCTCTTGGGGAAGTTCTGCCCGTTAGGGTTCTCAGATGATGACCTGCCGGTAACGGTAGTCCATAGGCTATATACGGGCCTCACCAAACCATCATGGATATACTTGTTCTGGAATCCCTTGATGTTGGTACCAAGCAACCTAGAGTCTTTCACATACTGGGAAAGCTGCAAGGTAAAAGGACAGTCATCGAAAAAGTACGGTAGGTGGTCTTTAGACGATGTACTAGGCACCCGCTTATCCGCAGGCAGCTTTGCCGTCTTGGCTGTATATACCTTCGGGCGTAGCCTGAATCCATCCTTGTGCCTGAATAATATATCCAGTACAAAGTCTGACCGACTAAACTTCAGTCCCTTATCTATGTGCTTACGCTTGATTGATTTAGGTACCTGCTCTAGTAGGTCTGCCTCTTGCTGAGCAACAGATACTTCCATGAGTGCTTCAAAGTCAGATAAGGCCTGCTGGTCAATATGTATGCCGCTAGTCTCTACCGCCGCGAATGTGTTAAGCCCCGGCAGTGATACCCTGCGGTAGTGTTCAATAAGCCGGTCATCCTTACGCATCTCCTTGAACATTGCCTTATACAGCATGTAGCCTGAGTCTACGTCGCCGCAGCCGTAGCCTATAAGCTTGGCTAGAGGAACCTCCCACATTCTAGACTTATCTACAGAAGCGTTGAACGCATCTGCATACCCAGCCATCTCCGGTACGTAATGCTTAACCAGTACATCCTGACTCTTGCTTATCATGTTCTCGTCTAGGAGGGCAGCGAGCATAAGAGTATCGCCACCTATCTTGAAGCGCACACCGGTTTGCTCAAACAGGTAGTTGTTATCGTATTTCAGGTTCTGCCCAAGAACTCTAGTTTTAGGATTGCACAATAGCCTACCTAACTGCTCTACCAGCTTACGCTTCTTGCGCATGGCTATAGGTTTCTCTGGGTGATCCCATACCAGCATGTATGCCTTCCCCGGCTCAATACAGAACTGCATAGTAAGAATAGCTGCACTTGGGTTGAATTCCTTACCATGTCTCTTAGGGTCGTATTCCCTAGCATCGTCTGGGCCTTTCTTGAAATACTCAAGACTAGTATTCTCAGTATCGAAGAATAGTAGGGAAGGTTCTTGCTCTATCAGAAACTCTAGATCGTCTATGTACTCGTAGTCACCTAGTAGCGCATTACCCGCAGCCAGTACGTCATAACCACTATCAACTACTCTACGTAGGGTCTGGCAGTCTGCCGCGAATATAGGCGCATGCTGTGGGTACATAACCACCTGTCCGGGGTTTAGTAAAGCCATCACCATGCACGAGTGTTCTTCGTTGAACTCAGCCACTCCGCGAACTTTGGTTATCTTTACTGCCCTACCGAATACCTGCCTAGCTGGCTCTGCACCGATAGGGATAATCATTTCAGGCTTCTGCTCAAAAACATCGTCCAAGAAATGCTCACGACAATGTTTCTGAATCTCACGTACTTCCTTGGTAGTAATCTGGTCTGCGTCGTGTGGGCATCTGACTTGTGGCACAAACGAAAACTCACTAGTATCAAAACCAGCGGCGTCCATGTGTTCTGCAAACACCCCGCTAGACCGCTCCGACAGTAATCTACCTTTGGCCGCGTTAAAACTACTTGGTGTATCAACAACCACCATAAACTTAGCCTTGGTATTGCCTTTTGTAGCAGATGGTGCCGATATCCCATCTAACGGGCAACCAAGACAGTGTTTCTTGTCTATCATTTTTTCATCCTTGTAGTCATTTCACCTACTGCCACCTTAAGCTGGTCATGCTTATCCTTCAGCGCGTCTTCCATATCCTCTATTTCAGCAACCAACTTTTTTACACCAACTACCTTGATATCGTATGGATGCTCTCTAGCAAACCATACCTCTTCCATGCTGAGTAAGTGTGTGTTAAAAGACATACAAGCTCCTTTTTGAAATCGATTTCAATTAAACAGTGAAGTCTACGTTTCTTTGTGTCTGCTGTATTATTATCCCATCTCCGTTTTCGCTATCAGTTTCTGGATTGAATACCTCATCGAAGTTGATAGGCGAGAAACTATAGTGCAGCTTGAAGTCTCCCTCCTCACCCTCGCGTCCTTTAAGAAACGTAGCTATGCGCTGAGTTTTCTTTATGAGGTCTGATCCTTCCCCTTCTCTGAGCGATATTACTAGTGAACTGTGTGTAGAGATAGCGTCACTGAAGGCTATGTTCTCTAGTGACCCTTCCTTACCTTTCTTTCCTGCCGTACGGTTAAACTGTGTGGTTACTACTACAGGTATGTTGTGCGCTAGCGTTAGCTTCTTAAGCTCGTCATAGACTTCAGAGACCTTCTCTACCTTCGACGTTGCTCTCTTCGACTCAGGTTGCATCATGTACACGCCATCAATAAATACTATGTCTGGGTTGTACTCCTGAATAAGTACCTCTATGTCGCTAACCTTCTTACGTAGGCCACCTGAGAACATCTTGAATCTTTCAGCCCCCACCATCGTATCGACATAGTTTTGTAAGCGGTTACGGGCATACTGCGATAGAGTACCCTTCCTGATAAAGTCTGGATTAAGACCAGCCTGTATGGCATTCACTCGTCTAGCTATCTGTTCGATAGTCATCTCCATAGTTACTACCAATACACTATACCCAAACTGCCAAGCCGCCGATGCCTGCTTCAGCATGATGTACGTCTTACCCATGTTAGGTCTAGCCACCCACGATACTAAATCCCCCGGCTGGTACCCACCTACTCGGTTATCGAATCTAACCCATCCCGTAGGTACGCCAGACACACCGGGGTTTTCGTGGGCATAGTCGTACTCGCGTAGTACGTCTACAGAGGCCTCGCTTAAGGAACGTATGTCTGAGTTACTGTGATTTACACGAGTAGCTAGGCGCATCTCGTCAATCAAATCCTTCGACCTATCCATGTCGAAGTCTCGCAGGCTTTCTTTCAGTGAATTAAACTTCTCTCTTATGACACTGTATAGACGCCGGTCATGTACCCTCTTTATGTAATAATCTACGGTCTCTGGGGCCTCAGGTATCGTAATACCTAGTTCCTCTTCTACCGTCGCTATGGCAGGTATCTGCCCGTATCTGCGATAGTGCCTACGCATCATCGCATACAGCGCTACTTCCTCTTCGATGAATATTTCTTCCTGTAGATCACGTAGCGTATGTACGCTGCCTGTATCTATTATCGCCCCTAGTAGCTTTAACCCATCGCTCATTTTCTCACCTCAAAAGCTAATGACCTACTACGCAAGTACCCCATGAAGGATGCCGGCCACCAATCAATAGCATCCATTATTGGTGATGCACCTAGTAGTATGAACCCTGCCCCGTCTTGATAGCGCCTAATCAGCCACGAGGTAAAGTAAGCAATCTCGTAGGGTGTCATAAACTGATCCACCCTACCTCCCCTATCATGGAAATGCCTTATCGCTATAAAGCCAGAAGACTTGTCATACACCCTACTAGCAATAGCGTACGCCTCGTCAGTCTCCTTAAATAGTGCGGTGTGTATATCCACTAGGTCGCAGCAATATACGTCCTCACCCATGAGGGCAAGTTCCTTAGCTAGCAGATAGAAAGCAAGCTCAGCTTTCTCGACGTACTGGGTAGTCCTAGTAGAAGAAGCATGTATATGCACAATCCTCTTCTCTTTGTACGCCTCAGTGTCTACGTACTCACGCATCTCTACCAGCCCCTCTTTAGGAAGCGTGGTCTTTAGAGCTTCGCTAGGTATCCCCGCATTGCGGAGTTGCTGTACTATAAGATCGTTGCTCATTTCCACCTCGGCAAAGTTTCCGTAGGTTCATCAAAGAACGTATCTACGTCTGGATTTACTATTCTAGCCTTTACCTTAGGCGCAACTCTAGCTACAGGCTTTTCCTCTCGCGCAGTCATAGCCTTTCTTAGTAGGTGCTGGCTAGTTGATGCCTCCTTACGCGCAGAGGCTAGCTCCTGCCGTAGCTGTTTAACTTCCTCAGTATCTTCGCGCTTACCAGCTACTACTACACCTAGCGAATGCTGTGAATAGCGCTTAATAAGCTTTCCAAAGTTTTTGATGGTCATAAATAGGTCAGGTACTTCGCTCCCTAGAAATACCATGTCCTCCTGCTTCATAGACCATTCTCCACTCTTTTTCTTCCTGTACTCGTTGAACTCACGACTCTCGCGGTTTATGCGTGTCCAGTTACCAATTACCCAAGTAAAGAACTCCAGCCATGTGCAAGCTATCTCGTGCGTCTTTACTATTCTCTTGAACATGCCAAACTCTTTAACTGTAAGCCCCGCAACGGTGCATGTACCGAATTCAGCAATCATGGCTTTCTTCCAAGTAGCGTTAAGATCAGCTAGCGCTACCGCGCTTCCCTGCGCTGCCCGTACTACCTTAGCCTCTCGCTTCGCAGTACTGCGTTCGATAGTAAGATTGATTACATCTCGCGCACTTGCATTGCAATCAATTTCAAAACCGCTTGATGCTCTTGGTTTTCTACGCACTCGCAAAGCGACTTCGTTGCTAGGCGAAGCCGACGCAACTAATACTTTATTATCTTCTGTTTTTATATTACTTATATTTGTGGTACGAATTGGTACCACCTGTTTGTCGTCTAGGTGGTACGAATTGGTACCACCAATTAGGCCCATTTTTGCTGCCCTAAAGGCCTCAAAATCTACAACATCGGCAGTTTTCTTTACTTTGGGCTGTCGAAGCTTGCTCATATATTCCTCACTAGGACGCAAACCTAAAATGAAATCGATTGCAATTTCGTACAAAGTGGGCAAGTCACGGCCCTGTAGGTGGATCGGGGTTACCGTTATCAGTCCTTTTTCTTCTAGACTGCGTATGGTTTTGTACAGTGTGTTTGGGTTTGTGCGTATTGGCATGCAGACAACTTCATCGCCGCTCCATACTCCACGAAGAAAATGATCCTTCGTAATCATCTCTGCTAGCTTTCCGTAATGCAGAGTGCGGGAGAATATGAAGTGCAATAGCAAGAACTCCTGCGGGTTCAGTACCCCTAAGCCATATACGCGCAACCATTTCGTCAGATCATATGACTTGACGAATACTTCCCTACTGAATACCAGCTTGCTCCCTACTTCTGGCGGCAGTGCCGCTACTATGTCTTTATAGCTACGTACCCGTTTATCTATTCGTTTTGCTGGTCTACCACGTTTTTTCTTTTCTTCTACCTGATACGCAAATGATGCCATGTTGCAAGTACCCCGGTTATGTTATACACTACTGCTTGCAAGTCCTCCTCCCTATTACCCCACCTTGAGAGAAATCTCGGTGGGGATTTTTTTGCACTACGTCTTATGGGTAACGCAGTGCATGCAAGCTTCGCCTATACAAGAACCGTCAGGTAGGGTGAAGCACTCTGTTTTATCACCATACCGTAGGTAGCCGGCGTACATAAGGCCTAGGTAGCTTTCCGGGGTTACTTGATACAGCCTACAGTTGTTAAGCCATAGCACCTCAAACTCACGCGCTTCATCATACCCAGAGAAGCCGTCTAGGTTTTCGTGCATAACCCGTTCCTCGCCAGCGTGGTAATGTATAGCCCAATTCTGGGCCATCTCATTCCAGACAATGCTTGACTGCCTAGCAATACTTTTAGCACCAAGGAAGCCAAGATCAAACTTGTCTAAGTGCAACGCCTCCAGCCTACCATCAACCTCAAAAGCTATGACCAGTTCGCCCATGTTATACCCCTTAAAACGCTAGTTTATTGGATGCCTTTTGTCCTGCCGGTGCGTAGTACTCAGGCTTCTTAGTCTTCTTCTTTACGCCAGCCCCACCGATGGCAATCTCGATCATCTCAGTGGCCTTGTCACACCCAACTCCATTGAACCCCTGAGCATCTACCTTTACCGATCCGGCAGGGGTAATATCAATTACGATCTGCTTAGCCATTATCGAATACCCCCAACCACAAGACGTACGCTACCGTCCGAATTATTCACCCGCTTTACTGACATACCCTGCTGCACTGCTTTACGCGTAGCGGCATGAATTGCGTAGGTCTGGTAAAGCTTACCTAGTGCTGCCTGTTCTGCTTTCTCCCCGGTCTGGCCTTGCGCACCAAGTAACCGTGATACGTGACCCATGAAAAGATCAGTACGGGCTACAAGGCCTTTCTTAGCGTTGTCCCGATAGAAACCAATATCGTACGGGGAGTCAGCCAACTGAAGCGTGTAATCCGCAGCGCCCATACCTTGCTGGTTCTGGTAGTAAGCGCGTGGGGTGCCGCCCTTAACTAGACTGCACTTAACTCCTCTAGTGTTAAGTTCATTCACTGCTGCTTTCAACGCTTCGATATCAGAGAATACGATATCATTCACTTCTGTAGTATGGCTCATATGCCTCTCCTTAAAATTACCGCACTAGGTATTATCGCACATATAGATTTCTTTGTCAAATCTGTATGTCTACGTCCTACGAATACGCATTCTACGCTGAGTACGGGTTATCCGTATCGTCACTTCTTCCCCACTTGATGAAACTCTGGTCTCTTCCAAGGGAGGTAGTGATACTGGGGGTCTGGTAACCGTTATGTCAAAGCACTCATCGATTTCCTCAGGCTCCATGAATGCGCTGATAAAATTCTTGGGAGGCTCAATACCGCACTTAGCTAGTTCTTCTACCGTCATAATATCGCCCCACCCTGCGAATAGCGGATGCCTATTAGTACCCATAGTAGAGCGCGGATCACTTGGTAGTTTAGCCGCAATCAACAATCCGCTACCCTCAGTACGGGTACGTACGAATATAGCCCCATCCCGCAAACCAGAACCTCTGTACTTGTACTGCATCTGCACCATAACGATAGTGCCGTCAGGTGCATGTACCGTGTCCTGAAACAACCAACCATCAATCTCAGGATGGCTGCTTACCGGGATACGCATAGTGCCGCCTATCTTAGGCAGCTTCTTTGACGTTAGTGTGCGGATGAAAGGGGCCTCCACTACGAAACCCGCGAGTGTCGCGGATGCCGTAGAGAAAGTCACTTTGCCATAACCAATTGCAATCGATTGCATTTTTGCCTCCTTATCTCGCCCTGCTCCTAGTACTGACACGCCGAGCATTTGCTACCTTTGTCTCTGTAGCAGAACTTGAGTCGATGCCTGCCGGCGTTGCGTTTGCTTTTGCCCACTCATTCATTTCCTGAATCTGTCTAGCGAAGGCCTTAGACAACGGAACCATAGACAGTAATGCTTTCTTGACATGCTGCATACCCATCTCTTCGTCCGCATTGTACGCGTCAACCAGAGCATCCTTTACGGCAGATTCAATCTCTGCGGGTACATATCCTTCAGAGAGATTAACAATCTCATTAACGTCGTCCTTATTAAAGCTCTCCAGCTTACGCTTACGCAACTTCAGATGGATGCGTAGTACCTCGCGCCTGTCTTTAGAGTTAGGCAAAGACGTAGAGAAGATAGCATCAAAGCGGCCACGGCGAAGCATCTCTGGCGGAAGTCCTGTTACGTTGTTGGCAGTTACCATGACAAATACTGGATGCTGGCAGTCCTGTAGCCAAGTAAGGAACGAGCCTAGTACCCTGTTGCTGGTACCGCTATCCCCGCTACCGCCAATGCCGCCTAGACCCTTGTCTATCTCGTCGCAGAATAGTACGCAAGGACTCATCATCTCTACCATCTTCAGCGCCGTTCTCATGCGTTGCTCTGAGGCCCCTACCAGCGAGTTGAATACCCGCCCAAAGTCTAGACGTACTAGAGGAACCCCAAGCTCAGATGAGATAGCCTTGGCGATAAGACTCTTGCCAGTACCGGGAGGGCCTACCAAGACCACTCCCTTAGGTGGCTCAATACCAAAGTCCTTAGCCGCATCCGAGTAGCAGCTACGCCGTTTCTGTACCCAATCCTTCAAGTTCTCCAGACCGCCTACGTTATTGATATCGGTGGAGGGATACAGTTCTAAGATATCGTTGGAGTTGACTACATCAGTCTTGCCTATCGATACGCCTTTGATAAGGTCATCGACATTGACTGAATCCTTGCCAGCGCGACCCGCCTCTACTATAGACAAAGCAGCATACATCTCAAAGTGGTTCTTAGTCATACCTGCGCCAACGTAGCATACTTTCTCTACGGCAGCTTCGTCCATGTCCACTCCATCCTCAAAGTCTCCGCTAACCCCGTCTAGGATACCGCTGAGCGCGTCCTTCAACTCACCTAGTCCGGGTGGCTCAAAATGGATAGAGAGGATATTCGCATCTACCTCAGTAGGTAATGGTGCATCTGGAGTAATCAATACCACAATTACATTCTTGGATGGTAGTGCATGGCTATAGGTAATAAGCAATTGTGTCAGTGTCGGGTTGTTCTCCATGAATACATGGGGATTTACATAGACGAAGTAAAACACACCATCCTCGCTGGATGAATTGCGCAACTGATCCAACGGGGAAGAGAAGGCAGAGCCAATGTCAATATTGGCATCGCCTGCAATCAGTACGTTATCTACATTATCCTTGGTGTAGGTACGGAAACCATTAACTACATCCCACTCCTTGACCGTTCCGTTATCCAGAATGGCCTGAGTACGTACGGCAATAGATGCGCGGATTATCTCATTGGTGCGCACATGGATGATCCCTGCCCCCGAATCTACGTACGTGGAGAACTTCACTGAAAAGTCTCTTTCAGAATGGCGTTGTGCGTGACTGCTAGTTATGTCCATGTTTTACTCCTTTTGAAATTTCGACCATTCTAACGCCGCTACCTGTCGGGCGAAAGAACCAGCTACGTATTTGAAATCGATTGCAAAAAAACAAAAAGGCCCTCGAAACGAATTCCAAGGGCCATTGTGCTACTTCAGGTTACTACGGGTCAACCGTCAGTCAGGTGCTTCAGTAAAAGTTACATAGTACTTCTTTCCCGGTATGAAGAAGGCCGCTGCCGGGGCGCTTGCGTCAATCTGCATCCAGCATTCACCCGAAGGGGTAGCCTTAGTAAAGGCTGCGTTCTCACCACTATTACCGCACACTGCTCCTAGCCTTACTTTGCGCTGCGAGTAGTTGTGGGAATACTCGTGAGTCTCCATCGTGTTACACACCATCTTTGCTACAACTGCACCTAATTCACTCATGGTATCGCTCCTGTAAAAATACCCTTGCGGGCTAAGTACAGGGTGTTGTCTTTCCGTCTTGCGCCCTGTGAAACTGGTAGTACTATATCACACGTCGATAGGGTCGCGCCACACAATATGTCTTGGGAAACGCGGCTTATCCTTTACTCCATGCTTACCGTACCGATACTTCGATATCTTATTTCGATACAGTTCTTTGTTCATCCATACGTGCAGCTTTTCCTCTGCCGTCATCTTGCCGGGGCCTATTTTTATCTCATCACCTGTAACTAGGTCAATACCCACCATACGACCTAGAGTACCTGCCCCACGCTTATTATCCTTATGGGTAGATCGTTTGGTTAGGCCAAGTTCATTTACTGTGGCCTCATTGTCGTTATGGTTCATCTCTATGAAGTCCACGATACGTGCCTCTGCATCTACCGACTCCTTTACCTTCAGTAGATACCCTTCATTGAGTGTTGATCGATTGTACTTATAACGATCATTGTAGCTACGTACAATACCACCCTCGTAGCCAGCCTCATAGAAGGCACCTATGGCGGCCTCAGCTTCCTCGTTAGTAAAACAAAGTGTTTGAGGCACTAGAGCTACAGGAAAACCACGACGCTTAAGGTTTGCAACCCTGTGCTTTATCTCTGCGTATCTCCTACGAAACCCTAGACTAGGCTTATCCCATATATCAAATACATAGTAGGTAAAGTCAGGATAGCCTGCTATGGTCATAACTCCTGACGTAGTTACGTTTATGCAGTTAGGGGCCGTTGGTAGCCCTACAACTAACTCTCCGTCTAATCCATCCAGATCAGGATTAGCTAGCATTTTCTGCACAAATAAATTTGGGATGTTAAGCAGCTTCCTGCTCTTTGATTCGCAAGCCATCTGCATGCACCGCACCCCATCTAATTTTGGGGATACCCATACGCCGCTAGGCGGAATTGGGTACGTTGCTGGATTTATAGGCTCAGAGTGCGCAAGCATCGGCCTAATTACTACTTCTTTTATAGGTTTCACCGGTACCTCCTAAATTGAAATCGATTGCAAAAACAAATAGCCCTAGAGACTAATCCCTAGGGCTATTATCTTACTTCAGAACGTGAACTAGCAAGGTTCAGTCAGCGTTAGCTTTACTTCTTTCCGCCCCCGCCTTTTCCTTTACCTTTACCGCCGGTCTTACAAGCCACAGATCACCATCCTTTCGTAGAGTTAAAGGGTACTGCGCTAGTATTATATCAAGGTACTAAGGGCGATTCAATACATGCAGTGGCCGCAGCTTCTAGCTCTTCAGAGTATCTACGGTACTGCTCGTTCTCCTTCATAAGAGCCATAGCTTTAAGGTAGTAAGTATCACCTAGTTGTATATTGCTGATGGGGCTAATAGGCGCAACTGGTAAGGTCATTTTGCACTTAACCGGCACAGGAATCTTAACCTCCTGCACTACAGTAATAGGATCGCATTTCTTTTCGCAGGCTGTAAACCCAGTGGCGATGAAGAAAGCTAACACGGCAAGCAGTATCTGTCTCATTTCATACTCTCCGATTTACGTACGCTGATGTATTTATCAAGTTGTATGCTGAAGGCTTGGCAGTCATCGGCTACTGGTTTAGGGGAGTTGAAGATATCGTCGTATAGCTTCTTCCACTTTGCCGCCTCAAGCTTGGCTTTCTCTACTGCTGCTTGTGCTTGCCTAGACGAGGCTTCCTGCGCAGTAAGCAAGTCGCTAATAGCCTTATTCTGCGCGGTTAACGTAGCCGTTAATTGGGCTTTCTGTGCCTCCAGAGATGCCTTATCTACGCGTAGGGTACCAGCCTCTTGCTGCACTTCCTCTAGCTGCGAATTGAGTAGGTGTATTGTTGTCGTGTGGTATAGCCACATACCAGCTAGCAGTATGAGTAGTACTGCCGTGGAGCCTGCCAATACCTTTTCCTTAATGCTGAGCAAACCAAACATATTATGTACCCCCGATTAGATAAGGACGAAACTGCATGTCGTAATGGTCTATGTGGGCAAGCACCATATCAAGCATTCTCTTAGCGTGAGTAGTAGCTGTGTATTCTGACTTCACTAGGGCTTCCTCGTGTAAGTCTCGTAGGTTATCAAGCATCCTATTATGTTCCTCAGCATGCACATGCGCGTAAGGAAAGCGCACTTTACGCATAAGTATTTCTTCATAAACCATGTGCATCGCCCAATCAGCCAATACTGACTCTGACGCTAGTACAAGCGCTTCTCTGTTAGTTATCTGCGCAATAGAGTCCAGTAACGTAAGTAATGCCCAGTGACTGTTATCTATAGCACTATCACCAATAAGGTAGTGGCTAAACTGATCTTTGCTAATCATGTAAGTAGGTCTCGTATTTTGCGCGGCGTACATTCAGTATATTGAATACGTACTCCCTATTTATCTCAAAGAAGCTCTTACCATACCCGCTTACAGGTTTCTTTAATTTCTTGGAAGTATGTTCGACGTTGCCGAACCATCTCGACGTATCGCATCCTTCGACAGTAGAACATACCCTACGATCAGACAGTACGCCCCCAATGCCGCCGTTATAGGCAGCAAGAGAAAAAGCCATTCGTTCATGGTTATCCAGTGCCCAATTGAATTTTGCATAATTAAATCTATCCATCAAAACTAAAGTTCGTAGCTGATACTGTGCGTTGTATCTGTTCCCCCATGTCCAATCCTTCAGAGAAGAATCTAACTTTCTGGCCCCTTTGAAGTTGTCGAAAGATGCAGTCACAGTTATCTGGCCTAACCCGAATCCGTATTCCCTTGCCGTTTTCAACTCCGCATAAGGCGACCAACACTTTTTGTGCTTTAGCGATATACACGTTTCTTGCTCCACTTGACCAGCAAAGGAAGACTTCAACGGAGCCGTAGGCCAATACTGCTTAACCTCAGCTACTAGTACGGGTAAATGTATCTGCGCGTTTGGTGGTAGATCAACTGTCACTTTGGTCTTTCTTATCTACTACCTTCTGTGTCACGTTGCCCATAATGTAAGCACCTACCGTACCGATAACAATTGCCTTAAATGCAGAAGCATCTAATAGATGCTCAAATAGCACCCATGTACTTACTAGCAATGTTATTAACGCAAGTATGAACTTGCGGGAGGCATATCGTTCCATTACTTTAACACTGATATGCCAAGCCACATAACCGAAACAAGGAACAGCAAGATAGCCGCGAATACTATTGCTGCCCCGATAGGCTCTATCGATGCTTTATTTGCAACCAATTGCAAATCTATTTGCGGTAGCAGCAAACGCCTTGTCAAGTGGGTACCGGCCACCATAAACATACCTATAACCAAAGCCTGTATAATCACTATATTAGCGGAGTCAACCCAAAGCAAATAACCACCCATGCCTAGTAGAATGGCTATAACTATAAGGTCACGATACATGCGTTTCATTTTTACTTCCTCTCGGTTGGTGCTACTATAACTTTGAAATCTACTGCAACTATCTCGTGCACAGATTCCCTAAATGAACCCATCGGTTGCCATGCTATGAATGTGCGTAGTTTACATTCAGTATCCTCTGGGTACCTAAACGGAACAGAGAAGGTGCGTTGTGTCGTGTGCTGCCCCTGCTTAAATATGCGGGATATACCAGCTATATCGAATGTACGAATACCTTCACACTCCACCAACCTAGTTACTATTCCAGTAAAGTCATAATCTACAGAGAAGGTTCTGTCGTACTCTACGACTGTAACATCATCTATTCTGTAGGCGGTAGCCTGTGCATATATGTCGTGGAAAGGAACCTCTGGCGGGTACTTGGTTCTGTACCCAAGGGTTAGGGTAACTAGTATGGCTAGCGTAAGTAGAGCAGTTACGCTATCCCATCTAAGTAGTGCCCTGCGCAAAGAAAAATGAGAGCATACGTATTTCATTTCAGTATGTGGTCTTTCAGGTAGGCTAGTGCCGCTGTGCCTATGAAAATTAGTAAAGCCCATATAGAGCCTCCTGCTACTTTTTCGATTAGCCGCTCTTTTGCACCTTCAGCCTTTGCTGCGCGGTCAATAAGCTTTGTATGGTAATCACCATGCCCTGAGTAATCAGGCTCTCCATGCCGGTCTACCGGAAAAGCTTTCGATATATCGTCGCGCCATTCACGCTCCTGCTTGATATGGTCACGTAGTAATCCGTACACCATCTCTATAGTTACTGTCTTTGGCATGGGTGACGTATCGTGCACAGGAATTCCACTATCCCTACGGTCTACTCCATTCCATACTGTATCGTTAGGTTGCGCCATGATTTATCCAAAGTAGTTATGCGGGTATCACTTTATCAGCTATGGCAGCATTGTACGATAAGCCAGAGGCGTCGTCAAAAGCTACCACTGTAACCTCTTCAGGCGTACCGTAGATAGGCATACTAAACGCCCCTGTGCCGGCCACACTTACTGTAGTACCTACCAAAGCACCATCACTACGGCGGTACGCCCTTACAACCCTAGCTACTGGCGATAACCCTTCGGATACGGTACCGCTAATGTGGTTAACTACTAGCCCCGGTAAAGCAGAGCCTCCTACCTTTTGTGGAGAAGGTAATAGTAACCCACGAGTCTCTAGGCCGTGCTGGCTGTCTCTAGTTGCAATCGATTGCAAAACACATATAGCAGTCGTGTCATCGGCTAGAGAATTACCTAGGTATCGCTGTGCGTTTTGCAGCGGGTAGACTTGAGGCATAGCATCACCAAGTATCTGATACTTCTAATAGCACTAAGTTAGTATTACCCTGCGCAGAGGTAGAGTAATCCCATGAGTAAAAAGCTTCTAGAGTCTTACCCGCCATCTCCCCAGAGGTAAAGGTAAACTGCTTTTGCGGCTCTGGGGTAAACTTAGACGAGTGGTGCAGTGGGATATACCTTCCGGGGATAACTCCACGTATTTCTGTATCTCCTTGGTAGCCAGCAGGTTGAGTTAGTACGCTGCTACTAGGAATTACTACCATTACTGGCGAGCATACTAGCCCATTACTTACACGACTTGGGTACAGTATAGTGTCTTTAAGGTACCCCATAGCTAGCGCGAAGTTAATCATTACCCCGCCGTACCCGTTAGCGTCTGTATATATACCGCCTACGTCACCAGCTAGTCTAGTGCCGGGGCTGCCTGAGTTACCTGAGCCACTGCTTATAAAGCCGATAACCCCATCATAGTTAGACGGAGGTGGACTACCTACAGTAGTCTGCGCTGTAGGGAAAGAGAATATAGTCTTCCCTATATCAGTAGCGGGATCACTAGCATAAGAGGAACAATCACCAAAATAGCCTATGCTCCATCCATTGCCCCAACCAGCACGTTTAGTGCATAGGTAGAACGAGTATTCGTTACCGATTAGAACCCATCCTCCACCTCCCGTAGTCTCCGGCTTCGTGATGAAGCAGCCTACGCTATCGCCAAACCTACCCTTGTAGGTATCTACTGTCAATGCGCCACGTACGCCATGCAGCTTACATGCAGTAGTTACTCCCCCACCTACCTGATTAACTACATCGTCAACTACTCTAAGAGCGTTACCTGCACCGCCAGTACCTTGCAAGTATACTGCCTTGTTGGTACCGGAGAATTGCTTAGTCCAGCCAAGAGCAGCCTTACTTCCGTAACCATTAACTAAGCAGGCATCCAATAGCGTTATTATTGACCCTATGGATAGGTCAATTGACGGAGCGCCTACGTCAGTAGATCGATAGACTCGTACAGTCATATTAGCCCCACGTATTAGAAGTTTCTAGAATTATCTCGCCGCTGGAGTGTAAGTGGAATGCTTCAAAAGTCTTGCCTGCTAAAGCGCCAGACCCAGTAAAGGTCTCGTTATTAGCCAAAGGCCTATTATGGCCGGGGCACCACATTCCGGGTTGGTGACCTCTAACTACATACGGAGTAGTTGTACTTTGGTGTATCCATACAGGGGCCATGAATAGGCTATTACCAGCTACGTTAGGGTACGCTAAGTACCCGCCTGCTCCAGCATACCATGCGTTGTAGTTACTAGCGCCGCACTTAAACGAGTCTGTGTGCGCACCCACATATATTGGTGTGGCGGCTCCCGCGTGGTTGCGAGCCATTTGCCTAGACGATACACTATTCCACGTATAGTGCTGCATGTAGTGTATCTGGTTATCAGTATAGGTAGGGAAAGTTCCACTAGTGCTATACCTACAAACCAGCATAGCTTTGTAGGCATCATTAGCTATGTAAGATTCAATATCACCAAAGAAAGAGCAATCCCATATAGTAGCCCCCGCCGAGTCTCCGTTCTGTATCAGCAGATAGAACCTAGCTTCGTCACCTATCACTACCCAAGGCCTAGCTACACTATCTGCGCTATTAGACTTGCGCAAGCCCATGTAGTTTGCCATTACTGGAAACATATCAGAACCAGTAGATATAGCCGTCATGGTGGTGTAGCCAGCTAGCCTAGTATACACAGCATTAGTAGAGGTTAAGGAGTCATCAACGCGTAGATATGCTCCACTGCCCTCTACGGTACTCATACGGTAGGCCGCGAGGTTTGTGCCGCTATACGGCTTAGTCCACCCAAGAGGCGTAGAACTACCGTACCCATTCACTAAGCAAGCATCAAGAAGCGCTATTAGCGACCCAGTAGTACCGGTAAGAACTGGGGCGCTAGCGTCTGTGCTGCGCAATACACGAACTGTCTTAGCCATACGTCACCTATTAAGTAGCCCAAGTATCCGAAAGCTCAATGGCAAACGCGCCCTTTTGGCTAGACGTAGTGAATACGTGCGCAATCATAAAGTACTTACCTGCCATATCCCCTGTGCCGCCGAAAACATCACCGTGGTTAAAAGCAGAGGCATAGTGTAGTGGGCACCATAGTCCGGGCATCTCCCCGCGTATTACAGGAGTGCCGGGGTTCTCGGTAATGTACAGTGGGGTAACGTACAATCCTGCGTCAGGGCCGTGAGGGTACTGTATGCCATAGGTCGTAGGTGAATCGTGACCTATGTACGTCGTACCACGCATTTTACTGTAGTCTCCCATAAACCCTAGGGGCACAGAGCTACCGCTCTGGTTATATGTCCTAGCCAAAAACCTAAAGCTGCCAGTGGTGCCTACATGCGACTCTACGGTACAAGGGTAGTAGTAACTATAGCTAGCGTTTGGCTGGTTAGTGGAGAACATAACAGAACCAAAAGCATCATCCGCTTTGTATGCGCGTATCTGACCAAACATCCACAGATACCTAGAGGATTGCGTATTACTGTAGTCATGCCAATAGTAAAGGATACGATCTGTCGCTATTACCATCCAATCACGCGCCGCTGCATCAGCCTTCCACCAATAGCTAACATTCATTTGCGTTGTAGTAGGGAATGCGGCAGTGCCTGCGTCGACACTACTCATAGATTCGTAGCCTCTACATTCTGCCGATGTTAGTCCAGTATCATCTACGCGGAGGTAATGTAGGTTCGATCCCGGCCCCATTCGATAAGCAGCTTTATTGGTTCCGGTAAATTCTTTAGTCCAACCAGCGCCGGGTTTTTTAGCGTTGATCGTGCCTGTAGCCGGAGTAGTTGGCGTACCTACTATAGCGTAGGAGAAAGTATCGGCAGTAGCTTCTGTTACCTTCACTGTGCCGTTATACTCAGTCTGCGTGGCCCCGGATACCAATACAGTATCGAATTTATGGTAGCCATGACCCGCTAGTGTAGCGGTAGCCACTGAGCCAATCCTAGATATGCTGGTTACCTGCCTGTCAGCAAAGCCGTTAACCAAGCAGGCATCCAATACTCCGATGAGCGACCCTGCTATGTTACCTAGTACAGGTGCCCCTACGTCAGAGGAACGGTATATTTTGACACTAGTCATGGCTACTCCTTAGCTAACTGTTGGTACAAGTTTATCGAATATAACAGCGTTATAGTCTGCGCCGCCGTCATCGTCTAAAGCAATAACGTAGTAGGTCATACCTACGTATAAGTCTATTACAGTAAATTCTCCATTAACCTCTGACACTGTTTCTTTTACCAGTTTACCATTCGGTCTGGCATATAGTCTAACTATTCTTCCGGCAGTAGCTACGCCCTCTACTTTAACTACCCCAAAAATGCTACCACTTAAGTCCGCTGATAAGGTACTAACCCCGGCAGGTAAGTAGTCTGGAAGCTTACGTAAACCAAGTATTGCGCGGTTAATTACCCCAGAGTTGCTTACTACATACGAGTGGTGTCTAGTACGGTTAGTAGCGCCTCCTACGTATAGGACAGACCTAAGCATGTCCCGTATCTTCTTTACCCCGCCAGTAGCTACTATGGTGGCGGCTTTTCCTGTAGAGGTAGAACCTACGCCTATGTTACCTAGATCAGCCATGAGCTACCTCCGGTTTGCAATCGATTTCAAATCTGCAAAAACTGCTTAGCGACTACATACAGCGTATTAGGATCATACCGCCACGGCTCTTCCATACCTAAAGCGGCTGCGCAAGCCTCAGAACAAAACCATTTATTCTTATCGTCAAGACCTCTACGACCTACAAAACCAGCTAAGCCTAGAACATCGTAAGGTAAGCCTGTATGAGCCATAAACCAGTTATACGCAGCTAAGGAATCTCCGCGTATTTCCATAACATCCCAATGGTTGTCATCTAGCGCCATGTTCTTAAAGCGCACACCTCCATCCACACAGCTAGATGACGCACATACCAGAGTGCCGTCCATCTCATTGCCAAGTATTAGCTCTGTATGAGAGTACGGGCCATGCGTCCACCAAGACACGGCCCTATTGAATAGCCGAGTACGGCCCTTGTAGAAAGCTAGTCTCATTTAGGCATCAACGCAGTTAGTTGTCTAATAGCCTGATCGTATACTTCGTCCTTGGCAGCTTCGTCAAGAGTAGAAGACAGCAACGATTGTTTGGCAGACCTACGAATATTCTCTATAGCTCCTGCCAACTTTGCCCACTGTGCCTCCTCCCCAAGAATACGGGCTACAACTACTTCAGCCCCTTGGTTAGTAGCACTCATCTCCGCTTGTATAAGGCCGGGAATAATACCAACGAAACCCGCCATCGAAAACGCTCTTGCTTGAGTAGCCTTCATAATGTACGTAGCCTCCTGTCCGGGGGCAATCGTGATATAGCATCCACGTACTGCACCAGCCTTGGCATCAATATGAGCCAGCATGTTATCTAGTTTCATGCTACTTCCCTCGCCTTCAACATTGAATGATCCATCATACGCGCTGTGCTACCGCTCAACTCAGAACGTAGGTAAGCAGTGAGATTACCGGCAGTAGCCCCAGTGACTACGATACCTTTTACCTGTACTAAGAAGTCTGTGTTCGCTGCCATCGAAGAAGTTGAAGACAAGCTATCCAAGTACCCCTCACTATTCATCGTAATAGCAGCAGTGGCTGAGGTGGGCACAGTCATGCTAAACGCGGCATGGAGGTACCCAGCAGGGCCATTGAATCCCACACCAAGACCGTTATTGGTAGCTGACGATTGGCAAATGAAAAATCCATCAATCTCATAGTGTGTATTAGCTGCAAGTGCTACAGCAAGACCAGTGCTTTGAAGGGTGTTGGAGGTCGTAGTAAAGTTAGAAGCTAATACGGCCAACTCCCCACTTGACTGAGCATACCTTGCATCACCTTCAGCTTGGGTCAGGTAAGTAGGGTGAGGGTCTGCTGCGGCTACGTGTGCTGCTACAGCCGCCGCTGCCGTACCTACTGGGTCTGCTCCTGCCTCTGCTGGAGTATGCGTGTGGCCTGTATTGGTCTTTCCATCCAGAGCAGTTTGCAAGCCTGTGACGTTTGCAATTGTATGCACATGGCTCGTAGCTGCCTTGCCGTCTAGGGCAGTTTGTAGTCCGGTGGTATCAGCAATTGCATGGGAGTGGGCAGTTGCTGCTTTACCGTCCAAGGCTGTCTGGAGACCCGTTACGTTTGCAATGGTGTGAGTATGCACCGTAGCAGCCTTACCAGACAGAGCAGTATCTACCTCCGTTTTGGTATAGGTAGTTGCTTGGTTTGCCTTGGCTGTCAGTGCTGTATCAACTTCTGGCTTGGTATAAGTCGTAGCCTGATTTGCCTTGGCATCCAATGACGTTTGTAGGTTAGTCACATTTGCAATTGAATGCACGTGTGATGAGTCAGCCTTACCAGCAAGACTTGTATCTACTTGAGCTTTGGTATAGGTATCCGACTTGTCTGCCTTCAAACCAAACTGCGTGGTCATCGTGGTGGCAAAGTTCGGATCATCTCCCAATGCAGCCGCGATTTCATTCAAGGTATCCAGAGCAGCAGGAGCCAAATCAATCACTGCTTGAATACGGGTGTCCGTCTCACTCTTTGTATATACAGCCGTCGCATCTGCCTTTAATGCCAGCGCGGTATTGACTTGAGTCTGTGTATAGACATCAGCCGTATTCGCCTTCCCATCAAGAGTTGTTTGCAGGTTGGTTACATCAGTAATTGCATGACCGTGACCAGTATCTGTCTTACCATCAAGAGCCGTTTGAAGACCTGTGACATTGGCAATTGAATGGGTATGGGAGGTGTTCGCCTTCGTACCTAGTAGAGTGTCTGTTTGCGTCTGGGTATATACCTCAGAGGCATTGGCCTTCGCGTCAAGTGACGTTTGGAGTCCGGTTACATTTGCAATTGTGTGCAAATGCCCTGTATCTGTTTTTCCGCCTAACAATACATCCTCTTCAGCCTTAGTGTAGGATGCGCCCACATTGGCCTTAGTGGATAACGAAGTATCAACCTGTGCTTTGGTATATACGTCAGTGGCGTTTGCTTTTGTACCAAGAGCGGCTACTAACCCAGTTACTTCACTTTGGTTATGGAAATGTGATGTTGGCGCTTTTCCATCCAAAGCTGTTTGTAGTCCAGCAATATTTGAGATTCCGGTATTGTGCGGGTTAGGCAAAGCAGTATGCTGGGCGATAGGCCACTCAACAATAGTAGTTACTTCCCCTGCCGTCGTGTATTGTGGGTGGGGATCAAGCAACGCCTCATGAGCAGCTACCGCACCGGCAGGCTCTGCCCCAACGTCACCAGCCGTAGGCATTCCACTCATGCGGGTGGTATTCAAGGCATCTGTTACTAGCCACAGAGAGGCATCGCTATCTTGCAATGCAAACTTACCAGCATCCGCAGGAACAAACGTGTAGGCTAAACGCGTTGCCGCATCTGCGAACTTCCAGTTATAAGGAACGTGAATCTGACCTAAAGGCGCATTTTGATGGAGCATCATACCCTCACTTTGGCAACACTATCCGCAAAGAAGCAGCACTCAGGCTCCCCGTTACGGTATAGCACGAGTTCTTCAAGCTCTACTGCTGAATCAACTGACCGTCTCCATGTGCCGTCTGAGTATTTTGTATATACACCTTCCTCAGGCACTATGCACTGAGACCCCACAGGAGCCTCAGGATAGTCATTTGTTTGTGGGGTAGAGGTAGCGGTGAATATAGCCGCCACCCCTCCCAGCAGGAGGCCATCAACCTCAAAGGCATCCTGTAGTACAAACATTATGCGTACTCAGTCTCAACAAACTTACCAACAATGCGGGTAACAATGTTGTTAGTTGCGCCGATTACAACGTCAAGATGCTGAGCGCCCAAAGTACTACCCACCAAAGCTACGGACACCGATAGGCCTGCCAAGGTGCCGCCAACTTTCAGCTTAGCAAAACTAGTGAAGTCACACTGGGTAGCGGCAGTAGTTTCAGTACCGTTATGGGTTGCCAGAATCTCCATTACCGTTACACGACCATTGGTAGTATCACGGACGTATACCAGATAATTGACAACATACACGTTATCAAGAAGCTGATGGTCTATAACTCCAGTGGCCCCGCCAGCTACTGTACCGTTCTTCTTGACATGAGCGAAGTTATTAACGGTATCTTGCAGTAGGAGAATATCAGTATCGTGGTTGTCTAGGCGACCTACCAATACGCCTTCCGAAATACCACGATCAATAGTCTCTTGTGCGATAGCTGCCGTATTGTCGGTGATTGCTAGCTGCCACGGAGCGCTTAGCTTAAGACCGCCGGGGCCTTTGGTTAGCGTAGTGCCATCAAGTCGAACAGACAATTGAGCGGCGGTATCCGTAGACTCACTGGCGTTATCGACAGTAAGCATCAACGCGCCATT